CAATGTGATTTTCCAACACCGGTATTTGCAGTAACAACGCCAATTTCTCCTCTTCCCAAGCCGCCGTTCAATATATCTTTCGAGTCTAGCTCATAAATCCCTGTTGGGCAAACACATCGATTAATCTTTTGAAATCTAGCTTCCATATCTTCAAAAAAATCATGACCTACAGTGTTTGGAAGACCAATTGACACCGCATTCTTCATTAGCGTAATTACGCTCTCGAACTCACCTGTAGAAATCAAATTAACCGACTCTTCAAGAGCCTCTTTAAACGCTTGCCTTTTACAAAAGTCAAGAGACTTTTCTTTAACATATGCAAGATCATTTGGGTTGGGATTTTCCTTCATTCTCACAAGGTAAGAAACAATTTGATCCCGTAGCAAGACATCACCTTCCTCATTCAGCGCATCTTTGATAATGCTTATAAGAAGGAGCTGCGTCGGAAAACATCTGTACTCTGAAAAATACGCAAAGTACTTCTCACAAAGGTACTCAAGGTACCTGAGCTCAAAAAAATCTGGTCGCATAATCTCGACCATCTGTACTGCCCATTGTTTGTCTGATAGTAGCCCTTGCAAAATTTTCTCTTGAAAATTCTTGTTGTATTGGGAGAATTGACCCGGTTGGACCGAGTCAAGCAATGCAAAAGCTGGTGATGTCATAATTTTTTCCTAATTTAATGCTTTAAAAGTCATAAAAAGTCTATCTGTATCGAAATTTTTTATACACAGCTGAATTAAGCAACGCATGAAACCCAATTTGTCCCTTTTCCCAGCTTGCATCGAAATAATGTCGTCTATTTTTTGAACTTGAGTGCCGGAGAGGTTTCCGCTTCCGAGGTACATGAGTTTCCAATTTTTTTTGACAATTTCTTGATCAGACACGATATTATCATAAAGCTTTAACCTCTTTTGTTCCCGCCGTTCTCGACATAAGCTAAGTATAACTTCAACACTCACAAATGAAGAAGATTTAAGCTCGGGAAAGCGCTTTGCCATGGCTTTAAACCCAGCGCCACGTACACCTTTTAACCCATCTGAGCCGTCACCAATAAAACAACGAGCAACACAAAAATTTTCAGGATGAATACCAAATTTCTCTAAAATTACACGTGGGTCGAGCTCTGCTTTTTGACCAGGGGACCATTGTTTTACTCTGGGTGAGATCAATTGATAAAGGTCTTTATCTGTCGATACGATTACACATTTTTCATTTTTAAAATTAACATTCACTAACCTTGCGATTATATCATCTGCTTCGCAATCGGAAACGTAAAATTGCGAAACAGGAGTATGTCGTAAGATTTTAACAAGCTTTGAAAGTTGCTCATTTCGATTTGAAACAGTGTCTGGAATATCTTCAGAATAGAACCTGTTTAATTTTTCCGGACGGCGGCCCGCTTTATAATTGGGATCGATCGCCCTGCGGCGGGGGGAGCCGCCGCCTTCCCAAACAACAATAACACGGGTTGGGTTATACCTCTCAAGCAAAAGCTGCAGGCCTTTCAAAAAACCCACAATACCCCCAACTGGATCCCCGTTTTCGCTTAGCGAAGGATTTGCTACAAAGTGTCTAAAAAAACAATTTAACCCATCGACTATTAGTATAGGTCTATCATACATCTAAATCTGGCATGTCTTCAAGGTTTAGCTCCATCACGGCAGAGCGAACCTCTTCATACGATTCAGTGTCTAGCTCGGCAGCATTGGGGTCTTCTAGTTTTCGAATCATACAAAGCTCAAGCAAAGCATCAATATACTTTCGATATTGCGGGTCTTTCCACACATCATTGAAATCCGCTTTATAAAACTTCTTTTCCACCAAAATTTCCCCGGTGGAAACGTCTGCGACTGTGAGGTTTTTCCAAGCGGATGTCCCCTTAATACAAATTTCATTTCCGTCTACAATACCTGCCCCGAATTTTCGTAATTCATCAAAAACTTGCTCATGTTCTTGAATTCCTTTCCCAAAATGAATCTCGAAATTACAAGTACGAAATGGAGCAGCGACTTTATTCTTGATTGTCTTTGCAGAAACGTGAATCCCGACAACTTCTTTATTCTTGTTTTCAATCTTTTGGCCGGCACCAAGCTTAATACGTACGGAGGAATGAAATGGAATCGCTTTTCCTCCCGGCGTAACTGTTGGATCACCATACATCACACCGATCTTAGTTCGAATCTGATTTAGAATAACAAACAAAACATTTTGATTACCGATTACACCTGTAATTTTTCGCATCCCTTTAGAAATAGCTCTTGCCTGCAGGCCAATCGAGTTTTGGTCATAATCTCCTACCAATTCAGCCTTTGGTGACGAAGCAGCGACTGAATCCCAGACGATCGTAATCGGAACATCCTTATCCATCGCCTTTGCTTTCATAATTGTAGCCTCTGCAATCGATAATACTTCTTCAGTACAGTGAGTGTCAACATACACAAAACGCTTAGTGATATCAACACCCAGAAGACTGAGATTTTCTACAGAAGTAGCATTTTCTGTGTCGATATAAACAACAATTCCACCCATCTCTTGGGTGGAACGAGCAATCTGAATTGCAATATGAGACTTGCCAATCGAGGGCGGTCCAAATATTTCCACAATTCGACCCTCTGGTAATCCACCATTGGGTCTATTAGAGATAATATAATCTAATTGTTTAGAACCTGTACCGATCCAGCGTTTCACGTGTGTAGGAGATTCATCTTGTGATAAATTGTATGCAACACGAGAGCCGTGCTCCTTATTTAAAGACTTAATCAAGTCACTGGTGAAATCAACTTCTTCTTTTTTCTTTCTTGCCATTTAGATCCCCGTGAAAAGATTATAAAATCAATCCAATAATTTTTCAAAAAAATGGGGACGAATTGCTTCGTCCCCATGAAAAATAGTACTTTCGTCCTATAAATCAAAAATCATCTTCTTCCAAATCAGCAAACGCATCGTCCAAACTCTTAAACTTCGATGCAACCTGATCACTTGAACCGCTCTTGCTCTGATTATTGTCAAACCCGCGAGATGTACCTGTCGACTCGGCTGCTTCAGTGTCGCCCTCATTTAGCCAATCGTTGACAATCTTAGAAAGCGCATCATAAGACTTTGCTTCGTAAAGCTCATCAAGATTAGGGAGCGCTTCCGTCCATTCCTTCATCTGCTTTGCAGATGAAGCCAGCTTAGATTGCTTTCCACGGGGACGAACTTCAGTCGTGGCATAAAGCCGACCGGGTTGCTTTGTACAAACGACCTTCACATCACGACCGTCTACTGGGTCCGTAATATCGCCATAGTCTTCATCGAGCATAACATTTAGCAATGACTGGTACACAGTCTTTCCAAATGCCCACAGACGAACGCCACGATCTTCTTCTCCTCGAACAATCACAGGAGCGTAGTACCGAGGCTTGGGATAAAGCTTCTTGCAAAGCTCATAAGACTCTTTCGTACCTTCATCGCGCAACGTTGTGATAAGCTCTTGAATCGGGTCGGGGTTTCCGAATTGATAGGGAGCCAACAGACCCGGATTATTTCCGATGTTATAATAGAACCATCGTTCAGAAAAGGGAAGACCGTCTTCGTTGTCAAACGCCAACATACGAACGATCGCTTCTTCTCCCTCTTGAGGTCGCCACATCGTATTGCGACGAGAATTATTGCCAGAAAGCTGGCCTAGCTTCTTGCGAAGCGCTTCAAAATCAATTGCCATTTTTTTAATCTCCAATTTTTAATATGCAATATTCAAATTCCCACTACGGGTGTCCCTAAGGACAAGTAAAACTTAATAAACAAACTGTTAATGTTCAAATTTAATTCTTATTTTTTTTAGGCTTCGTATACGGTGCTGCGCCACCGAAACCGCTAGCATTTGCTTTCCACGCGGGTTTTCTTTTCTTCCGACGACGACCTGTCGCTGGATATGATGGTCCAACACCAAGTGGCATTGCGGGACCAGGAACGCCTCCAGCAGAGGCTTCATCATGATGTCCTTCATCGTCGTCGTCATCTCGACCATCAATGAAATCAGGCTCACCAAGAATTTCAGCATCTTCTAGAAGAAACCTAATCAGGGTTCGCAGTCTTTCTTTTTGTTCATTAGCCATTAACCTTAATTATCTCAAGAAAAACGTAGTTGTGGTTCTACCTCAAAAAATTGTGGTTCTACTTTCTTTAGATTCTGCTGCAACCACTCGCACTCATTTTCAGCGGCATTTTGGGATGGTGTAGACTTCCACCAACATACTAAGTCAGGATTCCAGCGATATCGACGTGCTTTAAGCAGCGGATTTTCATCCCGTTGAGAACCCACAGCAAACACATGATAATCAGACTCAACGGCGGCTGAAAGAAGTTCTTGCATCCTCCCAGCAGACCTTAACAAGTGTAATGTCGCGTCGATGTCGGCAATCGCATTATGGGAATCATAAAAAAACCCATGCCAAGCGCAGAGGACCTCCAGAGCCTTAGACGGTCGACAGACATTGTTCCAATTGACTTGTGACAGAGAGCAACACCAGATGGCATCTGGAGGAGGCTGATAGCCGTTCCTCTTAAGGTTCTTATCTATCCACTCACGATCAAAGCTAGCGTTATGCGCAATGATAAATTGGCAAGAATTCAGAATTTTTGAGACTTTCTTCCAGTCAATCTCATGACCAGCAAGATCTTCATCAGAAAAACCAGTAATATCGCGAATTTCTTCGGGAAGAGGAAAACTCGGTTGCTGAAGAAACTCAATACATTTCTTAATGCCAGATATTTCACCTGTTTCAGGGTTCACAAAAAAAGGTCGTACAGCAATCTGGATTATTTCATTTTTATCCGAATTTAAGCCTGTCGTTTCTACGTCCAGAACGACTGCTGGGACATCTCCCTTGATCGGACCACGATCTGGTGGTTCAAGGCCCTTTAACCTGGTTAATACAACTAAATTATCACTGTTCTCAAGGTGTTTCATTACTTTTCCTAACTAAAAATATTAGTATTTTAGGAAATAATGTACAGGGTTATTTACCGTGATTCCCAGCTCTTGGTTTTCGATAAATAAACCACAAGTCCGATTCCAGACAGTACCTTTATTTGGATTACCTCTTCAGGGACTATCATTCTAGACTTCACAGCCCCAACAAGCGAATAATTCAAAAATTTCGCGGCTGTTCCAAGCTTCAATTCACCTTGGGCAACCTGAATACCTTTTAAGTCATTTTTTGACTTAATTAACTTGGTGGCACCGAAAGCGCGCTGCATTGCTTCTGTCCCTGAAATCGCTTGCTTTATAATGCCTGACAAACCGTCGAAGTTACCACGCTCTGAGCTGGTGACTTTAAGGTTTTTCATCAATTTCTTTGGATCACTTTCTGCCAATGCACCGGCTTCCATTGTAAGCTTACTCGGCCGGCCTCGAGCTCCAGAAACTACAACGTCACCCTTGGTATATTCTCTTTCTTCTAACAGAATCTTACGAATATGCTGTCGTAATTTTTCTTCGTTCATTTTAACCTCGTAAGTTTGAGGGGAAAGTGACCCATCTTCTCATCAGAAAATCCTTTAGCGACTATGTCTTGCAACTTGTCTTCCTGTCCGTTTGGCACATCCATAATTAGGGCATCATGAATAATAAAGACCGGCCTACACGAAGGAATATTTTCGACAATCTGGCAAAAACCCGCTAGAGCGACGTCAACAGCTGTTGATTGTAGAAAATTATTGACTAAAATATTGCGACGAGTGTCGGTGACTTCGATAGGTCGACCATAAAAATTGGTAATATACCCGGATTGTGCTTGGTCATTCAACATTTTGAATATCTCTTTTAAGCCAAAAAACGACTCGACCCTCTTGACCAGCATGTCAGCAGAAAATGTGCTTCCGTCTTTCTGCAAAACTGACCTCAACTTAGAGGTGCCTGCGCCGTAAAGCGAACACAGCACAGCTAGCTTCGCAGTGTCTCGCTGAATTTGAATATTAGATTTCTCTATAAAGAATTGGTATAGATCTGTTGGACTCTTTTCCCCCGGTAGCAACTTCTCCCCAGCAGTGATATTAAACGCGACTCTTGGCTCTAGTGATGTAAAGTCGACTTCAAATAAAGACCCACCATCAAACCTGCTTCTTAAAACTTCACGATATTCTTTTTTTAGAGTTAAAATTTGCGGACCAGTTTTAATTGTAAGACGTCCTGTTTTAGTAGAAACTCTGCTATATTGTGGCGGTTCAATTATGGCGTTTTTGCTAGCTTTCAAAAAGCTAGTCAAAGCAGCAGAGGTAGTCATTTCCAGTTCGTGCTTAGCTTTGTCCATGTCGAGCTGACATGAGTATAGTTTATTTAAAATTCTGTTCGTTTCAATAAAAAAATTAGAATATTCATTATTCGCTATATTTTCTTCTGCGGCTGAAAGGGCATTGATGAAGTTTTTAAACCTCTCCATAAATTTCCTTTTTGGCAATATATGAGCCCACGGAACACCCTTGTCGATCCCGCATGTTCGCATTGCTTGAATAAATTCTGCTGGTATCAATTCTGGTAAAGTGATATCAAAAAGCTGGAACAGAGGCTCAGACGCATTGATTCTATCACCACAGCCATAAGTGAATGTTGCCGGATATTCATCGGTGACCCAACATGCTTGGCCATCTTCAAGTAATAAGCTCTGTCCTGTTCCTATAGCATCTTTACAAACAAAAATAGACATTAGAGCAAAATTAGAGCACACAAGTAGTATGTTCAAGAATTATCACGATTCTTCTGTCTCTGTCATCGCAGTAAGAGCTTTTTCGATAGATTGGAACGTGCTGATATATTTTCCAAATGCGTCTACCTGTGTGCACTTAAGTTTCGTCTCAAACTTCCCTTGCGATATTGTGTGGCCTATCCCGCTTACAACATACACATTGTCGACAGACGTGCCCGTTCCGAAATCTACAAAAAGATGCTGACCATATTCTATCACAGGACAACCAAGCGTTGTCATTGAAAGTGATGTTGGTGCCGTCTGTAGGGGGAGTCCCGCGTCTCTAGCGCCCTGGGCTGTTGTGCCCCCGCCAAGGCCGCCGCGTTGCATATTGACTGTTGCCAACTTTGAATTATTCATCGAAGAAAGATCAGCGGAAATAACCGCAGAATTTTGTGAGCCATAAATGATAGATGGCATCGATTTAGACACAAACGCTTTTAGCGCTCTAAAACCACCCTTAAGACGAAAATAATTTCTTGCGAACTCTTCCGGATCTACGCTTGTAATCGCTCCATTCCCATCAACTGTTGCGCCGACTAGCTCAGGCACTGCCTCTAGAAGACCGGCGTCTAATGCTTGAGAAAGTAAATCGATAAACTCTGCCTCATGGTCTGCTTGTGCGGTTTCCTCTTCGGGGTCTGGCTCTCTAGCGGACTGAGATGCGGCAGAAGACAGCATTCCAAGAGAATTGCCCCGGGAGGCTAGCATCATTTTCCCCAGCGCGCTATATTTTGTCGCTTGGCTATCGAAAAGATGAATCCGTAAAATTGTCCCTTGCCTGCCCTGGCCGTCTTCAATACCCGTTCTCATAGGAACGGCTTCTATATGCATTGTGAGTCGTGGCATTTTAAATTCTTGGTCTGCAGACTCCCCGTACGCATCCTCTAAGCGCTTAACTTTTTCATTGTACAGCGCAGTAGCATCTTCAGAGATAGATTCTTTCATTTTCTGATTTCCCTCATCGTCTGTTTCATATAGCTTTGTCAAGCCATACGCAGCAGAGGCTTGATTATGAACAAATTCCTTGTTTAAGAAGCTTATAAAACGACCTAATGGAATATTTGCAGTAGTTTCAGTCATTTCTTTAAATTTCTTTGAAAACTCTTCGAATTTTATTGGAAATTCAGAAATATTTGTACCAGTCAGATATGAAGACTTGTCATTAAACGCATAAAAAACAAACTGTACCTCATCAAACCTATGTGTCGCAGCTAGAGGTTTTCCCACGAAATATAACAATAGAGCGCCAAGACTGATATACCGTTTATTTTGGCCATGAATATACACATACGTCGATGACCCGCCCATACCTGTGAATGTCCTTGGAAACGGATCGAGCCCTCGTCCCCGGAGCCTCTTTGCAATAGATAATTTATTCTGTACGGCACCGGCGATTGTTGCCTTCGCATCTGCTACTACACCTGATTTTCCGTCACTGCCGAATAATGCTGTTAAATTATCTACCATTTCATCTGTCGCAGAGCCCTCTTCCGGATTTCTATTATTACCAAGAAATTTTGCTATAGCTTTTGACGTCTCTTCGTCAATCGTCAAAGCAGAACTGGTGTCTGATGCTGCACCCAAGAATGTCGAGCCACCGACATCTTCTGATGCACCGCTAGAGCTTCCCAATATCTGGCGTCTTAACACAGATATCGCTTCGGTGAGGTCTCTTATTGTTTCCATAATATCGTCAACACCCTCGCCCTTGCTGATATTCGTGGTATTAACCGCGCTTGATCCCTTCATCGATAATTTGAGCTTAATCTTAACCTGACCAACTTCGTCAAAGGAAAATGAGCTATTAACAATACCATATTTCTCTGATATCTTCAATGCGTTTAAAAAAGACCCAAAGAAATTACCAGATAATCCAGCATCTGCACTGGCTGCTGAATCGTCTGGATGAGACCACCCATAAGTTATCATGAGCTCTGTTCTTCCATACAAGTCCGGCTTTACAAATTCAGCTATCTCAGACAATCTCGATCTGTCGTGCAGCGTTAACGATAGGTCAGCTGTCTTGTGAGACATCATCCCTTTAGACGGCGTAACAGTTATGTTAAAGTCATTAATCGACATGAACGGCCTTGTTCGATCAATGATCGGAGCTCCCCTGGTACCACCATAACTGGGTAATTTTTCTCCCGAATCGACTTCATCGTCTGTCGTTGCCTCGGGGTCAACCGTAAAATCATCATACGTTTCATTCATGGGAACCAGCGTTTGAGGAGCAGTGAATAATTCCATACCTGCAGTAGAAATTCCTGCCGCTACTTCTTCCAGCAGCTCCTCATCTCCGGATGCCATCGCAGCATCCTGAGTTTCGACAAAATCGCTAATCGCGTCCATGCTTGTCGCGGACTGAAGGTACTCATTCACCGAGTCTTCCTCTAGCTTCGCTTGACCTATTAAAAATTGCATTAACGATATTGTTTGAATTCTACCATCATCGCTTACAGGCTTATTTGGCGTTATTAGTGTTATATCAAGATAAGGAATACATCGAGAAAATTCTAATGTTGGAATTGCGTTCATAAAAAGTGCCACAGCACCAGTGTCTCGTTGCGCTGGGGTTAGTCGGACGGGGAAAACGCACGTTGCAGTAAGATTAGGGTCGGATTTTTGGGGCGAAGCAAAAACTTGGTTTAATATACTCCCACCAATCATCTCCTTAATAGATACGCTTGAGGCAGGCATACCACTTATACCCATAGTCTCAAATGAGTCGGGCTCTCCTACAAACTTGTATAAAGAAGCTGCTATGTCTTGGTCAGCAGCATCGTCACCAGACAACATATCACCCAGTTCTTTAACGATGTCGTATTGAATAACACCGCCCTCTGTTGTGTTCATTAATAGACGGACCAGCTTCCGTAATGGATCATTGTCAGTAAATGAAGTAGTACCAAATTCAGCAAGATCTTCTTCTCCACCAAAAGCTAAAACAGAAATAAATTCTTCTTTCGATATTATAGAAAAATATCTCCCAAGAGCCTCCACAACAAAAGAAAGCTTGTCGTCAACTAACGCCATCCACCTGTCATCCTAGCATGCTATTTATCTGGGTTATGTCAAGCGGAATTGCCAAATACGTCCCGGGCGGCACCTGTAAATTCCACCCAATCCCACTAGCTGCAGCGATGACCCACCACAACGTTCCATCTCCGTAATATTTACCTGCTAAAACATCTAAACGCTCTGTTTCTGATGTTGTGTATGAGGTTACTTTTATCTTGTTACGCTGTACCGCTCGATAAATGTGAAGCCCGGGTGAGAAAGTCCCATAAAATTTTCCTCTCTTTAACTTCGGAGCCCTTCTATATCTTTGCACAGTCATCATTATTCTCCTTCGTCAATTCTTCCACCGGCTCGACCAAATGCCTCACGGACAGCAGCTTGGAAACGATCTCGTGTAATTTTTCCAGCATCGACTCCTCCAGTCCGGCGAGCAGCTCCTGAGCCTATATCGGAAACAGGTACAGTACCAGCAGAGCCCCGATCGTATTGATCAGTTCCAAACATTCCAGCAATTTCACCAACAGGATAATTTATCGCCCTTGTAAAGCCGTTGTTGTCTATACCCGGCGGGATATCGTGTATCGGTGCAAATTGGATTGATATCTTCATTGCAGTAGGTGCCCGTCGGCCCATCGATTCCATGTCCCACATCGCATCTCCATAATCCATATCGAATGATGTAATAAACCCAGCTAGCCCTCGTCCGCCGGCGGCTTCGAACGAACTTACAATAGCGTTATTTTTCGGATCAAAGAAATCGGAAATTTCCTGCATCTGTTCTTCCAGCGTCGTGGGTGTTGGGTTCGGGTCAGCTGGACCAATCGGAATTAGGTCTTCTTGCAAAACAAAATAAGAATGATAATGACCTTTTGCGCTCACTGGACCGTACGGATCACCAACATCATCCCGGTCTACATACTGGACCGCATATTCGATGTTATGACTACCTTCCCCCATTGATAATTGCACATCGCTATCCCACTGATCGATGGTACCGTCGCCATCGACGTCCGTTGGGTCGTAATCACCACCACCAATCCACGTACGCCCCATAATTTCTACCGTTCCATTTGCGGTTGTCCTACTAAGAAATGGAGTTTGCTCAACGTGAGTTGCTCCAACAGGGGTTGGGAGCCCGGGCTTTGCACCAGTATCCCATGTCGTGTATCCCCTTGAAGATGCTTTTAATATCGCTATATCTCCAACAGCGAAGCCATGAGCCTCGTCGCTGGGCGCGGAGGGTTCACGCGAGAATCTCTCATTAAATGCTGCTATCTCAGCATCATGAGCCTCTTGATCGGCCTGAGATACCCGCTCAATCGTTACAACATCAAATGGTGCACCGGATGGTGCATCTTGGCGGCCGCCTTCCAAATCAGCAGATTCCGCAATACCGAATAACCGCGCCAAGTTAAACCTTGTGTAATTGCTTCTTATAACATCCCCCACTCGTAATCGTATCATGGGGGAAGCAGTGGGAATTTGTGAAAAGGGCATAATAAAATGCTTTTCGCCAGCCTGCACCTGTTTTCCCATCGACCACTGTGGATATAGTAATGTGATTAGCTTATTGACGCTCCACCACATCGAATCAAAGTCTTGGGGTGATGTAGACACAATCCAAAAATCAATAGAAATGCTACGCTCAGTGCTCTGATAAATTTTAACCTTATCAATTCGACCGTAACCGCTGGAATCCTGATAGCTGACAGAGTACGAGTCCTTGATGTTTGACAGGAACCCATGAAATCCCACAATTTCGTTTGTACGAAGATCATGAAAATAAAAGGGCATATACTCTATTTCAAATTGGTCCTCTAATTGCGACACCATTTCTTGTGGAAGCCTACTAACTTGAGACAACAGCCCCTTTCGCTGTTGCTTATCCCAATGTCTTGTTGTGTCTGCGTTCTGATCCGGAAAACTGTCCCCTGTATCTCCCTTAGTATCACCTACCAGAGCCATCAACGTATCAGGTGTCCCAAATCCCATATCAAAGACAGAGAACGCAGACTTTAATTTCGTTGGTAAAAGGAACCGACCGGGAGCAGAGCGGTGGCGCCATGCCAGCTCTGATTTGTCTCTTGCTATTCTGCTTTTGGCCTGGCGTGTTTGTCCATTATCAGGCATCTGCTCCAGCGGGTTGCCACCTCGACCACCTAATGGAAAAGACCTTCTAGCTCTCATTACAGCGATATCGCCAATAACAGCAAGAACCATGATAAACCGAAATGAAGGAAAAGAAAGTAGACTTGTCACCAATTGATAAGCAACTAAAAGTGGGTTCACATCAAGAGAATCAAGAACGATATCATCTATAGCCATGACAAATCGAACGATATCACGATTAAGAACCCTGAATAAGTTTGCGAAATTACCAGAAGTCAAAACTACATTCTCGGCAATCTGGTCTATATTCGAACCCAGGCTCTCCCACCATAAAATAATGCCAGGCCAACCTGCGGTCGCGACCCTGGGGTCAGGAGGATCGACAGCATTTCCTAGCCCCAAAAACTCTATGATACCCATAATAACACATAAGGTAAAATCGTGTTTAAGCGCAGGGATGCCAATCATCCGCATTATTCGTGTTCTTTGAGATTCAATTCGGTGAGAGCCCATCCGCATCGCTGATGGAATTGTGGGAACAGGGCTTCCGCCGCCAGTGTCTAGTAACAGCATCACTGCGGCGATTGCGGCCGCACCCAGAATTACTCCAGTCATGCCGCTAAGAGCGACAGCAAGCATAGCGGTGCGGTTTTTACCAGTGAAAGGCTCCAAATGTGAATTTAGAGCGCCAAAGCTCTTTGACGCTAGAAGAGGATTACCCATCTCATCGTAAAGTAACTCAGCATCCAGCGACGGTTTATCGGGCGCACCGTAAGCGTTGGCAGCCCTCAAAAAGTCCATCGTTATTTTTGTATGACCAGACTGTTCACCGGTCGGAAGTAGCGATGCAATGACTTGCAGAGCGCTATCTGGATCTGCGTCATCTTCTTTTGCGTGACCTGTTTGACGTAGCAACAACGACGCAGCGACCTTTCGGAGTTCGCTAAATAAAATTTCATCACCCTCGTTAGCGTGTACTCCGAACTCAGGTTGCTCTATCGCAGTTGCGTGAGTGAACTGTCCATCTTCGATATAGGGAGATTCACCATCTGGATTAAACCGATTATGGCTAGTGAGGATCGCGGATATTTTTTTCTGCTGGACCGGTGCGTACGTCGGTATCTCTATTCGCTTTTCACCGTATTGATTTCCAACACCCGGTTCAAATGGTGGTCTTGTCCCCTGGATATCAGACAGTACTGCATGTCCGTCAAGTTGGTTGTTTTTATCCATGAACGATGACAAGGGTTGCGCGGTGGGACTTGCTTCATCAAACTTCCCAGAATTGCTCAGCATATCGAAAGATGTTCTTGCAGCAGATGCTTGCTCGCTATTACCTCCGAGCGTATCGGTATATCCTGCCGTCGCAGCATCTTGACCACCCATCTCGATAGATGCAGGTGAGCCATCAGCGTTCAAATATGACGTCTCAATGTACGTGGAATCCTCTACCGGATACGCATTACGAGTTCGTGCGTTCGTCGTCAGCGAGCTCATATAAGAGGCAAGAGTGTTCCTTGACGACTCCTTTAAGTCATCGCCCTCCTGAACAACACCGCTTCCTCCCGTACCAGCTGGAGCGAAGTCAACATCTGTAACGTCATCAGCCACTATTCTTAAGTACCTCTTCTAGAGCTTTTTGCACAGCTTCGGGATGCTGTTTTAATTCTTCTATTATCTCCATGATTCTTTCGACACTTGCCATCATCTCATCACTGTGCTTCATACAGCTTTGCAAATATTCCAAATCTTCAGGACTGAAACCGACACTTTCTTCTTTACTCATTATGCTGCTCCTCCTGCTGTGGCGAGGGCCGTTGTCATAACTGACTTGTCGACGAGTACCGCGCCCACCTTATTCGCATCCATAGTGACGCTCAAGTTAATCGTAATATTAACTGGCTTATTTTCAACTGCTATGCTCTCAGTAACACCAAAAGCGTCTGCAATCTGCTGGAGATTCGCGGCGATGTTGACTTCCGGTAAAGTGGCCATGACATCATTGATTTTAACCATGTCATCCACCATAGACTTGATCACCGCGACGGCAGGTGTCTCCGCTTCACCCCCTCCAAAAAGGCCAGCGATGGCAGCGCCCGCCTTACCCATGAGTCCAGGGCTTTGTCCTTCAGCGAACTCTGCAAATTTTCCTAATACATTCGCTAACGCCTCAGTGGCTGTAAACATCGTCTCTAGTTTCGCAACCTGCTCCTGCATCTGCTCGGCACCTACTAGCGCGTTCAAGTCCGCGACGACTCCAGGCATCACACCTGTAATTGCTGTAAGCGCGCCGGCCATACCTCCAAAAAGCTCATCAATCTGCGGGCCGTTTATACCCTCAAGGGAGGCCTCCATGATCTCTTGAACCTTGGCCAACGCATTCATCATTGGACCAAGGGCCTCAAACATGATCTTCATCGCTTCTGCTTTCTCTCCAAAGCCCGAAGGAATGCCCTCACCAGCCTTAACAAGCCCACCGATTATCATTGGTAATTTCTCGGCCAACATATCCATAATGTCACCGAGACCACTGATTACAACAGCCATATTACTCGCTACGCTGGGGTTGAAAAACCCTGTCATTGATTGCACCACTTTCAGCGGTTCCGCCATGGCTGCGGCGAAACTAGCAACCGCTTCGACGACTGACGCTACAACCGACGCTTTCTCAAGTTGCGACTTGCTGAAACCCATCGCCATCTTGACAAGGGTTTCGACGGTGGAGACCAAAGTATCCTTGATCTTATCTAAGAAGCCACCCATCGCCTCGAACACCTCTGACATCGATGGTCCACCCATCAATTCAGAAGCAACGCCTAATTTCGCGGCGTCGATGGCAAGACCACCCAGCGCTTGAAGAGCCTTCGCGATGTGACCGACTACCTCTAGTCTTTTTGCAAGGTCCTCGGGGTCTTTCATAGGAATTCCCTCTGCGGCTGTAATCATCGATGCCACTGATTCAGCGGCGCTGACAAAGAACTTGCCCATTGCCCTTAAGCCAATCCCCAAGATCGGAAGAATGGGAGATAGAGCCGTAAATACGACAGCCAAGGGTATCAACATTTTCATGGCTAGAATCACGTTGATCATGGTGTCTATCATTGCTTGTATTGCTGGGGAGCTGATTGTCGCACCTGCCATTTTTTCTGCTTGCGCGAGTGCTGTCACGAAAATTGTAACACCAGCGGTAAAAAAGGCCGCTGCGGCTATCAAGCCGACTGTCATGATAGGGAGCAAGGGCATTATTACGGCGAAAGCTATACCAGCAACGGAGAGCGCAACAAGAGCCAGGAGCGCAATTCCTATCGATGCAAATATCTCAGCAGTCGTCGAAATATCAGGCAGGGGAATCTTTGAAACAAGGAATAACGCACCAGCGAAGATGGCAACGCCCACAGTTAGAAATGCCGCGGCGGCTAACAGCCCGACCACCATCGCCGGGAACATTGCAGCGATTGCAAGACCAGCTAACGCAGTCGCAGCAAGGGCAATAGTGGCGACAATAGCCAGACCGAGCATAGCGAACACCTTAACAATTTCCTTGAAGGGCAATGGCGCTAATATCGCGTGAACGACGCGTAATGCAACGGCGAAGATCACCATACTAACCGACATCGCTAAACCAGCTAGAGCCATAAACGCTAGACCTGGGATTGTTACTGGTGGTGCCAACAAAAGACCGAGTTTAGAGATAACAAATACCGCTAAAACTGCCAAACCCATAATGGCCATTATCTTTGCAATTTCTTTAAATGGGATTCCGCCTATCAACGCGTGGACAGCCCACAGGGCCGCGGCGAACGGAATCATCCCGAGCCCTATTGCAACGGCAGCTAAAGCCATATTGACAGCAGAAGATAACATCGTTCCGGGGTCTAAGAATTTTGCGGCTATCATTACCAGAGCAAGGAATGGAATCATTACAGCCATTGTTACCATCAGCTTACCGAGGCTAGACCACGATACCATTCCAATAATCCCGGCGGCTATGGCAATGGCAATTGAAAATGCAATAACAGCGGGAATGAATGAAGCAACAAGCACAGCTAATTTCCAGCCCGCCTTCATCATATCGCCCTCTTCCAATTGATTGATCTGTTCGATCGCGGACTTCAGGCCTGCGCCGACGCTCTCGCCCATCTGTTCCATTTGTCTTGGATCGGGCATCTGTTGTTCGGTCTGCTCAGCGACATCTCCCACCATTGACAAGATCCAGTCAGTCAGCTTCTTCACGGCAACCGCACCGACAGCTGCTCCGATTGCATTCATTGCACCCAGAACTATCATCTTTCCGAAAACCCACGCCATCATTACAGCGCCGACTGCGGCTAACTTGCCCTTATTCTCCCATAAGACAGCCCCTATCAGCTCAACTAACGCCCCTATCATATCTCCGACTGCTGACATCAGCGCAGGAACGATCTGGCTCATGGCCTGGGACATCGCACCGCCGATCCCGTCCTTCGCGGCGTCCCTAACAGCATCGGGATTCCTTACTACGTCTATTATTCCATGAATCATGGCGACAAACTTGTCGGCTACCCACGGAATCATCTTCGCGATCTGCTCACCGAGGAATATAATCCCCTGCTCGATCATCTTGCTTAGTTTTCCCAGGGGGCCTGATTTTGCTGCGAAGAAATTCTTAAATAAATCAGTGAGCTCTTGAGCCATTTGTTGAGGGCTATAGTCCCCCTTACCAGTAATGGAATCCTTAAATTTCTTGAATATCCCTAAGACTCCACCCGTTCCGCCTATACCGAGAAGATTCTTAATGTCGTCAATATTGAAAAGATCTTTGATGGCAGAAAAAACGCCCATATCGCCGAGAAGATTTGCGAACATCTGACCTAGCTCTCGACCAAAGTCAAAGACCACCTGCATGGCTTCTCTAATCTGCTTCAAGAGGTCTCTGAATTCCTTGTTGTCACTCAGACCCTTGGAAAAACCTTGAGCCAATGCATCGAATACGCCCGTGAACTGCCGACCGGAGTTGAATACTCGGTCTAGCGTATCAGCGAGTTTATTCATGACCTCCGTCTGGGAAAGTTGCTTCTCCTCTGCTTCATCTGCTCCGGCGGCGATGTCCTCATAAGAAGTGCCCATATTCTCTTGTGAAAATGCAGTGGCAAGAGCCTCTTCGCTAAGACCGGTTTGCTCTGCGAGCAGCGCACGTTCTTGACGCGTCATGTCTTCGACAGACTTGCCTGCCTCATGGAAGGCATTCTTCATCATATCGATGCGCTCAGCAGGATTTTCGGCGTTCATCATCGCCATGGTATCCAGCTGAATTCCAAATGCTTGATTCAGTTGAGACACGGAATCCGCTGCGCCCTCGAAATCGTCAAATTGACCAATAACGCCTTGGAGACCCTTAACATCAATTCCGAGCTTACGTGCGTACACTGAGGCGGCAGCCATTTCCTTAGTCGACAGCGTTCCGAAGTTCTTGAAATCAGCGGCCATCTCACCCATGTCTCTCGATATGAGCTTTGAAGAAACGCCAAATTTGTCGCCTAACTGGATGGAGTAATTTCCGACATCTTGTAAAGTATTTGTTAGACTCTTACCAGAGGAAATTGCTCTAGTTGCAAATCCAGACATCGCGTCGTCGGACAGACCCATTCCTTTTTTGAACGCTAGAATTTCCCCAGCAGAATTCGCAAATTCCTCCGAAAGCATTCCGAACTTCGAGCCCAACGCGCTAGCGATACCTTGAAGATCTTTCATCGCCGCGGCGACGCCGCCGGGGCCGACACCGTATACTTTACCAAGACTTACACCTGTGCCCCCCAGGTCGCTAGCGCTCGACTGGAGATCCCTCATCCCTGACATGAGGGCCTTACCCTCATTCGAGTGAAGATTTCCAAACTCTTTTCTAACTTCTTCGACGGCTTCGCCTAGTACATTTGTGGCAGATGCCAAATTATTGGCCATGCCAAGCAAGCCACTAAACATCTGAAACGGAATAGCGATAATAGCTTTGCCGATATTAAAGATACCATTGATAGCGGTGCCTATCGCACCTCCCATCATCTTGATATCAGCTATCGCACTTTTAAAGCCCTTTGCAGCGCCCACGGCAAAGCCAGCCAAGGCCACATTCGTTTCCTTGATTTTCCCTACCAGCTCACCGAATGATTTTACTGACGTCTCTGCTTTTTTATTTGTGTCATCGAGAGCGTCATTCACTTCACCGATTCGATCGGTGACATCACCGGCCTCTTGTGCAGCCCCCGCCAGGCCTGCCTGGACCTCTTTCATGCGTTGCTGGATGTCGTCCAGGCCCTTACACTCCAGGGCCTTACAAAGCTGAACAGCAGTGTCTACCTGCGATGATAAATACTTCTGCTGTTTCTCCAGAATCTTCTGTCGATCTTGCAGGACTTTATTGATACCCTGCTGGATCTGTAATTGATTCTGAAGTTCTTTGGAGTCAGCCACGCTTTTTTACCGCCTCTTTCTCATATAAATATGGCAGTTCGAAATCTGCGCTAGCTATCGATTAAAAGGGCCACGAAAAGCCAGTGGCTTGTTTCAACTTCCTTGAAGCGGTTCTTTTCTTCGTAAGAGCAGTGAGCACTTTAGAAACATGCGGTTCTTTTTCATTTAGGCACTGAAATAAACCGCGGGACTCTCTAAGGGTATCTGCGAACAGCAGCACATCCTTCTTCTTTCCGTGGAGTCGAATTTCTTCTACTTCACCGCGAATATATCTAGCACAATCACACAAAAATTCTTTTCTATCGTTTTGCATCTGGCACCTCAACATTTAATTATGTGAATCTACGTAATTTTGACGGGACTTGTGCACGATGTTTGCCCATTAATGCCCTGGCATCAGCGGAATTTGCATGTGCTGCCCTGGAATCACCATTGGCTTTCTTAAGCTCTTTGTTCAAGCGTTGGATAAACCATATGCGCTGCCATATGGGGATGTTGTACACCTCTACGTACGAAAACCCCATATAATACATCAGGGCAAAGATGTGCTCTAGAAAGGCCTCTTTGTGGTCACTCGTCAGGCCAAAAAAACGCGGCCCCGAGGGGCAGCCGTACCTCCGAATGTTCCAAACAAGATGTACAATCCATCCAACTTCTCATTTGAATTCCGGGCTCATTTTTATCAAGATGAGTTCTGAACGCTAAAGAATCTCTGGCAGGCATGCTACGAATAAAGAGGTCAAGCTTTGACTTATCGGTGACACCGTTGACCGACACGATGGAGTAGCGCAGACGAGAAGTAATTAAATTCTCAGACTGTTGACCCTGTTTCTTTCGACGCTCCTGTTCGACCATGATATCTTGCTCATCGGCACCGGTCAAGAACTTAAAGCGTACCTTCGCCTTAGTTACAGGAAGCTGCAATTCGAAAAGATTTACCCCGACCGACACAGGATCGATACCAAGGCGATTGATCTCTAAGCCGCCAAGATCAAAAGCTTGCTTCGATCGTTGCTGGCATGCTGGACAATCAACTTCTACTTTGTACTCCGCACCGTAGCCTGTCACTCGTAATGCAATCATTACTGCGTTTCTATCACCGGCCAACATTTGATCTGGTTCAATAGCCTTATTGAGCATACAAGACTTCAGCAGATGAGATATAACGGTTCCCTTCTTGATAAGGGCTTTAGAAGTAAGAATGTCTTCTTCTCTGGCCGTCATGGCACGAATCTGTATTGTTTCTTGATTCGCTAGAGGGGAATCCTCAGCATAACATCGCCCCATTGATGGGAGCGGAACATTTTCAACTGGTATTTCGAAGCCGAAATCATCTTTCATAACATTCGATGATGGCATATGCTCTTTCATATCACCAAAAATTTCGCTTCGACCGGTACCCTCTTTCTTAGTGGACATAGACAAACCTCACAATTAGCACTCCATAAATCTTATAGTTGCAGAAATCAGTGTAAATAAAAAACGTCCCAAGTAAAATTGGGACGTTTTCTTGATACGTTATTGACGTGCGTCAAATAATCTAATACTGTAATACGCAGTTGTCAAACCTGATCGTGAGAGATAGCTCCATCGGATCTTCAGCGCCATAATCCAGATCGCCAAACCCAGCCGAGGTCAGGAAGCATCCCTTGAAATCCCATAATTCAACAACTGTTCCAACAGGATCGAGCATCTTAACTTGACAGTCGCGCTTATAGAAATCGGCATACCCACCACGACCAGAAACTGATTCGAAGTGTGTACGAACCCATTCCATCACCTGCTGTGCACCGGAAGGCGCGATCGGATCGTGTAAGGTTACCGATAAGGCGTCGAACTTCGTTTTGCCAGCAACCCAGCGAGTTGAGTTCATGTAGGAAATTTCCATTTCACCTGTGTTAATTGTGGGTCGAGCGGCGGTCTTAATCAAAAACGCATCAATACCCTCACAAGCAAATACCCATCTAAATTTCCTTTTCGGCTCAAATTTATTGGGCAGCATGTCGGTAACTGAAAGAGTTTCTGCCATTTTGTTTTCTCCTATACGTGCTTAAATATACATCAGCAAGATTAAATTTCTGTTCCAGCGTTAGTAACAACGAAATCAAGCGAAATGAATTCCACGGATCGCGTCGGTTGAAGGAAGATTTTCCCTCGAACCGTATTGTTTTCCACGTCTGCTTGAGTAGTCGTGGTAGTATCAATTTGTACCTTGAACCGATCCAGGCCTTGCTGCGCCTGAATTCTTGCCAATACAGGATTCACTGCCGCTGAAAAGCGAGCAAGAGTAGATTCTCTATTCGGTTCGAAGAGGAATGTATCACCGATTGCGCGAACTTGACGTCTAATCTCAATCAAAAGACGACGTACGTTCACTCTATCCAACGCTGACTGCGCTGCAAGGAGCGTTTTCTGACCGAAAACAACAACCTCTCCCTTGGTTTGGGGGAATGCGGTGATTGGGTTAATATCAACGTCGTATAGCGCATCAAGATTTGCTCTACTCAGCTTCACTTGAGACTCTAAAACGTTCTTCAATGCGCCCCGCGTAAAACCGGCGGGGGCGAACCACGGATATGCGACAGAATCATTTAGCGCAAACGCACCAAGAACAGCCACACTCGGTGGTACCTGCACGTTTGTGGATGTGCCTACGTCAGTCATAATAACATCGGGGAAATATGCAGCTGCAAACGAGCTGTCGAGGTTTCGACCAGAAAATGTATTGACCGTGTTCGTAACGCTTGTTAGCTGCGCAGATCCGGTGACTACCTCGTTATACGTGTCCTTATTCTCAATGTCCATAATGTACATTGCGTCGAATCTTTCCTCAACAGACTGTATTACGTAGTCAGACACCGACTTGTGACGGATACCTGGAACTGCCAAAAGCTGAATATCAACATCGGATCTTTCAGCAAGAACGTCCATTGCCTTACGATACGCGGCGACTGTTGGCCCCGTTACCCCGCCCTGTAACGTTACATCTGCCATCTCCTTTGTCACAGCAATATTGGAGAACTTAGCTTTCTCATTATTGAATATATTGACTCCATCAAAGCCCCCCTGAACTATGAAAGAGAACTTAAGAAAACGGCGAGCAGAGGAAAGACCGAAATCATTCGCTACAGATAACAAGCGCGAGCCTCCGGAGGCATTTAGGGTTCTTGCGGTACCATCGATATCCGGTATACTCGATGCGGCGACACCAGATCTGCGGTACACTGCAGCGGCCCATTGCTTCGAATCAGCAACCGGAGTGGAATCGGTGGTTGTACAAACCTGGATGTTTTCCAGACTGAACAAATTGTTGTTAAATTTATCGGCGTCTAAAACAGTGCCACTGCTATCAGCTGTACCCTCATTATTACCCACCATCGCTTTACGACCAGATTGCGAATAATTTGCGAAATATGTCGAGTAGTGCTTGATTGATGGGTCGAGCTTTACGTTCTTGTTAGGCTCAGCTACGAGATCCTTCACCTCAAATTGGACGCCCCAGTAAAGCTCAGCGGCGAGTGCCTTTTTCGGAGTAACATTCTTAGAGACTGTCGCTCGATATGGCACCGGATATTGAACAAGACGAGAAGCGACAGACGAATTGAGAAGTGGTGTAGCAGAATCGCCTGGCTGACCAAATATCGAAGATCCAGAGGTAACTAGATGCTGCGGACCGCGGAATCCGACTGGCAGGCAATCCGCGGGAAGCTTCCCCTTATCAAGTTGAGTGTTTGTCTCAACGCGAATATAATTCGACTTGTTGGGATAAGCACCTTCCAAAATCAATTTCTGAGATCCAACGCGCTTATCGAAGTCATAATACAAATGATAATCTCCAATTTGCCTAGCAACATATCGATCAGAACCTGGATCCAAAGAAAGCTTAGAAAATTTCTCTATGACGACCGGCTCGGTGTCACTATCGTTGTAATCTCTCACTAATAAATCGAACGCTCCAAATGGTTGATTTACGTTTGTGGACTTAACAATATTCTCAATAGAAATCTTTACCCTAGTATTTCCTATCGCACCATCATCTAAAGCATGGATTCGGAAAAGATTGTTGTTTTTTCCACCATACTTCTGAGATATAACATAGGGAGAAACAGCGGTACGGAACCTGTCTTTATAGCTGTCAAAATCTGGTACGTTTGCGTCAGTTGAATTCGCCCGAGATATCGAAGATGTCATAAGGAATGCAATGTCCTCATTACTAACTGTGCCGCCGGCAGTCGCTGCGGCGTACGTCGATGACACCAGACTTGACCCAGTCGGATATGCGATTGCCGGGTAAACATCCCAGTGGGCGTATAGGTAATGTCCTGCATTCTGGAGCTTTGTTGGGTCTGTATTCAAAACATTTGCGAAATAATTCGGTACATTCGGATCAAAAGAAGCTGTGATAATCGTGGGGTAAGCGTCTGTATGGGTATGACCATTCAGCAGCATCACGAATTCTTGACGGCCGCCAGCAAGGTTCACAGCCCCGTTTGATGATCCTGCATTATCCGCACCGCCCGTCCCAAAAGAGCTACCCGCGGCGTAATTGTTGGCTGAGGGGGAGCCCAATGGCGTATTGTTTGTAACAGTCGATCTAGACGCACTGAGGGCGCATACAACTCCCGAGGGAACCATAACAACACCGCGTAAAATCGGTTGGACAGTTCCCAAGCCAGCATCAGTGAATGCCGCGGAACTTCCAGACTCTTCCATGATAACACCAAGAAGGTGAGTACGTCCAAGAACCCCGGCGTTCCCAGCACCCGCGACTGTTGAGCCCGCATATGCGTTCGGTCCGATTAGTCCATTTGCTTTGGCTTCTTGCGCTCCGACCGTGAAGCCGGCGTTTGTCACATCACCGCCGCTATTTCTTTTCTTTCCGTCGCCGGCGCCAAGAAGCCTTAAATAGGTTCCAGCCTTCGCGTAGTTTAGCCACTGACGCATCGCCATCGGTCCAAACTTTACACCGTCCGTATTTCCAAATTCAGCGACGAAATCAGCAAAAGTTGCTACCGTAATAGGAACAAATGCTCGACCCTGATCAGCCGTACCTATAACACCAGCAGGTGTACCTGTAGGCGCAGCCTTTGTTGGGCCTGATAGGTCGATTTCCCTTGTGGAAACCCCAGGACTCTTAAATGTCAGTTCAGCCATTTCCAAAAATCTCCTGTTTCTCTCTTAACTATATCACGCAAAATCTACACCGCTGTTTGTGATGATAAAATCTATCGCAATAAATTCGATTGCCCTTGTCGGCACAATAACGATTCGACCATTCAGCTTGTTGCTTTCAACATCTTCGGAAGTATTGTTGGTGTCATCCATAACAACCTTGAAAGACTCTATACCCTGCTGCGCCTGAATCGCAGCTAGCATCGGTGTAACTAGATTTATGAATCGTGCTCTTGTAGCAGCGTTATTCGGCTCAAAAAGAATCTTATTAGCAACGCCAACAACCTGACGCTTGAGTTCAAGCAACATCCTACGGACATTCACTCGATCCAACGCAGATTGAGTAAGCTGCATCGTCTTTTGGCCAAATATTACAAATCCACCATTCGGAAAGTTCGCAATCGGGTTAATTCGATTATCGTATAAATCATCTCTATCGCTTGCGGTCAACCTAACATCGGTGTTCGTAACAATTCCTAACCCACCTCTATTAAATCCAGCAGGAGCAAACCAAGGATATGCAACAGCATCGTTGTACGCTAACGCTGCAAGAGCAGCAATAGACGATGGAACGCGGACTGCCTCGCCGGTGTTTGAGTCGTTGATATAAACATCAGGGAAGTACGCGGCGCAATAATTGTTGTCAACCGCCCTTGACTCGAATTGCTCTGCTGTTTCCCTCACGTCGGGGGTGGAGTTGGAGGCGCTCTGAATCAACGTCCTATCTTCATCTCCAAATAGGCGTGTGGAGCTCTCTGACCATGACGGAATGTCCATTAAGTAAATGGCCATTGAATAATCACGGACTCTATTGGCAGCCCAATCAGTGACAAATGTGTCTCTTATACCGGGTATTGTTAGGATGTTGCTACGTACCGTCATGGGATCTGTCATGATACGAGCAGCTTCTTTATACGCAAATATATTATTGTTGAGACGACCGGATCCAGCGGGATTAGTACTAAGACCAATTGTAGAAGCGCTAAATTCATCAGCAGCCTTCCCTGTTTCACCAGACGCGTCGGTCGACGTAGCTCGATCGTTCATTAATGACATGTCTTTATCAAGAATATTCAAGCCGTCGAATCCACCGTATAGCGGAGTCGTGAACTTAAGGTAACTCGTAAAACGATTAAAATGCACTGACGATGAATTAACAAGCGAAGCAAAAGTAACTCTATTTCCTGCACCGTCTGGATCATTTACCACATAGGTTTGCGAATCAGGTACACCATTTCGAATATATGATGCCTCAAGCATGTGCTCCTTTGCAGAACCAGTTACATATTGTAGTAATGTTGCAGAATTTGAACCTGCTGTGGCGATCGTGACTTTGGCAAGTGAAAACTTGTTAGCGTTAAATGTAGCGACTGCAGAGCCAGAAACTAAAGTATCAAGCTTTTGAATTCCCTGGAACTTCGTATATGCTGAAACTGTCGGGTTTGGCAGAGAAGACACATTCTGGTCCAAAACAGCACTGGAAAGGTCGTTCTCCTTCGGGCATCTTTCAAACTTTGTACCCCAGTAGAGCCTCCCATCAACACGCTCGTCGTCACCAGGCAGCCCAGAGAACCACGGTGATGCGTTGACCGCACCACGGGTAATCTTAAAGCGCATCGGAAGAGGAGGAACAATTGAGCCTGTCAGCGCCGATGTGACGCGACCCGCGAGACGCGGGTTGTCGAGTTGTCCGTACGTCACTCCATCAAACTCAAGAGCACCCTTGAGCGAGTCTGTCAGAGCGTCTGACGTCTTTATAGCAGGGATCCCAGCGAAACCGAACGGTAAAGCATCTGACGGTACTTGCTCCCTATAAACAGCTTCTTCTATAACAACTCTAATATGTACAGATTGATTAGGATATTTTCCACTAACGACAATTCTTCTTTCATCGTCGTTTTCTGCATCGAAATTGTACCGTGCCTTATAGTCACCAATTTTTCTACCGACAAAGCTTTCTGAGTTGGGATCTAAAGTGCATGCAGGATAGCTTTCCAGTACCTCGGGATCTAAATCGGTGTCGCCAAACCGACGGACCTGAACCTCAAACGTACCAAATGGGTAATTCTTATTTGAGCTAGCCCGCAAATTCGCAATAGAAACCTTGACTTTATTATTCCCGTATGCTCCGTCCGACAGGGCTTCAAAATTGAATAATTTATATTCTGTGCTTCCGTATGGTTGTGATAGTATAGCGGGAGACGTAGGAGTTGTATATCGTGTGTCGTAACGACCGAACAACATTGTAAACTCGTTGCCCGCGCCCGAGCTTAATGTTCGGCCATAATTTCCAGAACCTGAAAGAATGGCAATAGACCCCGCGGTTTCAAGAACAGGAGCGATCTCATTTTCTACAGCAAAATCCATGTAAAGAAGGTGCTGGTTCGTGTAAAACTTCGTAGGATCAGTGTTCAAAACGTTCGCAATATACGCGTCACTTGCAGGATCAAGTGACGCAGTTACAACTTTAACACCGGGATAGCTTGGAAGCTGATTACAGAAAGCTGACCCAAGCGAAGAAGAAATCGCAAGCAAGAAATTACCACCAATATTGTTGGCTGCAGCGGTGGGAGCGCATCCATCGGTCATGTGGTTAGCCCAAGAGTCACCGACATCCATCACTTGTATTCTTGCGTTGACCGAACTAAAAATAACACCTCTCACTATATGAAGAGCGCTTGAATTACTGAAACTTGGGTTATCAGTAAATTCCGGCATCGCTGCAGCTTCATTCGCGACTGCATCGTGCTTTGCAACTAAAAATTGCACCACGCCATTCTGAGCCTTATTCGTGGGCGGGGAAGCAGATATATTCCCCGACAAGACAAATCCTGCGTTTACCACTGTGCCGTAGGTTTGAGTGTTTGTTATGTTAGTTGTGGATTCATTCGCACCGGCACCTAAAACGCGCATGTACGTTACTGCTGTTCTATTTTGTAGGAATGCTTGGACTGCATACGGTCCAAAGCGGTCGGGGTCAATGTCTCCAAAGCGATTCAAAAAATCTTGAAAACTGCCGACTGTTACGGGCACAAATGCCGGTCCCTTCTCAGCAGTACCTACGATTCCTGCTGGAACACCCGTTATTTCGGTCTTTCTCGTCGACGCGTCTATTTCGCGTTCAAAAAAGCCCGGGGATCTAAATGTCTGTTCTGCCATGAGTCAGGTCTCCTGGATCTACTTTCATCACAAATAACTATTTCGTGCAAAGGGTAAATGTCACATCAATCCTTGAAGAGATCGCCTAAATCGATAGATAATCCATACGATGGGTATTTTGACTGTCGAAAAACCGTCTCTCCCTTCTTGTTGTTCGCATATAACACGTTGTATTGTGATGTTTCATCCTTCCCAGTAAAGGGGTTTCTTTTAGTAATTATTACTTTCGGTCTGTTCGGATACGTAGCACCCGTACTTGTTGAATCCGAATTTGTCGAGCCGATGTTAACGTTGTTTGAGACAACAGTTACGGCACCCGGAAATCCGGTAGTTAATACGCTATTTGACCCTACAGGCATCGCTTGCCCCGGAATTCCCATATCATCAGTATCAATATCTTCCAATATGAAATGGCCCGGCTCACCTGCGGCGACAGAAGACGGAGCACCAGTATTCATATGGGAACTTAATTCTGAGACTCCAAAATTAATATCTGGAGCAGAAATTGATCTTCTAAATGGCACAGGCAGTCCGGGCTCTTGCGGTGCAACAACATAAGCCGGCACACTCACACTAAAACTATACTTAACTAGTCTTTCATCATCAGAAAAATCATCAAAATTATTGCTTGGGTTTAACGCGGCGTCAATATAAGCGGAAAATTTATACCCTGATTTTGTAGTTATTAAGAATGTTCGTTGATGATTTTGGGTATACCCGCCCATAACAGTTGTCAATAGCGAATTCATTTCTTGAGTGTACTGGGTCCAAAAAGTAATCTCATAATTCGCAGTGTATTGTTTGATTGGAGGAATTTCAATAAATTCAATTATGTTTTTGGCAGTGTGCGGCTCGAGTATTGTTCCGCCACTTACAGCTATTGGCGTAGGAAAGACTGTTCGTCGGGTTGCAATACGACCACCATCAGTTCCTCCCCCAAGCCCAGCATCAGTCTTATTTCCAGCGCTAACTGCTATATCATCAGCGTTTTCAAACCCGAATCTATTTTGAAGACGCTGGTATCGTGGATCTTCTTTGGAAATTCTAACTTTAATCAACATCGGGCTTCCTTGACCATGAGCAGCGCCCTTTGCGTTTGTTTGATCAATACCACTGCGGAGTATCGAAACAAGTGGTAATATAATCGCACCGGTTTTGTCTCGTAGCGGCTTTTTCCTTGCCAAAATTGCGAATCGCTCGCCAGTAGCGAAAATAATGGGAACCCGCTTTATTGCCTTTCTGCGCTTGTAAAAAAGCGGAATTTCTTCATTAAAAAAATTAAATAAAGCTCTGTCTACATCCTCAATGGTACAAGACGGGATAGAGAAATCCTCAGGGATATCTTCGCTTGAATAACCAAGGTCTAATGAACCGTTCTTGTAAGTAGTCGTATTATAGCGCGTTGGCATTTTTGCTCTCCACCTTAACCATTGTTGTAAGAAATCTCATCATAAAAAGAAGAACTGATTGTTGCGGGATCTCCTTTAGGCGACACCTCCACAGGTGCGGGGCTAGCTGGTAATTCCATTTTCCCTTGCTCAATCAATGCCCTTTTATCTCCCGTTTCGCCAAGCCTATTTTCCGCAAACCCGCGTTGTTGTACAAACGTGTCTTGCACAGCATCAGAGTCTGAATAACCTTCGTCAGTCGGACCGTGCGGATCTTTATTAATTAGGCCTTGACGCGCTTGTTTTCCTTGTAATTTCACACCCGTCATGTGCTCAACTTCACCATAGATTGTTGACTGCCATTGAAGTTGTGTTATCTCAAAAAATGTCTCGCCGTAGCTGAAATAATCACCCTCTCGGACCTCAATATCCTTGTCTATTAAGTCTCGATAATGGAGATATGCACCGACGATCTGGCCGGAATTTACACCAAATCTAGTCGTCGTAATTTCTGGAGCATTCCATTCCACCTGAGCACAAATCTCTATGGGCAGATCAAAAACCTTCTCCATCGCTTCTTCGTATACGTCATGAATTGTTGTTAAGTCTTCTCGTACACGGTAATAGTATATCTTCTGGCCAACGACGTCTTTTATGACCTCCTTGGTGATGTCAGCTATTAAATCGACTTCTCTTGGAGTTATGAAGAGACGAGCCATGCTACCCTCCTCATGCTATTATGATCGATTTGCCAGCGGGTATTGGAATCTTCTTAAGCGCTGTCTGTATATTGTCGGAATCTGCCGCTTGAGCCTCCAATATCTTACTATACGTCAAATTTTCCAATAATTCTTTTAATTGGTCGCGGAGCCTTGTTTGGTCTTCTCGGCCTCGACCTATCAAATCAGCGCCATTGAGCTGAAGATCACCAGACGGGATTGGAACGGCAGAGAATTTCGATCTTACCTGTCCTAATAATTCTTCGCACAAGGCTTTAGCATATTGTCTTACCCATTGGCGTCCTATAGAATTAACATTGTCATAAGTAAAGCGCCCAAATGGAACATTTGAAATATCAGAGACACCGTATATCGTATCATCTCTAATATCTGGACTAATTGGATTTGGGCTATATGCAATACGTATCCACAGCTTTCCAGGATTATCCCCCGTTGGCTTCGGAAATATCCTTATCTTACTACCGATTATTTTATATGAATAATTTGATCTTCGAACTCTATTTGACACACCCATCTGGCCAGCCCGAAGGACATCTTCAAAAACCGGCAAAACGTAAAATACAGTCTCTGGAGTAAATGATTCAAAACTAAATTCATTGTTTAAATAATTCACAGATGAAGTTGTGTCAAAAAATCTGTAAGCGGCTTGCGGAGAGAAGTGAAATACTTCTTTTATCCGCATCTTTGTTCGAGGATCGTTCAAGCTACTAGACACCATGAGGTTGCCACCATTGTCTTTTAACGTTTCATAAATGTCATAATCTTGAGAACCGGTGTTTAGTGCTATGGACCCTGAGAATTCGTTATACGAACCCCCTACACCGCCCTCCATTGCATAGGGCTCAGCCATCCTTAGGAGATATTCAAGATTTTGCTTTGGAAACAATCCAGTTACTTCATCACCACTTCCGGTCGGCATACCAAGAAGATTCGGAGTTTGTGAAAGAGCGTTCGCCTCATTAACAATTCTTCCATATTCTAAGAATGATTCTTCTAAACATGCCCAAATTTGTTTTTTCGTTAATTCGACGCTTAATATATCATCGCCCAACTTCTGTTTGACAAACGTAATCACAGAATCAGCTTCCGTTTGAAACGCTGTGTCTGTGTCGAAAAAACCGAATGGTGTCGGATTTCTGGTAAAAGCGAAAGTCGGCATATCACACCCTGTTCTAACTATAGAACTAGAGCATAAAAATCATGTCAATCACGATGAAATTAAAAAGGCGGGGTCCTCGAAAGGACCCCGCCAGATTTTTACGAACGAACTATCTAAACTTTAGATTACGTCCATGTTCTGGACAGTCACTGTGCCGTAGAAGTCGTTACGGACCATCTTCTTACCATAGCGAGTCATCACGCCCTTGCGGGGGGTGAAATCCTCAGGAGCGAAGATAGTGGGAGTAACGATTAGCGGTACATACGGAGCGTACACATACCCAGTCTCCAGATAGCTACCACCCTTGTACCCAACAAGAATCTTGTTGCGTGGGAAGTAAGGATCCTTATAGACTGTGAAGCGATTGCTAAGCGTACCAACCTTCTCACAACCCAACGTCATTCCGCCCGCGACCTGGCCATCACCATCAAGGGTGTAAGCAGGACGATAGAGGACAGAAGCCTCGAGGATAGTAGCAACATCAGGACTTACGACCATGAAGTTTGCAGAGCCTCTAAGGGTCTTACGATGGATTTCGTTCGCCACATCGATAACTGTCTCTACAAGAGTCTCGTACCACTCGCGGACTGTACCAGTAAAGGATGCATGTCCTGCTTGGGTTGAACGATTCTCGACTAGAGCACCAGTCTTCTTGTTGACGAAACGACCGGGCTGACGTGACCAGTAATAAGCTGTATCGGCTTCTACCAAGAGATCGTTAAGGATCTCACGGTCAATCTCTAGAGCAATCTGCTCGGAGAGGATCTGAGTAAGCTCAACCTCAGCGTCCAGGCTGTGGTAGGCATTCAGGTCCTGAGCAAGCTCGGGAGACCAACGGGCACGCAACTTACGGGTCTGAGCGACGACTGAGATACTCTCAATCTTGATATCGATCTCAGGAATCTGAGGCTTCGGTGATGTACCGAAATCAGACTCGAACACCGGCACGACAAGAGTATCGCCAACACCAGATGTAACATCGAGACTATTGCCCTTCGGATACGAAACGCAGAAGGCCTTCAGGTCTGTGCTACCCAACGCGGTACCAGAAAGTACCATCAACAACGCTGCACCAGAGGTGGATCGCGTGGCCATTGGAGCTGCTGTGATTGCACCACCCGCAGAGGATGACGTAATCAGCTGGTTGAGACGACGGATGTTATACACACCCGCTCCGCCCTGGTATATGTCGCCAGGAACAGCAAGGTCCGTTGAGGTACTGTTGAAACCAGCGGTACCGGTTAGTAACAATGCACATTCCTTAACCGCGGTAGGATCGAAGTCGGAACCCAGTGCTCCGAGATTGACAGCCAAGAAGCGGAACTTGCCACTCTCGCTATCAACCTTAGTTGTGACCGTAGGATCAAACTGTGCGAAACGACCGTCTGCACCAGCAGATGCAATCCCGCCGGCAGACGTTGAACGACTCTGTGTAGCAGAACTACCAAGTACGAAGCATGCGTTCGCGACGGTTGTGATGTTACTACGAGCGTGGACTCTAGAATAACCAGAGCCAGCAAGGTCATACTGCCCACCGGTACCAAGAGATCCAGACTGGATACCCTTACCTACGGGGTTATTATATATGGACTGACCTTTCGTGTAGATCGACTTGGACGATGTACCGATACCTGTGGTAGCCGTACCACCAATGTTGGTGCCATATGTGTAATCCAGATAGAAGAGCAGACCAGAAGGTAAGCTCATTGGCTGAATTGATACTAGCTCATTCGCAACCAGCCCACCGAAAACTCGGCGTACGATTGGGAATGCGATGTTAGTGAAACCTCGGATGTCACCAGATGAAGCGGAGGGGCTCATCCCACCACCACCGAGAGTGTTTTGCTCCCGGAGTATCTGACCTGCCTGGTTCTCGAGTAGCTGTGCCATGTTTTCACGATGGACGCCGTCGAGACCTCGCAGGAGACCGGTCCGAGTCCACTTTTCTGTCAAACGACGTCCATGGCTGCCCATGTGACGCTGACGGATACCTTCCGTCAGTTGATCGAGTGTGAACTTCTTAGACATGTTTTTTTCTCCTTTAGAAAGTAGCGTCTATTTGGTGTCGATGCCAGCAAGAACTGCCCAACGATCCTGGTGCTCAGCACCCTCTGCGACGCTACCTGCGCTGCGAGTGGGTCTGGATGCGGAACCGAGAACTCTTCTCCCTGACGATCCCTCGGATAGGGACCTTCTCTTAAGTGAGCGAGTCAAGCTGTCATAAACAAGCTTGGCTTCTCTAATGGTCTTGGCACTATCTAAAGCCTCGACAATGGCACGCTGCTGCTTCGAACTTACATTACGATTTTGCATCAGTTTATTCACATAAAGCAATTTTGCGTTAAAAAGATTCATTTCGGAAAGCTTACGCTTAAGAACTTTGTTCTCAACTGTAACCTTCCGGGATACGGATTGTGTGCGTCGGCCGGATGAGCGTCTCTGAGCTGCTGCTCTACGACGACTTTCGGCTACGCGGCGGCGACGAGCTGCTCTACGACGACGATAGGATTCCGGCATTGCATCACCAGCAGGAACCGGGGGACCAACCTCAGGTGTCGGAACACCAGGATCACCAAGCTCATCAGCCAGTGCGTTAATAAGGTCATCCTCATCAACATCAAGAATAACGTCACCTTCATCATCTCCACCGTGTGCAAGCGCTGGATCGGCGGCAGCTGCTCTGCCAACTTCCTGCTCCTGGAGACGACGGGCACGGAGGCGTCGAAGTTCACGCTTAAGCATGCGGGGGTCAATCTCATAAACCTCACCGAGGTCTCCAAGATCTTCCTCACCCTCGAGGCCTTCTTCGTCCTCAAGTCCTTCTTCGTCTTCAACTTCACCCTCAGGTTCGACAACAACGTCTAATCCGAGTGCTACGCCAAGGTCTTCTATTGCAGTTTGAGCGGCGTCTAGTTCGACCTCACCCTCCACTGCTTCCTCGTCAGCAACTCCTTCATCTCCAAGAGCTGCTTCATCTCCTTCGAGATCATCGAGGTCCTCTTCTGCTAGGAAGAGGTCCATTTCATCTAGTTCTTCCATGCCATCTCCAGCCTCGAATAGACGGTTGAAAATGGCGCGGCTGCGTCGGTCAGTCATTTGTTTCATCTCCTTTAAAGTTTCGAAAAGTACAAGACGAACCTTTTTCTCATTGTTGTTAGGGATAACTATTGACTCCCTACGCAAATTGATCATTTCGTCTAAAAGTTTTGTATATGACTTTTTAATTACAGCGCGTTGCCTTCGGGACAATCGACGATATTCGACCCCCTCCAACAATGCATCCATTCTCTTAACCTTCCGTCGAAGCTGTATATTTCTCTCAATCAGCTTATTTACGTTGGAAGACTTAGAGTTATTGCGTTTCATCTTTCGCCTGGATGAAACGCTCTCTCGTGAGAGAGAAGAATTTTCGGAAACGCTTACGTTCACGTCTCCTTGAGCATTTACGACGACAGAAGCATCATTGTCGAGTTCGACATCATCCTCATCGTCAACTAATTCATCGGGAGCCATTAATTCTAGCTCCATTTGATCAAGGGGGTCGACAGCGACATCATCAATGGCAGGAAGCGCTTCCACTTCCCCTACATCAACGGCAACGTCGTCAACCACAGCATCTACGACATCATCCGCTAGCGGGCTGTCGTCTTCTAATTCATCAATTTCTAAATCATCTGGCTGCTCAGACAACAATTGAGCTTCTACCATCGCTTGAATTTTCGGGGTAAGAGCTTCTATAATCTTATTCTTAGCGTTCTGCTCGGCCATAGCTTTAAGCTGCTGGGCCTCCTGAATCGCTTCCATGTAGAGATTTGTTGACATTATATTATCCCGTAACGCACATTCTAAATATGCAATTAAAACGAATATTCCTATTCTGCATCACTCAATTTCCTCTTCTTGTCTAATAATATCACCAATTACTTTTCGAAGTTTCACGATTGTTGGATCTTCGCCGTCTTCAATCTCAGAAAATTTTACAGTATCGCCTGATGTAACTGGAGCTTGAGACCACCCTCGATATGTACCAGTTCTAGAATATTGGCCTGGATTATATGCAGCCGGTGTGTTTACGCCGCCGCCGCCCTGCAGGCGGTTTTTATACATACTCGGGAAAGGAACCATCCCTGAACCAGCTGCCTCTATATTCAAACCGGAATCGGGACCAACTCTTCGGTTACCACCCTGAAATGCAAAACGATCGGCTGCTCGCCCACTTAGCGAATCAGTCGAGTCAGCAGTACCGCGCATTTTATTTAAGACTCTTTTTATAAGGTCTTCATCCTCAATAAACATTTCATCATCAAAAGAAACAGGCTCAGCGTACGGAAAATTTCCGCCCTTTACTCTTTGTTTGTGAAAACGATCCGAGCTTCGACCGTAGCCAGCGTCTCTTTTAGCATCATAACTACGTCCCGGACGTAAACCTATGCTTGTCGGGTTATCGGGACTGCTCATTATAAATCAGGGACTCGGTGCCTTACCCATCACGTAATCGCCCAATGTCATGGTCGATTGCGCGGCGGAAGATTCCGCTGGAGTAAGTTGAGAACCAACACCAGAACCCCATTGATCATTCGGCGTCTGGCCAAAACCATCAGGCGGATCGGCCTGGTCAGCAGGATTCATACTACCGGGTCCAGGAGAAACAGGGTTCGGTACCCATGGAGAAGCAGGCAGACCGCCACCTCCTTTTTCGACGTCGCCATAATCAGGTGCTTCAGTATAATCGCGTTCGAATACTCCGAAAGTGTGACCAGCATCGTTTACTTCACCGTCTAATAGCAAAGCCTGGCCTTGTTCTGTCACGCCATCGTCAGTTAAATCACCGAGATAAATTGGAGACGCAGGAAAACTAGCTTGAATTGTCGTTGTGTCGGCGCTGCCTAAATCAGCGACAGTCACAACAGCTTCTACCATATTTTGCTTGTGGGAAGGCATTTTTTATAGTTCCTTTATAGTTTCTTTAGAATTTTACGACGCAATCTTGTACGACGTTCGTGGACTTGCTTGAGCTTCGTGTACAGACGACGCTCATGAATTTTAAGAGCTTTCATCCAGTCGATATCAGACTCAAGAGAATCAGCGTACTCATCGCCCTCTACCTCTTCAGCCTTTACTTTCTCAGGGTCTTCCACTCCAGTCTCTAATGTTTCTCGAATTCTTCTTTTTTCTTGAAGCACAAGCTTCTTGAGAAGAGCGGGTGTAAGTTTTGTAGGTCTTGCCATTTGAATCCTCCGGAATAATATTACTTATTTCGCTCAATTAGTTTGTTATCATTTTTTAGGCGAATCACTAAAAGCTAGCGTTGCCCAATTCTGTGCTGCTCCACCGAAAAGATCAGTGGGATCGTTATTAGCTACTATTCTCGTCGCGGTATCACCACGACCAACAGGCGCGCCTTGTTCGGCTTCAGCTTGCTCCTGTAACGTCGTCGCGGCAGTGTCTTCAAAAATTGCAGCCATTATCGGATCACTAGTGATATTTTGCACATCGATCGGTCGTCGTGGGGGAAGAGTATCGTATTTCAAATTATCCAATGCAGGTCGGGAAACCTTTTGCTTCTTGACAGTTTTCCTCGATCTCTCTACCAGCTTTGCCGATCGATCTTCGTTTAAAGAGTCCTCTGTTCCTGTTGCTTCCAAGAGAATCTCAAATAAACACTCTTTTACCAGCGTTTTCAAAGTTGAACGTGATACCTTAGCCATTACCCAATCCCATGATAACCAGAAGAGCCCGTTAGACTAAGCTGGTCCCGAGATATGCCTGTCAGGCCAGCAATAATTGTAAAACCGCATGCGCCGGCGCTGGTGTCTGACCTTAAGAAAAGATCGGTACAAGCCAGTTCAAACCGAACGCTAGGTGCGCCCACAATTCCAGCACCCGCTGCAGTCCCACCAGCATTTGGCCCAACAACGAAATAATTCTTGTGGGTGTTTTGCTGATCAGCAGCTGAGGGCGCCGGTTGTGGTGTCACATATTTTTCTGTTCCATTCGTCTGTATTTCTCCGGTGGGAACTGATCCTGTAACCGCACCAAGACCGTTAACACCGTTTTGCGAAAATCCAACACGTAAATTCCCAGAAGTTGCGTCAGAACCACTAACTGCTATTTGAAACCATCGAGTCACACGAGGAAAACTAATTTGTACAACGTTCCCCGAAGCTGTGCACTCATCGTCTGCTGATGACGTAACGTACGGTGTTCCACTTACTTGATATGCTGATGCATGTCCTAAACCTGGGCTCGGCCAATTAGAGCTCATCGTCTTCACCCCACTCTAATATTTCGTTAAACATTCTATAAATTCTATCTGATTGATTGAACACATCATCTAACTCATTCTGTCTTACTACTCGTCCCTCACGCATCATAAATGCGCCAGGAGTTGATGGCTCTGATACAAAATCCCAACAAATAAGTTGAAAATCGTCTTGCACAACGTCAGTGTCTCCACTTCGCTTTGTTGATCCAACGCCTCTACTGGATATCCCAAGTGTTACTCCTGCTTCGACAAGCTTCTGAAGAATTTCACCAGCTGGGGTATCGAGAAGTTCGACAATTCCATAACATATATCACCATCCATATACGCTTCTCTCACAATATGGGATGCATTTTTCAATTCAACAACAGAGCTATCAGGATGATCGCACTCACCAAGAGCTCGATTCTCTTGAATAAATTTCTGATAATTTCGCACCTCGCGATCTAAGATCGCGCGGGGGTACACTCTACCATTCTGATTCAGAGTGTCAGCCTTTTGCAATACACCCTTCATCACAATCTTACCATCATTTTCTAATTTAGATTGTTCCACGAGCTCTTTAGTATATTCAAAGGGGGCCCATTCTGTCAAAAGCTTAAGTTCAGCCATTATCATCTCCCGCGGTTAACTCTTCGGTGAGTTTCATCAACGTTAAATATTGAGATATAACAGAGTCATCTACCTCAAGAGCAGACAAATTCTTAATTTTTTCTTTTACCCCACCAATTTGCTCACACAAAATATCATTCTCGCATGCTCGCTCAAACGAGGTTAGCTTATCAAGGGTCGTCTTTTGAATTTCAACGAGCTTGTTAGAAATATCACTTGATGAATCTTTTTGTTTTGAAAAAACATATTGCTTCATCAACAACGTTTGTTCTTCACTTAACACTTTTCCAAAACGCTCACGCATTTTTTCTTGCATAATCTGGACGGCAAGCCTATTCACATCCGGGGTGGCTAGCGCAGTGAGGTCTGTTGTAGCTTTCTCTTTTAACAGATGCTCGTGTAGAGACTTCTCAAACTTGGTGGTAACAGTTATATCTGGATCTCTGCTTCGCCAATTATTCAACAGCGTCTGGACTGTTGCGAAAGCTTTATATTCTGTAACTCTTCTGCTGTAGAAGTCTGGTTCTGCAATACGATAATTTATGTCTCTTATTAAGGCAGACTTTTCTTGTCGTAATCTAGTCATATTCATATTACGTGCAGCTTGCTTTGCTTCATTTATTATAGAGACAGCCAACGAGGGGCTGGGTACTTCAGTCGTTACCAAAGCTCGAAATAATCGAAATTCTCGATGTAATTCAGTGCCCTTCACAAAGTGGCTCTTTAATATGCTTAGAGCAACATGCGAATCTTGCTCTCGGCCCTCCACTAATGCCGAGGAAATGTACTCGGATAATTGAGCGAAGAGAACTCCTACATTCCTCTTTTTGTTATGTTTAACTTTCATCGATATCTCCGGCATCGTATTCATCAAGGTCGAATGAATCTTCCTCATTTTCTGCTGCTTCTGACAACAGAACGCCACCTTCAGGAGCCAAAATTGACGACAACGATTGCATCGCTCTCCTCAATTCGGGAGTCATGGCTGGTTTGACAGTTCTAGACATACTTTCGTAAGTATCCTGCTCATTCCATTCTATGCCCTCAAATGCGGGCTTAAGATAGTCTTCGCCATAAGGTTTTCGCAACGAATCTTGTGGACGGCCATGAGTTACCATCTTTTTAAAGTCTGGTGTGTGCGTCGTGAGAGGACCACGTTTTGCTTGGGTACCCGGAGTGGGCTTTCCAAAAACCTTTTTCACAGACGCTTGTGCTTTTAGGGGTGCGTCAGGGTCGTCTATGGAAAGACTGGAAATGTCAATTTCTTCGTCCTCATCCTCGTCATCACTGGTGGCACGCCGATTTTTTCCACCAGCAGGATGCGCAGTCAAGAGCGGACCTTCAGGTTCATCAGCAGCAAAGAGTCCGCCGCCCTCATCACCACCGGCTTCTTCGCCGCCGCCCATGTCAAATCCGCCGCCGCCTTCGTCGCCGCCTTCTGCGGCACCGGAAGCCTCAACTTCAGCGTCTATTAACTTATCTTCCTTTCTGCCCTCGATAATTTCTTCAATTACCTTGTCTGTCAATCCCAATACGTTCTTTTGTACCCATCGACGATCGTAAAAGCCTTCTGGTACTTTTCCAGCTATGTCAAAACGTGTAGATATTAACTCAAGCTTCTGTAATTGCGCTACGCTCGATGGGTTTGATAATTTCAACTCGAAATCAATTAAGTCTTCTCCATCGTAGCCGTGAACAAAAAGATGAATCATCGCCAATTTGTTCAATTCAGCAACCACTGTCTTCTGAATTCTCTGGATCGTACGACTGAACCTTATGTCTTCTTGTGCTAGGGTTGCCTTCGCACCAATGTCTTCATCATACCCAAGATATGCCCGCGGAATTTTCAACGCAGCAAATAATTTCTTTTGAATATATTCTACATCTTCAATCGCGCTGGTGTTAGCACCACCTGCTAATGACTCAATCTTCGTGCCCGACTCACCACCACGAACTGGGATAAAATAATCCTCGTCAACGCTAAGTGGGTTAAACCTGAGATCGACTTTCCCATTGGTCTTGTCTATAACTGGAGCGCGCTTCAGCGAACTTGTGGCTTGCTCAAGATAATTTGGAACATCTTCAGGAGGCACGTTTCCAACATCGATGTAAAAAACACGTCGTTCGGGAGAACGAATAACTCTATAAACCAACATCGCATCTTCTATCAATATTAATTGACGCCAAATTCGTCTTGCTGATTCAAGAACCGAAGAACCGTACGGCAAAAACGCATCATTGCCCAAAAGACGAAAATGTGTTAATTGCCAATTTTCTAGTGTAGAATTCCCTTGTGTCAACCAGCGAAAACGAACCGCACCTGGATTCTCAGGATCAAACCCTTCTTCTCGCTCTACTTCTGATATTGGAATAGGATAAGCATTGATAATACCAAATTCGGGATCAATATCATTAAAGAGAAAAAAATCACCGTATTTACAGAGATTTCGAACCCACATCACCAAATTAAATTCTAGATTTAGCGTATCATAAAAAAGTGTTTCTAGCAGCTCTTTCTGAACATCATTCTCACAGAAGATATGCAAGACTCGCCCATGCTCATCCGGACTAACTGTTTCTTCTGAATATATGTCCAGAGCTGAGGCGATCTCGGGAGTGGCTTCCATCTCACTAAAATCAGAATATCTGGACATCCTGTCGAACGAGCCGTATGCGCTGAGGGTCGTATTGTAGACATCATTATGAGCTCGCTTAAACAGTGCCGCTGAAGAAGAAGTGCCGCTAGTGCCTTGTGTACGTACTCGACGTTTAACCACAGGACCTGCTCTAAAGAGGTTTGTTAACCTCTGGAACATGTTTCCTTTATCAGCCATTTGTGCACTCCCTCGGTAGACTAGAAATCAAAGTAACCATTTAAAATCCACCGACCCAGATATCATTGGGTGATCAGAATCCATAGAAACCGGCCAACCCTTGGCAGTAAATATTCCGACCTGCTTATTAAATGGTGACATATTATTATCTGACTGTGATTCTTCTGTCTTGTTCATCGCAAAACCAGCCAACATTGCTTTGTTCACGTCCACGGCTTTTTTAGAGCTAACTTTATCTCCGTCATATAACCAAAGACCAATTGCGAATGACATCACAAGGTCATCGGTCTTCCCGCGCTGTGCTTGCGCTTTGTTATTGCTCCACACAAACGTCTTTAATTCATTTACCAGACGCTCAGAATACACGTCAACCTTATCGTTCCTTATCATCTCTTCCAATTTCGTAAGAATTTTTGCGCGACTTGGTCCTTGCGTTGAAAATCCAGCCTTGCTAATTGGTCCATTACCATACAATGCGTTAAATTTATCTTTTTCTTTAGAAAAATAAATGTTTCTGTACCCAATCTCTTGAAGTTTCATTAACACAGCATATCCGTATGTGTTACTTTCAGGACACAGGAGCGCTTCATGATATCTATTTGCGGCCTCGACCAAAAGATACGCAAGTTGGTCAGGTGGGACCTTACCTCGAAATTCAGCAACCACCTCAGAAATAGTAGTGTCTATAATATGAAATGTAGAGTAATCATTTCCGTCACCGCGGGAGACATCCGAAGATATTACATATTCATGGTCAGGGAATGCATATTTCCACACCCACACATTGTTTTCAGGGCCCCATTTCTCCAACGGGACGCGGACCTTATACCGTAATTTTTCAATCTCTTCCATTGGTAGAAAAGTATCACCCGAGGCTTGAAAATCACAAAGCAGCTCTTGAGCAACCTGCTGCTTGTTCATATTCATAGATTCTTTATTGAACCATTCATCATCACGCTCGGGATGTACATCCCAAGGAAGCTTTATTGGGTTAAATTCATTCGTGCCCTCAACCGCATGATGCCACAAGTCATAATACTGTCCACCGGTACCGTTGGGAGTACTTACTATTAGGGCTCGCCCACCAGTTGACAACGTTGGATATAGCCCTTTCCATAATTCATCAAAGTTTCGAATAAACGCAGCTTCATCAACGATCAGTAAACTCAAAGCTTCAGACCGGCCCGCATCTTCTGAAGTTGGTATTGCCTTTATCGCAGAACCATTTGAAAATTCGATTCCTTGGGTGTTCTTTGTGGTTATGTCGGTAATCCACATCCACGGAGGAACACCGGAAAGAGCTATTTTAACTTTTTTAATGAAGTTTTGAGCAACGGCAAGCTTAGTAGCAATAACAAGAACAGTTTTATCCTTGCGAAATAACGTCATCCAAACTGCATATGCAGCAGTGAGTGTAGACAGACCAAGCTGCCTGGATTTAACCACAATATTAAAGCGATGATCGTTGAAGTGCTTTAAGCAATCATCCTGGAACGAAAATGTATGAAACGGAATTCTCCCCCGGATGGGGTGTTGAATCTGTACATAGCGATTAATAAAATACGCGGGGTCTTTACCGCATTTTACAATCTCAGCTACTTGTTTCTGTTTGGTCAGTGGGGGCATCAAGCATTATTAGCTTACTTGCAACGTCAAAAAAGCACGATAATATGCAACTCTTCGAGGAGAATTCGCGGTGGCTTGTATCAATTCAACATTGTCATCCCGTGAAGTCTCTGTCGCTGTAAGTGCCCTTCCAGCAATATCTTTAAATTCTGCTTTGATCTTCTTTACACCATCAGTAAAAATATCGTTTGACATCTCTCTTAAATTTGTCATTTGACTATCAAGGGAGGCCTCACTCGCAAAATGCACAATACTATCAAAGCGCAAGTTCAAAGTTTCACCGTTCAGATGATGTGATAATTTAAGATTGTCGACAGACTTTCCCCATGTCGTATTTAAACAATCACCTAACGCTCGAATTTCATTAACCGTCAACATTTGTAAGCTCCTATAGACTAACTATTCGCCAGACGAAACCTTTTCTCGCCACGCAGCAATCTCTGAACTGTTCGGTTCGTAGTCGTCATCTTCATTTATTTTTTTTATTGGCTCCAAAAAACTTATCCAACACTCTGTGCAGCACTTGACCTCTAAGTATTGCATGCAGTCTTGAAAATCACGAAATAAAAACCCACATAGAGGACAGTCTAGCGGAACAAAGTTTGGCAGCGAGTCATTATTCGCAATGTCTGATTTTTGCATCTTTCCCTATTTTCTGTATGTCTAGAACGTTATCTACGATATCTTTTACAGCATCCACATGTGAAATAATCAGAATATTGGAAAAGTATTTCTTAAGAGACATTAGTAAACGGGAGCAGGCCTCAATGTTTTTGTCATCTAGCGTGCCGAAGCCCTCGTCAATAATCAACACATCACTTCTTGGGGCATTACAAATATTAATAAGCGCAACCCGAAGAGCAAGAGATGAAATCATTTTCTCCATCCCGGAACCGCATTCTATAATACGCTTCGAATCACCGTAATCTATGAAAATGTCCAAATTATTTGAGTCTAGCCGAGATTCAATCTCAACGCTGAAATTCACCACTCCCTGCAAAATCTTCGTAAGCTCAGCATTGATACGGGGAAGTTGAAGAGATAAGATTGTTAGTGGAATTCCACGTTTATCGACTGCCTGCGTAAACAATGAGTATGTTTCCCAGCGGTCTTTCAGAGCACCAAACTTCTCTTTCTCTGTTTGTAGCTCTTCTTGTCTAGCAGAGCTTAGGCTAATTTGTTCTGTCAAGTACAACCGCTCAGCATCTATTTCTGATATTCTTTTTTCTAAACGCTTAAGATCAAGCCGCATTTTAATAATTTCTGCATCTTTCTCTTCATCAGCAGAGCGGAGTCGCATATCACGTAGAAGCTCTTTACCATGTGAAATTTCACTAACCACTGCTTGCTGGTCGCTTTCTAGCTCTCTTAAATTGAGCTTTAAGTCAGAGTTTTTTAACCTTAAATGCTGCGCATTTTTCAGCATTTCTTCGTACTTAGCTAGCTTCTCCCCGAGACCCTTATCCCTTAATTTCTCAAGATTCTTTTTAATCGCCCCCAATTCTTTCCTGGTGGAAGAAATGACACTTTTTTGTCCGGCGATCTCTTTGGCACTTTTGTGAGCATCTTTAATATACGGGCACTTAGGGAACTGATCACCGCACGGAACGGTATCAAGTTTCTTCGCAGACTTCGTTTGTGACTGTAAACGCTGCTGCTCGAGGTCTAGTCTTGATTGTGTTAATTCAATCTGATTCGCTAAGTCTTTTTGTAGTTCTGCTTCTTCCTTCAACTCTTTTACAGGAAATTGTTCACAAATTATATCAATTTTTGTAATTTTTCCTCTAGTGACATCCATCTCTTCGCACGTTTGTAACACCTCTACGCTCAGAGCAGAGTTACGCTCTTCTAGGGTCTGCAAATGAATAACCTGTGTCTGTATATCTTGTTGTGTATAAACCGTATCGGACGGAGATGATATCAACTGTAATTTGAGTTGATCTCTCTTTTCCTTTAATTCAGCTAACTCTGCCTCAATCTCTGCTCTTTCTTGCTTATGAGATATTAACGCGTCTGCCTGTTCAGTGATCAATGTACTCCAGTCTCTATCTGGGGCAGATTTCATCTCGCCTCTTAATTCTGTTATTTCATTTTTTGCCATCCTCAACATCGTATCAAAAATCTGCAGATCTAAAAATCTTGTAAGAATTGCTTTTCGCTTTGTAGCACCCTCGCGAATAAAGGCGTTCATATCACCCTGAGATGCGAATGACGTCATCAAGAAATCATCGACGGTACCTACCAGACCGCGTAAAACTTTTTCAGTCTCTCTTCGCTGTTCTTCCGTACTGTCTACTATTATATTCCCGTCATCATCTAGCGCGTAAAGATTCAAGTGCGTGGGCGCAGATACCACTCCTGTTCTGCTTGTTCGCTTAATTGTTTGCCGGTCAATACGATACATCTTGCTACCGATCGAGACATCGACACTTGCGCGGCAAAAATTCTTTCGACTATTCACAATGTGCAAATTTTTCAACGTACCGCGATCAGAAGAATTAAACAATCCGTAAACTAGTGTCCCAGGAATCGAAGATTTTCCGGAACGATTTTTACCAAAAATACCAGTGATACCGTGAAGAGCATCAAAGTCTATGATGTTATCTTCGCCATACCCGAACATATTGTCAAACGCGAGCTTTCGTAAACGCCACTGATGTGCTTGTTGGTTGGCTTGTTGAACGCACTTATGAAAAATATCTTTGTGCAATGCACGGAGAGAATCGCGTTGGTCGGAAGAAAGTGTATTTCGTGATACAAAGTCAGTCATAAGCCGATCTTGATATTTGAAACTTCGTAGATCAGTTCTGCTTATTTCACCTACAGAGGTTGAAATTACAACATCTGACCCAGTGAATGCCTTTGATTCATCCTTTGAGACAACTTCTTCAGCAGAAAATGTTTCTCGTAACTCTGTTTGTAGCTGCTTAAAGTCAACTTGGTTTAATCCTTCATGCGCAATTCTAAATCTAGCACCAGAAGCGTATTCTGGAATTTGATCTAGCGTATCTATGACTGTGCCTTTCCACCGGTACGTTCGAAAAGCCTTCTCATTCTTAAGCGGAATAAACTTTGAATCAAAATCATCTTTATCCCTAATCTCCCAGAACAAAAAACCCTTTTCTACCGTCTCACCATAATTCTGCTGGATTGTTGAACCAGGATATGCAATTTTTGGTGTCAAATATTGCCTCTTGTGGATGTCACCGAGAAAAGCAAAATCGAATTTATTGAAAAAATCAACTGACACGCTATCCCCATTAATCTCCCAATCTTGATCGGTCAAAGACCCGTTCACAGGACCGTGGAATGTTGCGATATTGATACAAGATGGATCTGGCTCAACATCATCCCACCCCCTTATGTCAAAACAGCTGAATACATTCCACTTATAGCCAGCAACCCCGGTATCATATGTACCGGATTCTTTGAAGAGATGTATGTCTGGATTATCTAATGCTTCTAAAATAGGCGTAATAGCGTCAAGCCTATCTTCATTCAACATCAATCCGTCATGGTTCCCCAAAATAACATGAACAGGAGCAATCTCGGCTAACGAATTAAACCACCAAGTCAAAATATGAATTAATTCAGGACTGATCCCCTGCGTCTTTGAGTGGACAATATCGCCACCAATAAAGATCGCATCTGGACGTAGCTTTCGTAATTCTACAAACGATCTTGAAAATACATCTCTGTATTCTTTATGTCTTGTCAGCCCACGAAAGTGGACATCAGCAAAATGCGCGCACCGAAACATAACACCCCTAGATTAAAGACCCTGACCGAATCGTTCCAATAAGCGATCGCAGTCTTGCCATCTCACTCCATTCTTCTGCATGAGGTAGTAACTGCGAGAGATGTCCTCTCGGCATCTCACCCACATCAGAAAAATTATCAAACTTCAATATTTTTACGCAAATATCAAACCTAGCAAGAGTTGCAGCAATTTCATGTGTCTTCTTAATCGCATCAGGATCAAGAGCAAGAATTACTGGGGTCTTGTTTTTCACTATCTTTTTGAATAATTCATGTTGGGGACTCAACGTGCTACCCAACAAGCAAGTCGTGTTTTCATTCGATTTAATTAAGTCAAATGGACCTTCGACTAACGTGAGCTCTTGTGACCAATCAATATTAATATCGTTAAATATCACGTCAGCTCGTCGTACTTTTGGATTTAGATACTTCCTGTTCACTTCACCATCGATAGCTCTAGCAGTGTAATAATTCAGCACCCCCTCACCATCAAAAGATGGGATAATCACCCTACGACGATATCGACCGCCGGTTACAGCCCCAATCTTGAAATACCATAAATCTTTTTGTGTCAATCCACGATTGTAAAGATAGCTTCTGCATGCTCGAAGATCTGGATCAGCGTTCTTCCCTAGTTGAGCCAATAGCGTAAACTCCTCAGGAAGTTGAATAAGCTGAATTTCTTCCTTGATTTCATCAATCTTCTTTTCAAATATGGCAGCGGCATGCGATGAAAAATTAGGCTTATACTTTCGAAAGAAATAAGCTAACCCTTTCCCCCGGAGGCCGCAAACCCAACAGTGGTAAAACTCATTGTCAACTCGCAACGTTAGTTTCTTTTTCGCTGGCTTTCCAAAAGAAGAACAGTCTTTGTTGACACATCCAATTGCAACATTCACACCGTCTCTATCAAAAAGCACAGACCCAAACGCTCGCTGAACTAGCATAACGCGCTTTTTAATATCTAAATCATCGCTCATCATTCACATATGCTCTTGCGATTACAAAAGCATCAGATATATCATAACAACAGTCATCGAAGATTACATGACCCTTTCTTGGACCAGACTTAAGCGTCTTGGTGGGCCATGAAAAATCATCCATATTCTTCTGAGCCCACTCAAATACTTGCTCTTTCGTAGAAAGCGAAGATTTTCTATCTATTTTTAAGCCTACCGATTTTCGCGCGTGATTCACATTTATAAAGTCTGGTTGTAGATTCGTACATTTATACGACAACCAGCTTACTATACCATTAAATCTGGCAAGAGTAATCAGGGTCTTTGCACTTGAAAAGCCGGGTCTAAATGCTTGTAGGTTTTCCTCGATCGCTATAGCTTCTATGCCGTACTTGTCAACCAGCGTCATGAGTGTCTCATGCGCCCTCTGTGCCTTGCTGAACATGCACCTTAGGTCTTTTAATGGAATATACCCTGCATCCACCAGAGACCCATCAGAAGTTTGCAGCAAGCACCATCCGATACAAGACGTAGAAACGTCTAATCCCAAAATTACTTTCATCAAAAATCTAAACGCACTCGAACCATAAATCGATCATCCTCTCTTTTTACTATAGCTTGAGCGAAGTTCGATTTACATATAACATTAAGATTTTCATCGAGTAAGTTTACATTTGTAACATATGCGAATGATGAATTTAAGTCTGCATCAAGATCTGATGGGTTCAGGTCTTTATACGTTGGATTTTCAGACCTGTTTAAAGAGTTTGCGTCCGCAGGGATATTCATCTGAAGGACGTAGATGTGCTGTTGGCCGGCCATTCTAATATCAAATTGATCGGTTCCAAAATATGGGATTGTGGGAGTCTTTACAACTGCTAGGCCCTCATCATATAATAGCGTGCCAGCAGATGACCACACTGGATGGCTCCCTGTACAGTCGGCCCGATATAGGCTACCACGCTTGTTATCTTTTAATGTAATTCGTACCCGACCTCCCGAGCCAGTTACGCTTGAGTCAGTTAAAACATAAGAACCGGGATCAATTTTGTTTCCATAAAAAAGATTACTAGCATCAAAAAACACAACTTCATTCGATGTTGGGTCTTTTGTTCTATTAAAAATCGTTAATACAGAACCAGCAGGGAGAGATGGGTCATCTGGGGAAGAACCTGCTAGAAAAGCAGATATCGAGTTAGGATCATCGGAATTTAAGAGTCCTGGAAAAGAATCAGACCCTGTACTTAATAGATTGTTCAATGATACCATACTGAGCGATCTTACCCCAAGATCATCCACGAACAAACTTAAGCTTGCTGACCCAGATGGTGCTGTTTGTTCTAGCAAAGAAAAATTCGGAAGTAATCGACCGTTATCGCAAGGTAATACAGTGAGGTTTCGCTTTCTTACACTACCTGTTGCGAATAAAAATCCGTTTGCGCTAACCCAGTCTGTCGACTCGTCAATTGTCGATCCCGATAGAGCCATCAGTCGAGGAAATGAGCCTCTTACAAATTCTTTAACAAAATTTTCTAAATTTAGATAATGACCGCCAACGCCGAAAGATAGCGCAACATTAAATGGGTCGTTTGTATTACCTACTGCTGTTTGAAAGGGTGTTTGAAATATCTCGCGAGTCCTTGTATCTTTCACAAAGAAGGGAGGTACATAAAACATGAGGTTTGGTTCTTTCTTAATGTCCTCAACGCCGTAAAGGCTGGCAGACATAATATCTTCATCATCGCGGTAAGCGTCATAAATTTTCAGCTCATGTAATTCGGCATTTAGTGGATGTCTAAACACAAAATAATTTGGGTCTTCGCCATCAAAATCACCAGCAGAAATTAATCCGTCACGGGTTGCGATTGTATCATTAAAGAATTGTGCAATTAACCCACCGCCTACTCCGTAAGTAGAATTTGTTCCCTCATAAAAATTACCAACAAACAATGCATCAGGATCACCAGCATTCTCATGTGAGCCTCCTATCCATTTTTGTGTCCAATCGGCTTGCTGCAGAAATGTCGGAACCAAATCAAACGTTCCCTTTTCTCCACCGTCGATGTAAAATGAGCCCGTTGAATCCTGGATATCTTCCGTGCCACCCCAGCGCACACAACAATAATGCCAGGTATTTAATTTCAAAGAATTATCACTAGATAAAAACACTAGATCTTGCGGAGCTGGTCGAGCATTATTAGCAACATCAAGAGAGATTTCTGACGGTGGTATATCTGCAGAGTGACTCAATTGCAACATTAGTCGGAAACCATCTGGAAATTCATCTACATTTTTAGAGCTTCCCGATACTAAAGATATCGCATAACTGCTAGACATATGAAAAATTGTCCCTGCTGAATACGCTCCTCGTCTAGTTTCGCTCGTGTAGCGAGGGTTGATGTAAAATTCGAATGAAAAAGAACCAGAGGGTCTATATGTCGATGACACGTCGAACGAAGATGACGCAGGATATATCAAAACGGAATCAGATGGTACTTCAGACCCAGTAAAAAAATTCAATGTATTGTAATTCGTAAATGCCCAATTACAAGCAGAGCCATATTTCGGTCGATAGAATGGAAATAAAACTTTTTCAATTACTCTCTTTCTTAGGGTATCGCTCGTAAATTTAAAGGATGGCTCAAATCGAAGCACCTCGACCTGCTTATCTCGCTTACCAGTGGTACTAGCAGAATGCACAGCCTCCATATAAGCGAGCACTGACCCGGTGAAGGGGCCGGTACCCCCGGCTGTAAAATATTCGACAGCTTCTAGTCGAGCGGTCTCCAAGCTTTGTGCAATTGGAGCTCCGTCTTCTTCACCACTATCAGCGGGAATTTCTTTCATCCCCAATGATGTAAGCGGAAATACCTTGACAGATCCAGTTGCACCGCTTACAGACGAAGACACAAAGGTTCGTTTAGGCTTTGTTAAGATCTTAAACGAATCGAAGTAAGTCTTGTCGAGCTTAAAGAGGGCCACTCTTCCCCCTAGAAATCAAGCCTGATTCTTACCGTCAAATCCTTCTCATCATTCTTTTCTATTGGACGTGATAATTTTGCGACAGCAAGAAGGTTATCATTCGCGTCGTAAAGGCCCACTGTTGTTATGAACGAAAAAGAACGTTGTACATCTTCTTGACCCTCATCTATTACAACAATCCTGTTTGTGGTATCGGTATACGTGGGATTTGAAGAATAGTTGAATTCATCAGCTGTAGCGCGACAGAATAGCAACGTAGAATTGATATTCGTATTATTTTGGAAGGTCTGTGCTGTAAGAGAACCAGAGCTAAAGCGGCAACTCATAAAGTGGTCAAGAATATCATCAATACTCGCAGACACCATCAGATCGGGAACAAACTTTATTGTTCCGACACCGGTACCCGGTCCACCTATAGTCGTCATCCCAGTAGGAATGTTATAGGAACCCGCCGTGCTTCCGTCAATCGTGATGCCAGCAGGTCCTGTTGTTATACCATCGCGCATTCCCGAGATAACGCCCCACACAGCTTGGCTCGAGCTGATTACACGATCGACATTCAACACAATGGCACCTGCGTCGTAGAACACTAACCCAACATTATCTGTCGTGTCAGCAGCATTAACCAAATTACCAACCTCGCCGCCAAACGTACGACGACGATTTGATGCAGCACCAAAGTCAGTATAAATTCGTTCATCAAGCTCTGATGTAGAATTTAAGTTTTGAATAACGTTTGCATTAGAAGCTGAATAGTGCATCCGCATCGCAAACGTCTCACGCTTAATTTTATCACGCGTGAACAAACGCTTGAATGAAATAAACAATGCAGAATCCACAATATCAGTTGTAGCTGCGCTTCCAAACGGTGTAACGAAAGCGGATTCTGCGCTACCCAACAAGTTAGCTGCATATTGCTGGTATATATCCATCTTTTCTCTCATCATCATTGATTGAGAGGGGAACAAATATTTACCAGCACTATCGATACCGGTGGAAGATGAAACAACAGTGGAACCCGCCGCGTACAAACCGACAGTGGTATCAAAAATTGCATTAGCCGTCTGAAGAGAGAAATCCTGATCGTATACTGTGTGGTATAGAGATGAAGTCACCCCTGGGCCAATGCCGCCAGTAACAAATAACTGATATTTTTTTCGTGTCGCAGAACCAGATATGTCTTCTTGAATTACATCTACTAGCTGGTTTAATACAGATCTGGATGTTTTTACGTCTGCTGCTGATATCTCTTTAAATGTCGCCACTTTTTCTTACCTCACTTCTCTATTGCGACGGTCAATTCAGACACAACACCCGACTGTACGCCGGTTACCTGCACGGTAGAAGATATTTGTGATTTATTGTCTGCGTCGCCGTAATAGTCAAATACGCTATCAGATATGGATCTCGTTTTTATAGTTAAAGACAACTGCGAACCGCCAATGCTTGTTGTCGTGCTGTCTCTAGTCACGATGTATGTTGCAATATCATCGGAGTCAATTGAATCCGGAGTATTGTCTGAGCCGTCGAGCTCCAAGAAACGATAAGGCAGTTTCACAATAAATGCCTGGTCCCTCAACTCTGGATCGATTGTATTTTCATCAGACACATTCTGGCTCAGCGTAATTGCTTGAGATGCAGTGCTACCTGTTCTCTTAAAGGTCATCTTTCCAGAAGAAACGTCTCCTGTAATCGACACACCAGGTAATTTAATCAAGGTGGGGTTTGAAAGGCTGAGCAGTTTATTCTTCAAAGCAAAATTCTGATTCGTTTGTGCTTCAAAGACGGGGGTATTTTTCTCTATCTTTTCTTTACCTACCGTACGACCAAATTTCTTAATAGTCGCATAATCAACTTCATCATCACCAAGCGCAAATTTTACAATCGAAAAACTTCCGTCATTTCTCGCCAGGAGCTGTCTTCCGTAATCTGTTAAAACTGCATCGACAATGATATTGTTGGTGCTATTGTCTAAAAATCCCATAATATTATCTCCACACGTCCACGTTTAATTATAGCATAAATAAAATGGCGTAAATTAACTCCCCTCTATCTCAGAAGAAAATTGTGATTTCGCGGCAGGTGTCGTGTTTTCTAACCGACTTTCATCAATTGTAACGTTGATCTGTGCCTCGTCTAATCTGTCTACATTTATTAATTGAAACACATACTTTGATAACGGATCAATCGAAGTTGTACAAAACGCTGGAATATCTTCTCCTGAGCCCCGTGTTAATGTATACGCTTCTGGGTCAAAATAAATCGAAAGATTGCTATGCGAGCTATCTTTCATAGAATCCACAAAGAAATTTTCCTTCAAATACCAATTCGGGTATTGCTTCGGCGCGCCGGCGTACGAAACAAACTCTTTTGTAATTCTATTTTTGGACTCGCTAAATGAAACCCTTATCTGGGTTGAGTATTCTGACGTTAACTGCCTCGCATCAATAACCACTAGAGCATAAATATACGTTTTTGTCTTATCAAATTCAGGGTCGATGTAATACGTCGGCATATGCAGGGTGGCTTGTATCAAATCAGGATCAATCGTTTCCTTGCTCGATGTTCTTATCACCGAATCATCCCAATCGTAATGTGCCAACAACTGAAAGGGCTCATTAATCGTTGTTCGTCGAAAAACCTGTAGGTACTTGACATCACGCTGGGGATTAACAGGGGGAGCCCATGTCACAGAAAGATTGTCGTCATCATAATTGTAATAAAAATTAATATCATTTGGCGGCTCCGGACGACGATTTTCTGTTATTGTTGTCTTTGATATTGACGCAGGCCGTGAGGCCAGCAAGAATGTTCCAATAAAAACTTCACCACTATCGTAATCAGTAAGGGGAATACGAAATTTCGCAATCGTTCTTGCGCTATATTCATACGTCATTCCATACGCAACCTCAGAATCATAGGCTGTCCTAATATTTGAGCCAAGAGCTATAACAGGTGACATTGGATATCTTTTCCCCTTATAGAGCCTTGTTTTCTCAAACACAAATCCCACCACATCAGCTTGAGCAACAAAGTTTGCATCGTCCGTTAGCTCCACATCTATAAACGGCACATCAAATAAATACTCAGCATTGCTAACATACTCATTTAAATCTGGTTGGATTGCATCAACCGCTGAACAAAATTTATGTGTTGTATCATCAAGCCGCAAAGAATTTCCTACCTCGGCAGCTTTACGAAGCAATGGCGGAACGTAACTTGTATTTAGTACGCCGACCACATACTCGCGCTTTTCTTTTTCGAAAAAAACAGTTTCTGTTGTTGCCTCATCTGATTTAAGCGATGGGGGCAATAACGATTCTAATAGGTCTGAGTCTACTTCACTTTCTTCAGACAGCATATTCAGTAATTCTAGTGGAGATGCCTCTTCTTCACCAAAACTGGTAAGTCTCCTACGAAAGAAGTTTTCTAAATTCGTCTGCAATTGCTCATTAGAAAAAACGTAAGAATCAAAATCCATCCCAGCGGCTTGAGTCTCTGTATATATCTTTCCTTCATCAAGCGCTTTCTTAATTTCGTCCCTTGTCGACTTAATAGCGCTGTTCCTGGTCGCTAGCATGCTTTTCGGGCTGTCTTGAACCCCAAACTCAAGCGTAACATATCGTGGAATTCGAGCGTTTAGATTAGTAATATCGACTGTTCCCTTTTGTAAAAACCTGGTGGAAAGATTCCCATTAACTGCCTCAGCACCAGTTTCGTTTATTTTTTCGTCAGAAACGAAGAAATTATAGGAAAACCCTGCGGTTAGTGATGTGACTTCTGGTACATCAAAAAAATGGAGCGGTCGACTTACAATTGATTCACTACTCATCCTCTTCTCCAGTCGTCTCTTCTGGTAACGCTATCGTTACTCGAAAAGTTGCCAGTTCAACACCCTGTGATGTCTCTAAACCGATGCCCACCTCTTCTTGAGCTATTGTCAATTGGCCGTTAATCATATTTTCAATCGCAGCATCATCACCAGAAGTTTCTTCTTCTATTTCGAAATCATAGGGATCAAATGGAATCAGCACAATATTCTCAAATTTGCTTCCCAGAGTTAAGCGATCTGATATTGTCTCAGTATTAGCAACCGCTCCAATCGCACTTAAATATTCCCAGACAGAGAATGCAATAACATCTCCATTAAAATCAATCTCTAAATCAAGCGTTGCATTCGAACTATCATACCAACTAAACGAAGCGAGCGTCCGTTCAGAAGGATCAAATGCCAAATTGCTGCCAGACAAAAAATTTAATGATTCTGTGTCAAGACCCTCTGCGAAGGGTAAGCGTACTGTCTTCTCCATCAGCTTAGAAGTTCCAGCATCATCAGGGGGATAATTCGCAGGCGAGAAGTCAACGTCATACAGAAGCGACGAGTATATTTTCAATACTTCACTTATTTTTAAATTTTCAATGTGCGACGATGTAACATTTCCACTGTCTATTTCCAAAAGATCACATTCAGTCATTGTATTTTCTACCATCGAATTATCAAAGACCGAATAATTTGCTTCCACCACACCATCGCTCACGGACGAAACGGAAGTAAAGCGAAGATTTCTAGGAAACGAAAAAACTTTTTCTTTAAATTTCAGCATCGGTCTTGTCAAGTCAATCTTCTCAATTTGGACTTCAAATATGTCAGTTAACAGAGCGGAAGACTCCCTAGACGTATCCTCTAGTGAAACCGGTATGTTATACAACGCGTCACACATACCAGAAGTTAATGCAATAGCCATAAACTTCTTGGGCTCAGAAAATATTTCATCTTTCATCATGCTAGAAAAGAATGTTAGCGCATCATTGCTCAGGGCTGGATCTCTAGTCCTTATTCCGGAAAATGTTGAAAAATCAGAATTATAGCTAGAAACAAACCCACTTAAGGTCATAGCTAGATCGCTTGCTACCGGGAGACCCTCTTGGATCCGATTTCGTAATGTCAAAACTTCCGAAGATGCATCAGTGTCGGTAGAGAGGGCAGTTTGTAAGCCCTCAAAGGCTATCGCGGTATTATCTAAAAATTCAGAAAACGTAGCAGGCACCGTTGCGACAAGCGCTTCCTCCTGTACTAAGCTATCTGCCACGCGACCTAAAGTATCCGACACTGCGGCGAGTTCGTCCAAGTCAACTTCCTCTTGAAAAGCGTCGATGAGCCCTTCACTAAGGTCTGTTAATTTCTCAGAATCCAGCGTGATATCCATACCGGGTACTGCCATTGTATCGTTTACAGCTGGCGAATAGCAGCCCTGCGCAGCGAACATCTGCATTTTTGTTATGCACATGAAAAAAGCTATTTCGATATTTCCCCGAGGAATACCAGAATATGTAGAAGCTTCACCGGTGAAACATGAACCATCGGCCGACGAAAACATTTCAATAAAATCGTCAAATATTGTTAATAGCGCTATAAAAATATCATCATCAGACGCAGAAGTAACGAGCGATTGCAGCGTTAAGTACACGTTTGATTCAGTTAAAGTCGTTGATGAACCCAACACGCTGGTCGTAGTACCGGCGGATCCCAAACTGTCCAGAAGGAGGGCAGCTGTAGCTGCACAAATTTCAATATATCCACTTGAGAGAGCTGGGGTCGTAGTCTCAGTAGTCGTTGTAATCGGAGCCAACGTCATCGACGTTACCAATTTTGAGGATGCTGCAGAAGTTTCAGCGATTACAGTACTATTTGTTACAGCAGTAACGAGAGTGGCGCCTACATTCGATGAGGTAGAGGTCGCTGGTACTCTTCGCGTCTTCGTTGATGCGACGGGCATGCTCAGCGTAACTGCGCCAATTGATCTGGTTGGAGAAAAAGAAGAGACTTTTTTCGTTGAAGATGTTGCGAGTGGCGCTACGGTTACGCTTGTATCAACACTCGCCTTGCTAGACGTACTAGTCGATCTAGTAGGCGTTGACGCAAGTGATCCAACAACTTTTGCACGCTGGGCTGTCTTCAGACTACTCTCGGTCGATGGTCTAGAAAGCTCTTCTTTTAATGCAGCCAAAAACAACATCAATTGAGCTAACATTTTTTGGTCTGAACCAGATATAGCCAACAAGAGAAACTCAATCACGTCTTTTCGCGCGGGAGATTTTTTTGCAACCAAATCCAACAGCGGCACAATAACATCTTGGATTACTAAAATAAATGCGCCGACAGAAGGAGCATAATCAGAAGAAAAATCAGCAGTATCTAAAAATGCCGCTGTAATGGAAAGCGCAGTTTTTCCGTGAGAAGCTATTTCGGCATAGGTGTTTGAAGAAGAATTTAAAATCTTGTTCCTGATTATATCTGGAGCAGAATCAAAGAATATACCGGAATCGTCTGGAAGAATGTCACGGGGCTCAAAGGGAAACGAAAAAGTATATCTCCCATCATCGCCATGAGCGAACATCCGTAAACCAAGATAATTAAAACTAGCGTTCTTGCCGGGCATAATTGAATTATTGTTCAATCTAACTTCTAGAGTCGATGCGGCAGATTGATTTGTTCCTAATTTTGAGGCATTATAAGAAAGCTTGAGCTCAGAGCTTATTTGATATATTAAAACCTTAAGGGCGATTTCATGATCTTCGCCCAAAACCGCATCTAAAAAATCAAACGCAGATGCGTTCTTTAGCACATCTTTAAGGGAAGTTATTGCAGGGGGCTTGTCAGGTAAACTAGATCCGTCTGACGGGATTTCTCGCTCTTCTGATTCGAGGAGTCGAGGAGAACAATTGTCAACAGAAAGCGCGTAGTCACGTAAAATAGTAAGCAATAATTGAGTATTCGAAACCTCACCAATAGACTCATTAGCTAAAGAAAGAAAACTAACTACGTCATCTAAAATACTAAAATTTGAAGCATCCAAACTTTTTAAGAAAGCTGCACGCTGGCTGATGTATTGGGAATATGTCTCTAAATACTCTAGATTCAGGGCTTCTTGCAAAGATATGTCAATGCCTTCCGGGAGATTTTCGATATTTAATACCTTGATTGCTCTATTAATTTTTAGAATATTTCCCACTGACGTTGCTTTTGTCCCTGTTGGATCAAGCGTCGGCAAAAAATCCATCATTCCCAGCACGACAGGGCGAAGCGTAGTATTGATTACAAGCGAATTATCTCTAGTCTCTGTCAATAATGCAGTAGAGCTTTTCTTAGACCCAATAGTTCTGGGGGCGGAGGGCGTACCACTTTTCTTCTTTCCTTGCTGTAATTGATACGCTTCTAGCCTCTGACGTTCGGCTTGCTGGTTTTTTTTCTCTATTCTATGTTGTTCAGCACTTTGGATAGGAGCCGCTGTTTTCCCCCTGGTACTTGTCGATGAACTTTTTGTCTTAGATAGCCTTGCAGCACGGCCTGATTTTGTCTTTTTTGTAGGCTCAACAGATGCAGCTCTTTTTATTATCGTAGTCTCTATTTTTTCTTCGCCCAATAATAACTCTGATAAGCTGATTATATCATCTTGGTCAACGCTCGTTAGCGGCGACAGATTAGCGTTGTCTAGTAGGCTTCCCATTATCTTTGTATAATCCTAACATTACGAAGTTCTTTAGTCGTTAAACCCGCCATAGGATTCGCTGGTATGAGTGTAGTTCTCAAAGATGATAATTCCTTGAAAGAAATATTAATTGGTCTAATCTCGTAAGCATAGCTGGAATTATATGGTATTTCCCGGTTTATGAAGTGACGATATGAAAAATTCATTGAAGAAGAATCGGCATGGACCGTTCCTAGCAATTCAAAACCGCCGGCCGATGTAAGGAATACCTGGAAGTGATCTAATCTTGCCATATCGCCAATATATGACCACTTTATAAGATTATTGTCCATCCGCTTCTCGACAGTGGCGGAAGAGCCCTTCGTTATTGAGTTTGGAACTGCTATTTCAGTTGTTACTTGAACGGCGGTTTTGCCCGCAAGAAAAGGATCAATCGGTTCTAACGCAGACGGCGCGTTGGCATCAAGCTGGCGAGCTGTTGATGCCAGTGTACTCTTTCGTAATTGCATTGGCCCCCTAAATTTTTGAACGGATCTGGAAAAAGAGAGCAGCGTTGTCTGGTCTATTTCTGTTGTTACCAAATCAGGAAACAAAGTATCGGCTGGTCGAATGCACGCTGTTACTTTATAGGCGTATCTAGTTCCAGCAGCAAGAGGTTTGACATTCTTTTCTTGCTGGAGTGCTTGTGAATCTGTAAATGTTCCAGCCTCTTGGGACCCAAATGACTCAACCTCCCCAGTTTTAAAATTTTCTCTTTCTACAAGAAATACAATTAAAGAAGAGAATTTATCACGGTTCGAAGAAACATCACCGCCAAACAGGCCTGCTTGATTTGCATCAGATAATGTTGCCTCAATTTCCTCAAATCCAAATTCAGTAAAGCTTCCAGCAATAGAAAAACTCACTGATTTACTATTTTGAGTCGACGTCAGCGTTGCTGAACCAACTTTCATATCAACTTTCTTGTTATCTTCTTGCGATTCAATAAAATCTATAATGGCGGCTTTTCCAAGCACTTCTTTCCCATAAAGTGTATAGGTCAGTGGAACGTACTTGTACATTGATCCTGGAAGAGGCTTATCACGGAAACTCACTACATCATCCTCAGACGTCACGGATTGAATCTGGTCATCTACTGAACCTGATCCCACAAGCGTGAATCCGCTCCCTGTCTGTGCTTGCTTTTTAGAATATGAATTATTCGTAAGATTATATCTTCTTAATGCCACTGAGATTGCATTCTTGGGGAAATCTGTCACTGTAGTTGTTATTACGTTCGATTCGAGCTTTGCTGTCGCTGTCCCTTTCCCAGAATAGTCCAGCTTGACCTCCTGACGAGGTGTTATCACTGTAGACGAAAACTCTTCAGTGGGACGAGAATTAGCGCCAACAGCCGTTGCTCTATACATGACAGGACTTGCAGTTGCAACCTTGTCACGAAAACGAATTTCTCCATCGCCAACATCAAGGTCTGTGTCTAATATTGATACCCAACCTGTTCCAGCAGAATTATCTGTTGGAGCCAATCGACGAAATAATTTGACTCTTGACGCCTTAGAGTCTAACTGCGTCACCCCCACCGATAATTCACCAATGCCCAATTGAGAAACAGATAGTGCTGGAGGCTTTGTTGGCGTCAAAAAATCATTTAAGATTTTCGCGTGGGAGACCACAACACCTGCTTCGCCGACAACAACACCCTTGCTTGATCGTAATGTTGCATGAAGATAAAATGTTGACCTGCTCTTTAAGCGCTTTTCAGAAAGCCTTACCATACGCTTTAATTTCGCATTTCTTAAAAACACAGTAAATATTTTTGGAACAACCTCTTTCTTTGTTTCACGAAACATAACTTTCTGAGCTAGCATCGCGTCAGATGGTCCTAAAAATGAAAGCGCATCTGGCCTTGATTTTTTAAAGCGACTTTTTCTTCTAGAGCTGACAATTTGTGCGGGGTCACGTCTCGTAGAAACAAAAGCATTTGACACTTTCTGTAAGCTCACCCGCTTTCGACGAGGCAAACTACCTGATAAAGGTAGAGTATATAATTCTGAATTTAAAATTGGAACAGTCTTTCTCTTAACAGGCCGACGGTAAGCTAGCCTTCCTGATGCAATCCACCTTGCATTTTCGTTTGGTATAGCGTCTGTTATTTCTGTCTTTAGATAGGCAAACTGCTGAGCCTTTCTTGTCTTTACCTTTTTCTGAGCAGCTTTTTCTAGCCTCTTTGTAGATTTTTTAAAAGACTTTGTAGAAACAGCAGCTGGTTTTACCTTCGATTTTTCTGGTTTTTTCGCGAGGAGTCGTACTTCTAAAAATAACGCATCAGACCTCACGGCTTGGGTAATATCGATAGAAAAAGTAAATCGATATATGAACGATCTAGAACCAGGTTCTCCATACACACGAAGCAACTTTGCGTACTGGCTAGGTATCGTCACTACGTCGGGTGAAATTTGCGGTTTAAATAGCATCTATCAACTCAATCAAATACAACGGTAAACAGATTTATAAAAGTATCTTCGCCCGCGTCATCATTAAATAGCTTGCCGACAAAAAATACATGCTTTCCTGGGCTGAATGGGTCTTCATCTTCGAACTCACCGAAATCTATAACCCTAAGCTTATTTACGCTGCCGCTACAAACTTCAAAGACCTGGCACACTAAATTATTGTCTTTTGAAGTCTCCGGAAATGTAACGCTCAAAGGGGCGCCTACACCGGTTTCACCGCTGGGATCGTTTGCCCCAAGTGAAACCATAAGATCTTGGTAATTTAATGGAGCGGGTTGTTGAAGTTTTGGATAGTCTCTTAATACAGCACCCGATGTCTTGTTTACTGGTGACATAAATTGGAAATTCGGTATGTGGGTTAATTTCTTGTCTTGCCATAAGCTTTCGGCATTTTGTAGAGATATTCTACGAGGTTTTGTAGATGGAATAGGTAGATTACAAGTTACAAAAAATGTGTGAGAATATGTGCTAACTTTAAAATCATCATTTTCGTCGAGGGGATCACTCGATCGAAGGGGCTGCATATCCTTCAGCGAATCAACACAGTCTGTAAACGCGGTACTAGCACTAGAGACTAACGTGTCGCCAGCCAAAAATGCTGTTCCTCCAGAAGCCCCGGAAAGTACAAGCATCGAACCGTTTGTTAGCTCAAAATCTCCAGCGGGAAATGATATTTGACCATCATCATCGAATTCTGGAATTACTTGGTCTTGTGGCCTATTGTGAGCTTCAAAGAATATACGGTTTGTAGTGTCGGTGGCACGTTTTGGGTCGGTACCATCAGCCTCGTAAAAGGTTGCGTAATCAGAAAAAGTTGCGAAGGAAAAACGTAATTCCCAATGCGCTGACTGACTCCGTCCGACCTGCGTCAGGAACGTATCCATAAATCTTGTTTTGGGATTTAAAATTCCAGCCATGCATCTAAGTATTAGCTACCAGATTCCTCAAGCTCAGCTTTTCGCTCTGCCTCCTCAAGCTCAGCTTTTATCTCAGCTTTCGCTTCTCGAATCACGGCTGTAGTCGGACCTGGGTGTGCACCGACTTCTCGCTTAGTGCTGCTACTTCGTTCTTCAATCGCACCAGAAGCAATTGCTGCTTTCAATTCTTCTTTTCTATTCTTGTCTTCCAGAATACGAGATTCAAAATTTTGCCACTCTGTATTAACGGAAACCCACACACCTAATTCTTGCTTTAAATAAGCTACTTGCTGTAACGCGTCTGTGAACCCACCTGCAACATACCCGGGAGCTCTGTTCAGAATTGCTACAAGCTGCTCAACAACCTTCTGCTCTCCATCATTAACGTCAATATTTTCTACTGCCTCCTGTAGCACCTCTGTTAGCCTTCGAGAGTGATACTGTGGATTCAGTACTTTAGTATTTTGATTTTTTATTCTTTCTTGAACATCAACCAATTTTCCCTTGATCACGGCGGCGAAATCATCTTCCATAAATTACCTCCCAGTGGAATATTATAACTTAATGTTCGAAGGGTAAAAATAAAAAGGGGGGACCTCGAAAGGTCCCCCCAGACATAAAAGCTGATTTCAGCTTGTTTCTTAAGATCTAAGAACGAATGTCAAAACATCACCGACTTCAAGACCAAACTCGAATCGGACGATGCCATTAGTTGTACCCTCGTTATACCAGTCCTTGTTTGATGCAGCAGAAGCTCCAGGCATCAAGAGCTGACCGTTCAGGTATATCTCTCTATCAGTAGCGGCGGATATATCAGCTTGTCCCCAAGAGGCTGCATTGATCGTAGGCACAGACACGTTAGCGTCGGCAGCAACGGCCGTACCGACTTCGGTGTAGCCTTTTGTGGTTTGACCGGAACCGATGAAAGTCTTAAGATCGCTAGCAGGTACCTTCTTCATTGCCCCGCCGTCGTCGACAAGGATTCCATCAGTGTCGGCAATCGTTATCGAAGCGTCATTGCCAACATCACCGTCCAGCAAACTAAGCTCTGTAGCGGTTGCAGTCACGTTTGTCCCGCCGATATCGAGCGTAGTCATAGATACTTCACCCGCAACAGTGAGAATGGCATTCCCAAGAGTTAACAAGTCATGGTCCGAGAGGCTCCCAATCGTGGCGTCGTCCTTGAGCTCTAGCCCAGCATCACCGATTGTGACTATATCAGTACCGTCGACATCGAAGATGAACCTACCGTCGTCAGCATTAGCTGTGGACGACGCGGTGGCAAACTCGACCTTTTCAAGGGTCTGAGCACCTGACGCGTAGCTCACTGTTATGCCAAGGCTGTCAGCAGCATCTTTACCTACTCTGATCGAAGGATTACCATCATTTACAGCATTGTACATCGTAACATCGCCAGCGGCAATGTTGGTTGTAGCAGCAGCCTTACCGATTGTAGTAAGTTCAACGAGGGAATCAATCGCAGCTTCAATAGTGCTTTCAGTTGTTGCGTCAATAGCATCAACATTTGACAGCGTCATTGTGCCGCCACTGTCGGACAGAATCGCAGTGCCAGCTACCGCGTAAGCCATGCTTGCTGATATGCTGACGCCTGCGTCACCGATGGACAGAATATCTGTCCCATCAACATCAAAGACAAATTTACCGTCGTCAGCATTACCTGTGGACGACGCGGTGGAGAACTCGACCTTTTCAAGGGTCTGAGCACCTGACGCGTAGCTCACTGCGATACCGAGGCTGTCAGCAGCATCTTTACCTACTCTGATTGTGGGGTTACCATCGTTTACAGCATTGTACATGGTGAGGTCACCAGCTGCGATATCTGTTGTAGCAGCAGCCTTACCGATTGTAACAAGGTTTGGCATAGCTGTTATCTCATCATCATAGTATGCAGCAAGAGACTGTACCGTGACCTGCTTCATTGTGCCGGCGTCGTTGAAGAGCACACCGTCGTTGTCGGCAACAGTAACAGTTGCAACATTTGAGCCACCGTCGAGGAGTGCAAACTCCGCAGCAGTAACAGCCGTAGACGCATCAGTAGCTGTATCAGTGATTGCTGGAATGAAGTAGTTACCCGCAGTCAGCGTTGGCAATGCGAAAGAACAATCAGCAGTTGGTTCAACAACCTTAAGCGTAGTCTCGTGGGCATTGGCAGTAGCACCTTCGAACACGAGGACATCTACTGTACTCTCGATAATCGTCTGGTTGACTGTAGTTGTCGTTCCCTGAACAGTTAGATCACCAGCAATAATTGCCTCGCCCACAATTGTCGTTGTAGACGCAGAACCAGCGCCGATTGTTACATCAACCTGGCCATCTGTTGCGTGCTCACCCTCTAGTATCAGACCAGCAGTAAGAGTTGTCGTTGTCCCGTTACTTTCTGCGACGAACAATGACATTTTACCTGCTTCGTCAGTATCATCAGACTCAGAGACCTCTACCAGAATTTTTCCAAACGCGGTCGCGTTTTGACCAGCATCATCACCGAGCCACTCAATGCTACCAACATCATCGCCATCAGCACCTGCGGCGCCCTTATCTTTAACAAACCGAAGACGAGCACCTAAGGCGTCGGAGTTGGTGTTTTTCAGGATCGCCAGCGGCAAGTTGGAGGTAGAAGACTCGAGATTCAAGCCAGTAAACTGTGGGCTATCCTCAGTTCCAACACCCAAAGCGCTTGCAGCAGCAGCGGCAGTTGAAGCACCGGTTCCACCATCAGCAATCGCAACGTCTGTTCCACCAGCACGGTAGATGATGTTTCCTTCAATGTTAACATCGCCAGAACCTTGCCTTGTAAGTGTAGTGTCAGATGCATGACCAAGTTCAATACCTGTAAATTGTGGACTGTCACCAGTACCAACACCAATGCTTGTGCGAAGTGTTGCTCCGCTTTCAACGGCGGGGTCAGTCGTACCGTCACCAACAAGCATCTCACCATCGGAAAGAACGTTCATCGCCTGAATAGCGCCAGAGCCGTTACCAAGTAGGATACCACCGTCTGTTAGCGATGTTGCTCCTGTACCACCTTGTTCCACTGTAACAGCGGTGGCGGTTGTCAGGATAGTACCTGTCGATGCAGGTAACGTGTTTACGCCAGCACCGTCTTCAGCGCGCAGCTTATTCTCGTTACCATCAGCGGAAGAGCCTTCCCAGATGATCTCACCGTTATTGTCTGTGGTGAGCTTGATATCACCGGCAGTGGCACCATCGGTACCGATAACGACAGGAGCACCAAACTCTGATTGACCTGATACCGTATCAAATCTTAAATATGATTGATCAGATGCGCCAGAACCATCGACGAATTCAAAAGCAGCAGCATTGTTGCTTGCGAGTCCACCAGAGAGCTGGAGCAATCTCATTTTTGTTTTTTGGGGCATAATTTATTTTCCTTTTTCGAAATTAGTGTTCTACAAACACATAAACGAAGAAATCAACGTAAAAAACATACGGGGAAAACAAACTAATAGGAAACGAACGAACTTGCCTCTAACTATACAAGTCTTAGCGTTAGTGCACGAGATTTTTCAAGTTTTTTAGTATCGCATCGAAGCGTGAATAATCACTGTTGATGTACCCAACAGCGTACTTTGTACACTCAACATTGTCTTTAAACACAAATTTATATCTGTTTTTCTCTCGACCCGCAGAGAGGAGCTCACACCCCTTCAAAAGAAGAAACGCTGCTAATCCGATATCCGCGGTAATATATTGAGATGTGTCTTGCATACTAATTTAAATTATGGTGTCCACTAGCTTACTACCTTGTATACCATTACATCGAGAACATCATCAATTTCAATATCAAACGCAAATTTTAATGATGATGCACCAGTCACATAGTAATCTCGTTCCACAGGATCTGCTGTTACCTGCGCTGCTGTGCCAGAATGCAATAACTGTCCATTCAATAAAACGTCGATCAAACCAATGTCATAAGATACCGTCGCAAAATTTGTCGATGACACTGGAACATTCACCCCGGCAGAATACGATTGTGCTAGAAAATAGCTCTGTCTCTGTCTTTCGGATACCCCAGTATTACTAACTTGAACATAACCAGATGATCCGGTGGTTATAGAGATACCAGTACCAGACCGAAGATACGACGTACCGTCAACGAGCCGCGTCAATGAACCCGACAATGCGGGCACGCTTAAAGTATTCGTTACCTTATTAAACGTGAATGTGCTGTCGCCACCAAAAGTGTTACTATCGTTAAATTGAATCTGCGTATTGCTTCCGCCGGGAGAACCGCTGCCTCCTGTCGAAGAAATAGTTATTGAACCATCAGAGGCTGATGTTATAGTAACGTTCGGCCCTTCCCGAAGATATGATGTACCATCGCTAAGTTGTTGTAAAGACGCGGATAGGCCGGCCAACGCTACAACAGACCCAGAAGCAAGTACATCCCCACCGAAAACAGATGAACCCCCTGTTGATGTCCCAATACTCCCTATACTTCCAGATACAAAGAAACTAGTATCACCAAAATTAGCGGGGTTGGGATCTGAGGTGCCGCCACCAGATAAAATCAGTATCTGTGTATTGGCACCTGATTCTGTCATTTTTATAAGATCGACACCACCAGCTTGAATGTTTATATCATCTGGCTGAAACCGAATAAAAGTGTTGGCATCATTTTTGTGGTAGATGTACTCTCCCACGTCCATATTTCCGCCAACAGAAAGCTTATAAGAAGGAGTATCAGACCCAATGCCAACTTTACCATCTGATGTAACGGTAAACATGCTACCAACACCCGCCTGACCCCTGTTGACAGATAACGTTCCGGATACTACAACATCACCACCGAAAACAGAAGTACCTCTCCTTGAAGTATTTCGAGAATCGATAGATCCAGACACGAAGAAATTAGTGTCAGTGAACGTTCTTGGGTCAGGGTCTGCTGCTGACGAGCCGTGACCAGAAGCATCAGAAAGACTTCCGGAAAATAGAAGTACTTGGTCTGTTTCACCGTCTACCTGCAAGGCGCTACTTTTATTTTGGGTTTCTACCCTAAAGTTTTTATCGACTCCGCTCTGGTTTACCACCACAGTTCCGTTAAGATTTACGTCACCCTGGACATCTAAAAGAGACCCGTTCCACGTAAAGTCAGCATCAGATGTTAGCGTATCTGAATCTGACCAGGTCGCAATTCTGTTTGCTGCTCCAGAACCATCAATACCTCCAGTCGATGAAATTGTAATGGCTCCTGAAGAACCTGTCACTATTGTCGTATTACTTCCAGCAATCAAGTAGCTAGTACCATCCTGCAGATTCGTTAATGAACCGGACAATGCGGGAGCAGAAACTGTTCCTGAAAATGTTGAACCAGTTAAAGTTGCGACAATTGAATCTCTAACTGCGATCGTATAGGCAGCACCGGCACCAGAATCAGTAGTCTTTATTCCTGTTCCTGCTGTAAACACACGCTCATTCGATAGCGATGCGGTGGCGGCCAAAACAAGATATTGTGCAGCAGGATCACCATCTCCTGCACCGCCAGCTGACGCGACAACAGTGTCCAGCATATCACCAATATACAGATAGCCCTCAATAAAGTCAGGATTATCCGCCTGGTCTCCAGTTCCAGATGGGTCCTGCTGGAAGAACACTCCGTTAAAATAATCTAGATACCAATCTCGAGCGTCCAGTAGCGGAATTAGTGTACCTGATCCCTTGGACGAATTACCACCGTAATACGGCTTTGCCTCGTATGATGACGCAAAAGATGGAGGTATAAGTTGTAACGATCCAGACGTTATATTAATGACTTGATCATTCTGGAACGGGTACGTACCCGCCTTTGAATTCGATGAATTGGATTCATAATCAGATGGAAGCTTTAATTCAAATCCGTGTCGACCATCCGATGTATCGCTACCGGCAATAAACGTTGCGGGAAATCTGAGGTATTCCACCTGTCCCGTGATTGTATATAGCGCGGTGTTGGATGGGCTGGTAGTGACCGATTCTCCGAATATATTTTCAGAAGTTGTAGTTATACCTGACGGCAGTCCCTCGTTAGAAAGACCCTTATCGTTTGATGTCTGCGCTTTACCCGCTAATTTCTTAAGCGAAATCAAGCGCTCAGTTTTTGCATCATACGCCATAGGTTAGCTCCACGAAACGCTCATACTAGAAATGTACCCAGTTGATGAAGCGTCTGCCTCTATTTTCACAACTATATATTCATTACTGCCTACTGACTGTGTTCCGAAGGTCGCAGTGTTAGTCGCATTGAGCGATGAGTCTAAGCTTCCATCTAAGCAGCCGTCGCCGTCGGAGGTTTGTCCCGTCGCGAATGAGATTGCCAAATCCATCCACCCAGTTTCAAAGGCAGCAGTTGTGGTCGGAAGCTTAATCAACACGTGAAGGTTCGACGTTGTCAATGTAGTCGCTTGAGAAGCGATAGTTCCTGATCCGTTGATAGTAAGATCGAAACCTGTCTTTGAGCCCCCTGATGTGTTCTGAAAATATCTATAAAACGTTCTTGTGCCTGACGTGATACCGCTATAATTTACATTGCTACTTGGACCGTTTGTTATTGACCCGCCGTCAGAAGTGTTTCTAAAATCTCCAGAATCTCCTCCTTGGGGCGGCGCGTAAAGTCGGCTATTATAAAAAAGCAAGCCATCAACGCCGGCGAGGCTTGTTGTAGAATCCCAAGCACTCCCTCCAGCGGTAACGTTAGCTTGAGTATTATAGCTACCTGATATTAATCTATAACTTTCACCCCTGAACGTCTCAGACGTGGCGGTGGATGTATCAGATAGATCGTATAACAAAATTCCGCTTATTGACTGTGAGCCGGCGCTGGAAAGATTCGATTTTAGCGGTGCGGGTACATTAGTACTTACAGAAATCGACCCATCTAAAATAGGATCGCCTGTAATCGTCGCTGATCCAGTAAGATGCAGAATTTTCGTTTCATCTTCGCCGCCTGCATGATTGATAGATGGAAACGCTTGAGACGAGACTGAGCAATTTGTGCCGTTAAAAGATATTGTAGATGTAGAATATACATTACGATACGCATTCAAGACGCGGATCCTATATTCAGCGGTTCCGCCAGTGTTATATTTCACTCCCGAAAGATTTTTAGTTCCTGTCATGGAAAGCGAATCCATGGCAGAATTATCGGAAGACAATGCATTGGAATCGGGATCGTTCACCCACTCCACATAGTTGCATGTTATATCTGCGCCTGCTATTGTGTGCACCACCCTCGCGTAGTTCCACCCGCTCTGCTGATCAGCGGCGGTGATTGTGTATGTACCTTGCCGGTGTTGGAAAGTTTCGAAATTGCTGCTATCGCTAAAATGGCCTGGCGTGGTTGCAGAAAGGTTAAACCCAGACCCGTTTCCGTTCAAAGAATTCCCAGACCCGAATGAACTTAAATCTACAGAGTGTATTGCAGTGGAATTATCATTTACAAAAAGTTTCAAAGTTCCCTGATTACCGTTGCCGAATGAATAAGCGGCGTAATTTACACCATCTGCTGACACGTCGGCGTTCAGCGTTCCGTTGATCACTGTCGAGCCGCCGAAACAAGCGCGCCGTAAGTCATTACTTGCGGCAGTTGAATTAAACGTTCCATTAATATCGATATCAGAAAGATTGTCAGTGGGCGTCAACGTGGAAGGTCGTGCATTTGTATAACCGGAAATTGACTGCGATGATCCGAAGGAAAGGACAGCCGAAGTACCAGAGTCTGAACAGTTCATATCGTCTAGACCTGGGGCGGCGGAGGGTGCAAGCCCCTTCAAGACCTCGTTAAACCTATCCACCGCTGTCCCAACTGGTGTTACAGTACTGAAATCGGTGAATAACCCATCAGAATATGAACCGTCTTCAGCATCTCCTATAGACCCAGTGACTGCGACGACGCCACCGCCCAGATCGCTTATAACTCCAAGCTTAGATAAGTTTAGAGTGCTGATGCTTGAAACGCTAGAAGAACCGGAAACAACTGATATTTCTCCACCGGACGCAGCTACTGTCACAGCTCCAGAGGAGCCAGTAGTAATGGTCACGTTACTTCCTGCGATCAGGTAAGATGTCCCATCTTGTAGTTTGGTGAGTGAACCAGAAAGAGCTGGAGCAGTAACCGTGCCTGTGAAGGTCGATCCAGTGATCGTTGCAATAATCGAATCGTCTATAGAGAGCTCTGTTGAATCAATCACCAACCCAGAGTTGCTCTTAAGATCGACACTGAATTCGGTGCCTGAAAGATCTAGACCATCGCCAGCAGTGTATGTTGTGTCTGTGTCAGTAGATGATATTGAAATATACCCAGCTGAGGCAGAGGTTATGATAACATTAGCATTACCTGGTCGTAGATAGGAAGTCCCGTCTTGTAGTCTTGTAAGCGAACCCGAAAGAGCTGGGGCGGTCACGGTACCAGTAAAAGTAGACCCAGTAATCGTCGCTAAAACAGAATCATCAATTGAAAGCTCGGCAGAGTCAATTACTAAGCCAGATCCGCTCTTAAGATCGACACTAAATGCGGTACCCGAAAGATCCAGGCCGGAACCAGCTGTGTATGTTGTATCAGTAGAAGACACTGTGACATATCCCGCTGAGGAACTTGCTATTGCAATATTCGAGCCCTCGCGGAGGTATGACGTGCCATCAGACAGCGCTTGTAAGGACCCGGAAAGTCCTGCTTGCGCAACAACATCACCGGAAAAAATCGAGCCAGTTAATGCAGCAAACTCGCTATCTTTCACTCGTAGAGTGTACGCATTACCTGCACCGTCGTCGCTAGATGCAAGGCCTGTCCCCATTGTAATAACTCTCTCTTGCGCGAGAGAACTAGTCGCGGCCAAAACAAGATATTGTGCATTACCATCCGCGACGCCACCACCACCAGCGATTGCGCTAATTGTAATCTCACCAGAAGACCCCGTCGTTATCGTGACGTTATCACCCTGCCGGAGATATGACGTACCATCAGGAAGCCGCGTCAACGACCCAGACAAACCAGCATTAAAGACAACAGGTCCGCTAAATTGAGACCCAGTTAATGTCGCGACGACAGAATTATCAATACCAACAGTAATACCAGAAGTCCCACCATCATAAGTGAACGTTGATATCCCTGTTCCTTGAGCCAAAGAATTTGGAACATTCGCCACGCTTATACCAGAAGAACCCATATCGATTGTGCTGCCGTCAAGCTTGACCCTTAATTTATCAGAGCTAAATTCTAGGCCTGCGGTTGATGCAAGATCAACCGCCAGGGTTACATCGCCGGAAGCACCGCCACCTGTCAATCCCTGGCCAGCGGTAACACCAGTAATTTCTGTGCCATCTGTTGAAACGACTATCTGTCCGTTCGATGACGTAACGATGCTTACACCTGTACCGCAGGCAAGATATGGTACACCAGAAGACACTTCTTGTAGAGAGCCAGTTAAGCCCGCTGTTGTTGATATACCAAACGTATTTTTCCCTGTCCACGTATTGTCGACACCCTTTCGAGGAACCACTGCAGTGTCGATTGCAACTGTCTGGGTAGAAGAGCCGTCAAACGAAAATGTATCAATGCCTGTTCCTTGAGAAATTGCATACGGCAAATTTGCAACAGATATCCCGTTATTTCCGATCGAAAGGGTACTGCCATCTAAATCAATAGAAAATAAAGTTGGTAGCTCAGCACCTTGAAAGTTCAGGTTGATCCCGCCGTTCGAAGCCGCGGCCATCAGCACGGTTCTGTCAACCAGGTCAACCAACGTACCCACAGTAGATTTTGTTATTGTAGTCCCGCCGTCAGACACAAATAGAGATGAAGACCTTGTACCAGCAGAAGACAACGATGTTGCGTCTAATCCAACTGTTGCTGCACCTGTGCCATTATACGTAAAAGTGCCAATACCTGACCCGGCGGTAAGATCTCCTCCGGCACCAAGCGAAGCAGCGATTGTTATCTGGCCAGAAGTCGGGGTATCATAAGAAATTGTAACGTTGCTACCGCCCACAAGATATGGAACGCCAGAAGACACCTCATCATGCTTCCCCAACAGTGTACCAAATGTATTTGTTCCAGACCATGTATTGCTACTTGCCAAAAGAGGAACCGTAGATGTATCGATACCGACTGCCACGCTAGCTGTGCCGCCGTCATAACTAAATGATGATATTCCCGTTCCATGTGTTAAAGCATTCGGTACTGACGCAACGCTTAGTCCAGACGAATTTACACTTAACGTTGGGCCATCCAGATCGGCTTTTAATTTATTTGAACTAAATTCTAAACCAGAATTTGTCGCAAGATCTACTGCGATTGTTGCCGCGGCAGTATTATTATATGAGCTTGCGCCAGAAGCAGAATCATAAATTCCGTCTCCAAAAGTAATGGCATTCGCCAAAGTGCCACCGGCGCCTGCCGCCATTAAGTTGGAGACGGAAACCTTTTTTACATTGCGTGCAGTGGGGTCATCAAGATCGTAGATGAACAGCAAGTCTCCGGAGGCGGGGGTCACAGCTAATTCTGAGTCTACATCATTTGGATTCAGACCCAGACCACTTGAAGAGAATGTAATTCCTCCGCGGTCATATAAGTCTACCTTTACTGATGCGTTTCCGCTTCCGTCATAAGTAAAGTCTTGAATTCCGTCCGCCTCTACTCCCGACAGCGTCCCGACCAGCGCGCCTGTACCCGCGGCAATCGTAACAGCGCCGTCTGAACCAGTTGTAATCGTTACATTGTTCCCTTCGCGTAGATACGTAGTACCATCAGCAAGGCGTGTTAAAGAACCAGACAATGATGGAGCGTACACCGTTGTGGCCTCAACATTACCATGGACAGCGAGAATCCGATGAAATTCCTTATCATCGAACCCGATCTGGAAGTGCTGGGGAGAAACTATCTTTAAGATAGAATCGTCAGTTTTCGATCTTATGACCAAAAAATCAGATTTATTTAAAGATGTCCTTGATTCACGTGCCATTCAACATTCCCGTTACGTAACACTAAATATTACGAAAAGCAACGTGGTAGCCGGTATTATCTAAGCGTCGTTCGAGAAACCATATTACCGATATCGATAGACACGAATGGGTTTGTTGTAGGAGTCCGTTGGGCCTCACCCTCAAAATACGGGATGGAAGAAGTCATAAACGTGCTTATGTTCTGGCATGATGTTTTGCTAGCATCATCTATAGGATTACCGTCAGCATCAACAAAAATACAAGAAACAGCGGCGTCACCTGTCCCTCGAGGCGTCTCATCGTCTCCTGTGTTGAAGAACTTCGTATAACGTCGTTGCTCTAACATGTCCCTCAGCTGGCCGTATCTATCCGGTCGAAAAACTGCGTTTGTGTAAGACCAAACATAATTCTTAAGGCCATACTTGACACCTTCTGGATGGTCAAGACGCATGGAGAAGGCCTGCTGGCTGGAGGGGATGGCGTATGTATTTAAGCTTTTGCGGTTCCAGGTAAATCCATTTGTGGTACCTCCGGTGGAAGAAAGATAGCCCGAGCCATCATAGAAATATGCGCCACCAGTTGTTGCGAATCCAAATAGAGCGGCAGCCATTGCCTTGTCTGCTGTGTCTTCTGATTGTCGACACTCCAGAGTCGGGTACGTGAGGAGCTTCCCCCTCGACGCGTAAGCCGCTCGCACCAGCGGGCTTTGGAGATAAGCAGTAAGACTTCGGGGCGGACCGAGACGTGCCCATCCCCACCTAAAAGGCCTGGGGATGAGCTGGGCCCAGCCGTAGTTCAGCCCTGGTTGCGGAATGGTGCGGTAGCTCGATTGGTCGGCGGGGTCTTTCAATACTCTATCCACGTCATCATATCTACTCTCAAAAGGAAATGCGCCGACCCACCCATTATTTACAGCGGCAAGCCCTTCGCTGCTGCTAGGATCGGAATACCGAGTCGAGGCCTGGAGTCTATAGAACAGATTCTGACCAGATGTGTCGGGAGTCTTCCCGTCAATTTTCCAGATCTGTGATACAGTGGGCAGAACGGAGTCCCAATACACTTCACTTTGGTCTGGCAAGACCACAAATCGTTGCAATGACTTGTTAAAAGACAGGTTTCCATCCCAGCCAGTGGCTGCCACCTTCCGGACGTAGATATTACGATCACCCGAAAAGGGGTTGTCCTTCTTATCGTCCTGTGGTATGTATCGAGCGCTACCTGTTATATATTGATCCAGGTAAGAACCGCTGTATGCTGTCTTGTCATCGACCAAGAACTGGTCCATGACCGGGTTATCGAAGTGAAGGGCCTCGTGTACGGCGTTTGTGACCAGGGGCTGGTTCAACTCCGCGGGATGAGGTTTATTATCACGTAACAGAGTACCGTACAAGACAAGTCGCGCTTTACCGGCTTTCAAGACAGTTTGACGGATCTGCTCAGACAGGTTCCTTCGATTGACCCCAGGTCGGAACTCATTCGGTACATAATTTGGGGTGCTCTGGTCGTTCTTTGCGCTGAAATCGTTGCCCTCGACACCCTGATACCCTTTCTCGTCAGCTCTAGAAAATGGCCCAGAAATACTGTTCAACGGCTTAGGAGCACCCTCATTCATTCCACCGATCGCCGGCTGGAAGCCAAGCACCAGTTTATCTCCAGGCTCTAGTACATAAGGAGAATTATACGTATATGTACGAGCTAGGGTACCTGTCGTTTGGGTCATCGCACCGATACAAAACGGCCAGTTCGTTACCGCATTTGCAGCGACGAAATAACCAGAATTGTTTGTAGAAGCCGACTTCAGTGCTTCGAAAGTGGTCGACCATTCTTCAGAGTCTGCGCCTGGGGCATACGGCAGTGATTGGTTCAAGTGATACTGTGAAACGGCCACCCAGTCGCTATACGCTTGATTACCCTGCTGGGTTAGTGTAGATCTTAGGTTAGAAAAATCAATCGGTTGAAAGCTGGACGTCTGGACAAAATGAGCCGAGCCAATCGGACCGGTCCACCCATAGTCCCCCCAAAAAGATCGCGGATCCCATGACTCGAGAAAGTCGCTATATGCACCCGTCACTACCCCCTTCACGGAGGGCACATACGATAATTTTTGTGATGTGGGTACATCCCCCGGGACGGACTTGACGATTGATCTTCCAGACGATAGGCCGACACTCCTGAACACATGACTTACGCTGGTGAATTCGTCAATTTGATGGACATAACTACTTTCTCTCGGGTAGAAGACGCCTTCTTCGCTATCGTTTATATTCTGGGGTACGACAGGAGTAACATAAGAACCGACAGTGGTGCCCGGCGTCCAGCGAGCATCATATTGGTAAAAGAGAGTGTTGAAAGTTCCTCCAGCGACGGCGCCGGCGGCGTTGGAATTCTTGATGTCAGTTAACATCGTAAATGTTCCTGAGCTCAAGATATTCTGGCTAGCAGTATGATAATATTGGACATTGGTTGGCCACGGCTCCCGACTCGCCGTCGCGACGAGATACGCGGAGGAAGGCTTGAGCTTATACCATGGTGTCGAGACCAGGTCGCCGGTGGCTGGATCCCAAACTCCGCGCGGGACACCACCCCGCCACCCTAATACGCCAGGTGTGGGATCAGCAGCCCACAGCTTAACGAATCGCTCACCGTGATCCAATCTGATCGAAGTCTCACGGCGAAGACCAGCTTCGAGAAGAGTCTGTCCCGTCAAGGATCCAGTAATCCCAAAACCGCCCCACGTAAAAAAATCATTCGCGCCGTGGCCGATGGTGGCATTCTCTTCATTCAATCCTACTGCCGCTGCTTCAGAAACGAATAACAGCGGATTCGAAACAAAAGAACCACCTCCCGCTTCGTACGATCCAGAGTGCGGCTGACCTACAAAAATTGTGGGAAGACCTTGGAGGTTAGCAGAAGGCGCGCCCCCCTTGCCCGTGGCGAGATTCGCTGTATCTATACCAAGCGTATTGTAGCGCGCCTGGAATGGATAATAAGCATTCGAGAAATTGAGACCGACGTACTCCGACTTGATCGCTGGGTTCTGCATGTCTTTTGTGGGATGTCGCGAACCACCGCGGAGGTCGGCGTAAGGGAGACCTGACGAATCTGGGGACCGGTATCCAAGCCCCATCGGATCGAGGTATTGTTGTTTGACCGTCGTGAAGAGTGAGTGCGGAAACCCCGACCTCGGAGAGGCGCCCACATTATAGAACTTGTTGGTTGACCCAGACATACCGCTGCGCAAGACGTGAGTTTCTTGCCAGGATGAACCACTCTTGAATGCCTGACAGTCGGACGTAGAACGAGTGTAGCCGTAATGAGCTATCTGACCGTACGTTATCAATTCTCTAATTTTATCGGTTGAGACGGAAGTGATTGGAAACTTGTCGGGAACAACAGGATCCCAATCTTTCTTCCGGCCTTCCATTGGCCACTGCCGCGAGCGTTGAGGAGACGCTAATGTCGAGTACTGCGCTTTTTGTGGGCTTGAGCGATCGACAGTGCCCTTTGCTTGTCTCATTAGAAAGAACGTATCACATCTCCAGAAAGGTACTCCGCCAGGGGTTTGAACAGACATAGTTGGTATCAATTCACGAATAGCTCCGTTGAACGTCGTCTTAGGCGCTTGGGTGGCGGGGGTCCCGCCGGCGAACATTGGATTTTGTACGACCTTGTAAAATCCGTCATCCGATGGTAACAACATCCCCTTACCGAGATTGCTGAGGTGACTATTGGCTTGGTCGCCGTGCTGACCACCCATACCACCCATAAGCGGAAATCGGCCATACGAGAAAACGTCATGGGAAAGTACTCCCGGCGCCTTCGGACTATATTTTGACGGTGCTTCCATGTACCATTCTGGTAACGTAGTTCCTAATCTGTTGCGCGCACCGGTGACGCCCAGGTCGTTATTCTGGAAAAAACGTAGAGATCCGGAGAGATTGGTGTCCGTGTCGCCTGTGTGTGGGATGCACCCTTCCTCCATCTTCCATACCTGGAAATCGGCAAGTTGGCCATTGAAGCCGCGCGCTCCGTCGTTACGGTTACCTATCACACAGTCATGGTTAGCGTCCTCGAAACCGGCCCAATATATCGAGCCGTAATCAGACGGATCGATTGTCGCAGTCATCGCCTTGTAAGTGCCCCATTGTGCCGGCACGGTTTCGGCGTCTTCTCCTTCTATGGTGACACCAGGGAGGTCGCTTGTTATCCATGCCTGGCAGGACGCGGGGTTTCCAGTACCGGTGTACTCACCGCGAGAAGCGGACTGAGCGAACTCCCCAGGGTGGAACCTAAGCACAAGATGGTACCATGCCCCATTGCTTGGATCGATCACCACATCATTTGTGCCCCACTGGGCTTCATGCATGCTGCCTGCGGAAGACGTCAGCGCTGGCTGGTAATAATTGGCATTAAAATAAAGTTTTGGGCCCGGCCCGGCGTCATAGAAGAAAGCAGCCATATTACCGAGACCTGTGTTGCTATCGTCGCCAAAGTGGAATAGCCGACCGTAGCTGCCGCCGCCGGCGCCGAGGTACCTGAACCACATCGAAAACCATATATCGCCGTAAGCGAGAGCTTGACCATTATTACCGCGATATGGATTATGGGGACCGATATACGAATTCATCTGAGAACCACTTCCGATAACAAACCCATTCGTACCGCCATTGAAGGCGTAAGAACAACCCTGTAGTCCTCTACTCGGCGTTTGGTTACGATCGAGAGTCGGCATGGTGAGAGCGGCGCTCGGCGCGACGGCGCGGAGAAATCCATCCCAAGGCGTTCGACCTAACTGATCGAACGCGAAGAGGGTTTCGCCGAGGCCGATGTCGGCGGAATCACGGCAGCCCTCAGGATGGCTATCGTATATTTTGCCGGAAAAGTTAGGATCGTGATCCATTCGGTACCGGAGCCACGGCCCCCGAGGGTTAGTGTACCGTCGCTGGCCACCTTGTGGTCCGGTGAGACAAGAGGCAGACTCAGGAGGCACATGGGCGCCCGGGTACTCATTGCCATTCTTGTCTGTCAGGTTCTGAAGGCTTGTGTCACCGCACAGTACTGTTCCTATACCTTCACCGCCATGACCTGGGACATGTCCCAGGTCTCCCTGGAGGTCATTAGTTGTTACCAATGTAGTGCCGGCCCCTCTATCGGCACGCGCTCGACCGGGGATCGCTTTACTGGAATCCGAAGATGAAACCGCAAGGAGCGTCCCGGGATCGCTACCGTCTCTTACGACGTATCCGAGCCCATCATCACCCGACTCTATAAATTCCATATCATGGGTGATCTCCATCTTTTCCAACAAAAATGGAGCAGATATATACTTCGACATATCAAGAAGCTGGCTATCGGAAGCATCCCACTTTTGATCGAACGGAAATCCGAACCAATCAGTCGGCCGGCCGCGGGCTGCCAGAGGAAGGAGAGGCTCTGCTTCATCAGGAGATATCGCAAAACCTGTCGTTGCGGCGAAGGCAATCGACGTACTCGCCATCAGGAAAGAACCTGATGCACCAGTGCCTGGGACCTCAACTCCGCCGGAGGGTGCTGAACCTACCTCATCTAGCGAAACTGTCCCAGTGACATCCCAACCCTTGGTATTGAAATTATAATAGCATATACTATTGATGCTCGCAGGGTCGGGATGGCGGACGGTGTCCTGGCTAAGAGGATATGGATATGAATCGTACGGGCCCTCGGAATTGGGTGATATCAAAAGCGTTGACCTATGACCCATTGTGGTGTCTGTCTCGCTACTGAGGTCTATAACGATCGCGATCCTATCTCCCAGTTTTTGATCGAACCCCAGCATCGTTTCTTTGGCAGTCGCTATTGTCGCTGTTGTCAGAGACGTATCGATACGACTATCGTCGAATGGCGCCATGGTGCCTTCAACCCCACCGCGCAGCCCAGCGTCAGCAGTGCTACCAGACATGTTCATAATGAAGACTTCTTTATTCATCAAACCCGGACGAACGCGGTGGGAAAGATCTGCTGACGCAGTTATACGTGTCTCTATACGATGATCATCTCCCGAACGATCGCCGGAGCCCGAATGATAAGATCTAAGGTGGCCTTGACGAGTTGACTCATAAAGATATGTGGGTAGCATATCTGGAAACATAACGGGCGTGTCTGTGGTAAACACAAGCGTGTCTTCATCACTAAACGGAGTTACCGGCTCATTTCCAAGCCGTCCCTGATCACCGGTTCTGCTAATCGACGGGTATGTCCGGAGCTCATTATCCATACGCTTAAGAACGGTGCGCGGACCTCGGTTATCCAGTCCGGATGTATGCCGATTAAATCTAGCAGTGTGTGAAGTTGTGGTACCGGGGGAGCCGTCACTCCAGCCGGAACCTATTGCTTGTGACAATTCATCAGATATCCATCCATCGAATATCGCCAATTCACTAATTCTAGAGCATTGCCCCCAATCGTTGCTGTCATTAAAGCTTGAATTGGGAGATGAATTATAGTCACCGTAACCGACAAATATCTGTGGGTTCGTTAACGTAACAGGAATTCCGCTTATGCTTTGCGCGTTCTTGGGACGTTGCGAGCCATCAGCTTCCTTCCATGCTTCAAGACTCGTGGAACCATCTTTTACACACCCAACGATCGTGTACCATTCTTGTTGGGTTATACTAACGTTGGCAGCAGTTTCGGACTGGTTGGTAAAAACTCGTAATTCGATTGTGGGAACCCCAGAAGTGCTAGTAACAGAAAAAGACACTTGTGTGGTGTTCAATTGAGATATAGAGAAAATCAGCTCGTTAAAGGTACTGGTGGAGGATTTTGCGAATTTAAAACGAAAAACGAATGTACACCCCTTGGTACTTACTGGATCTATACCTTGTAAACCTTCCTGAAGAAGAAACCGGCCGCCTCGAGTAGAAAAATCAAACGTGCGTTTCGGATACGGACGGATGGCTCGTCGATCTGTACCGGGAATCAATTCAGCCGAGTATACGGTAGATGGATCCCCCCTGTTGTCAGTGAACATCTCCCGATCGAGAGAAAGTTCTGGAGGAAGGGCTGGAAGCATACTGCCCAATGTAATGCTCCCCGTCACAACATTCATCCCGCCCTGTTTCCCCGACCTGTCGGGAATTATCGCGGCGGAGTCGTCACCGCCATCAACATACTCGTTAAAGCGATAGTGCGCTAGACAGCTGCTGGACAGATCCCACCTCTTACCGTGTGCACCTTCCGACGAAATAAAACGCGAAAGGTCTGGAATAAACGGTGTTTTCTTCCCTCTAAACATTACAAGTCTCCGTACGTAATTGAACCAGCATTTTTGTCAAAGTAAAATCCATGATTTGCCCGCTCTTCTGTCGGGTCGGCGGTAGCTTGAGATCCTGTGTTCATCAAACGCATCGCCGCTATTAAATTATCTTCAGCTAAAGAGTCCTCGTACGTGCCGAAACGTGCGTTGTATATCGCACGTACCTCGCTCGGCTTTAAGTCATGATGACTCCACACAGCAAGATCCGATATGATACCCGAGAATGTCTTCACACGAGTGCCGGATGTACTCACAATAAGCCCGTAGGAGTTGATGGCGTCTGGAGTTCCATTGCCGGGCGTGTCTTCTGTAATAGGAACAATTCTACCATTGATATACATCGTCGGGTCAAACAAGAACGGGTAGTCGGAAGTTAAGTACGTAATCGCGAGGTGGACCCATTCTTTCTCGGGGACTGGATTTCTCGATTCCCACTTACCAACCTGGCTTGTGTAAATTCTCTTAAATGTTAGATAGCCAGTGGTATCGTCAATATAGAGCCTAACATTACCGTTTCCGATTGTAACAATAGACGACTCTTCGTTCACTCCCGTGTTTATCACTCGTGAGGTAGGAGCATCCCACCAGACCCAAACCGATATAGAACAATATCCACCGCCACTTCCCCAAGATGTGGCCTCCCAGTCAGCGGCGTTAGAGGAAATTACACGACAAGGATCGTCCCCCCCCCACGCAAATCCAGCGCTTCCTGTCTGGATCAATGCTGATGGAGAAGAGGTGGATGACGAAGGACCATCAGGGTCTTGCCACTCAAAGAAGACCGGGTGGTCATACGAGTTTTGCATGGAACCATCTCTACCATTTCCGCTACTGTCCACCACGTCGCCGGAGGGATCGGTAGCGTATGAGTTGTCTTCATTGAACCTAAACCAAAGAGCAAGCCTATTGGAAGCCGGAAAACGATATCTCATGGCGTGGAAGTCCGAGTTTGCGAGGTCCATAGAGAATATTGCATCTGTATCGACAAGATCGTAAGGTGCTGACATCCCACTGCTCATTAATTGATTGTTCAAAAATAATACACCGTTTGTGGCATCAAATGCTGTCGTGTCAAAAAAAGCAGTGTCAGATTCCTGAGTGATATTTGAGTACGCTCCTACGGGTATCGTCCCCCAATTTAGCGGAGCATCTAAAAAATGGGCAACTTTTGTATCTGAGGTCTTCCACGTATCAACGATCTGCTTACTTCCGAAGTATGTCTCAGCAGCGCCCCCCGTCAAGCCACCTCTCACGGCGTGGCCCTCATAACGATGGTCGGACATGCCCAGTATTTCTGGTCTAACATCTAGCGGCTCAATGATACCATCAAATTCGTGATCGAGCAATGAACCAAGATTAAAAAGATGCACAGGCCACATCGTCTCTTCCGATGCTTGCAAATAGGCAACTGGATCGTAGCGTTGCGTCTCGACATAGGGCATGCCCTGCTGGACGGTCGGTGCCTGTCCGAAATCTAATTTCTCCATATCAAAATCAATACGTTGATTTATTTTCACATCATTTTCGCCGCGCATATCATTTGGGTCTGGATTCATTTGTAGCGTATCGTCAAAATACGTGTCAGGGAGCTTGTCTCCATTTCGCCATAACGACATTGGAGCGCCCTGTCTGATCCTTGGAAGGAGGCTTGGGTAGTAGATGCCATCTTTCTGTGCGTCAAGGCCCTGCAGGGACATCTCGTACTGCGAACCGGTAGGAGATAGCCTTTCGCCATAGCCGATGAGGTCATAATTTCGATACGTATAATAAAAGGAGCCACCGGTGGCGTTATATAGCGCTGTCACATCAGCTTCAGATAATACAACTCCCCAGATCGCAACATCGGCCATATTTCCGTTGTAATAATTTACAGTTTGTCTCGCACCCACATAAAGAGACTCGGCGGAATTCTCCATCGCAACATAAGATGAAGCAAGAGTAGAATCATCAGACAGGGATTGCGCGACGCCATCAATATAAATTGACATGCAGCCCGTCGCATCGCCGCCTGCAGCGATTGTCTCTGCCCCGGTCCCGTCATATGTCGCGACTATATGGTGCCAGCTACCTCCTGTTAATGAAGCAGCTGGAGTTTGTGCTAGCAGGTTTGCATTTACGCTATCATCACCAACCTTAAATCGTATTCTAGAATTTCCGTCGCCATTGGCATCATACAAGACCAGCTGGTACTCCAAATTAACACCACTCTGCTCACCTTTGTGGATTATAGTGTCATATGTCAGAGATCCGGTTCCAGTACGGTAAACCCAAGCGCTTACAGAAAATGGTGTGTCGGTAGCGCCGTCACCGAACGAAAGCGCAGTTGCATCAGCGGGTACCGCAACTGTGACGACGTCAGAAGATCCGTCAAATAAACATGTCCTCATTTGGATATTCGATGACGGTGTTGATATCGAAAAGCTCGGTCGTTCGGTGAGAGCTGCAAACGAGCCGGGGAGTCCCATTCCGCTTGCATCAGTAATAGAACCAGCAGCGGAAACGTCTTCATTTAACCGCCACCATCCAGCTAATGAACTATGCGCAGTATATTGTGCAACTGGAGGTGGACCACCAACGTACATCGATGCAGTAAGATTATAATATGCAGTATTATTGACTGGCGTCGTTATGACATATTTTGGCATCAGTACTTCCTCATATCACCAACAAGTTGTCGGAGTAGTATTATCCCCTTAAGATTTCTACGAGTACTCTCGCCGAGATATACATCACCAGAACCATACGCGACCTTCGGTCGCTCGAGGCCATGGCCCTCAATTATAAAATTGAACCCCAGATAATTTGTCTTTCGAGGAATAAGGCTCTCAATAATCACATCAAATGAATCATCAAGCCATCTAAAGAAATCAAACAGCTTTTTGTAATTAATGGACTCTGTTAAGCGATTAAAATATATTTTTCTTAATCTAGCAAGATCTGGATACTCTTCTGCAAACATCAGCTCTGGGGCGCCTAACGCGAGATCAAGTGCGTCGAGAGTCGCATAGATGTTCATTATGTCTTCGTCAAGGGCTTGCATTATAGAAAATTCAATCATAAACCGGGTGTCATCAACTGGTTCAGCGGATTTAACGATCTCATAAACTGGGGCTGGATTACCGCCCAGCTCAAAAAGATTTTTTCCTTGAGTGAACCCGGCCACTCGAACCTTATTCTGTTCTGGCATCTCATCGTAATTTGGGGATAAAAAGCTAAAATCAAAACGCTCGGGCTGTATAATACGTTTTTTGGCTTCAAATCCAAATGCCGTTGCGCCGCTAGCATTGCCACCGGCGGAAACAGGATTGAAGTTTTGCGAAAAATCAACCAGCGGTAAAGTACCCAATTCATTGCTTTCTGTGCTAGGCTGATCTGTCGAAACATCAATACGAAGCTTCTCAAATGAACCCGTTACATCTGACGAAAAGCCAAAGTTAACAAGCGGGTCCTTCACGCCAAGCGACTTGAAATTTAAAATATGTTCTTTCGATTCATCTTCATCGAGCGCTTTTGACCAGAACCTGCAATGCCCCCAAAGGCCGTCAAAACGAGTTGTTCTTGCAGTGTTGCTTATAGCACTATCGTTTAATTGGTAAAAGCCGGTGCCAGTGTGGATATTTTGAGTACCAACCACTATAAACGAGCCGCTAGCATTAAGGATCGGATCAGACACTGCATTTTTTCGTTGAAATAAATTTTCACCGGGAAGATCAGAATAATCGTTTTCAGCAAAGTGCGAAGAAGTTACATAATACTCAGAAACGTCTCCATACTCTTGGCGGCCAGCTCTTATAAAATAGCTCGAAGACACATACGATCCAGCATGCTCTGATCGAATTCGACCACAAGAAATATACCAAGTTTTGCCATCAAAAATATCGGCGCCGGTTAACGGAAGAGCAAGCAAAGGTGCTGATGAATTGAAACCTGGTCGACAATACAATGTGAGCTGCTCGCCTGTTTTCTCGGCGTATACAGCACGAGATATTGGCGGAGTCGCAACGAGGTTCAGTAATACCCTGTGAGAATTATCAGCAGCGCTGGGATTACCCTCGTCCTCTGACGCAGTTACGTGGAGGCGAAATAAGCTCTGGTTCCAGGTGATGTCTCGCGCCATTGGAAACTTCACTCGAGTTTCGATCGTCCAGCTGCCTGACGTTAATAAGCCGTCTCGGGCGGCGTCTGAATATGTACCTCCGTCGGGATGTGCAACAAAATCGCCTGATATGTTCGGGTATCCCCTCTCAACACGTGATGCAGACAGAAACACGCTTTGCACGGCTGGCTTCACGCTATAAAAACCATGCGCATCTTCAACACCCGTCATATTCGCCATACTCCCAGAAAAATCTAGTAACGTAGACACTTCTGTTGCTTTTTCTCTTGCAAGACCCAAGCGTTGTGTCGAAGTGCCACCATATTCGACAAATCTGAATATGCGATTGGGGTCTATACCAGAGGCCCTAAAGACAGCCTTCATGGCATGTTTTGTACCTTTCGAAATTATAATTTCGCGGATGTTCGTTAAAAGACGTCGCCAAATCTCGTTTTGAACAAACTGCAGACTTTTTGTTATCTTCCCATCAACAATTTCTTCGCCAGCAAAAAATTGATTCATTTTTGCGTTTCTAAACATATTTGGCAGCTCGATACCATAATGATGCGCCAGAACTGGTAAAAATTGATCAGCAATTGATTCTTCTGTATCATATTCTGCGAACACTAAATTACTAGCATGATCAAGCATCGATTTGATCAAGTCAAACTCTCTTGCCCACACAAAAAGAAGCGAAGAAATAATCTGGGGTTGTCCCAACTGCGCGCCGCCAGGTGCGCTGTAGTCGACGGAAGTAGTTGATGATAAGCCGTCCATCAACGAACCATCAGGGTCAGACGACACATCAAGCGTCGCCGCGGCCTCTGCCAAATAATGTTCTGGAATCAACTTTGTAATTAAGTTAGGATTGTTTGTATCGTATGATGAGGCAGTCAATAATAATTGTTCGTTGAGCGTTAATACGGTGGGGTACGATGGAAAAAGCACAGGATGCTTTACAGACGCCTCAAATAGCATTGGCGGAATGTTATCAGTATCAACAGTCCGCATCGAAGCGGCAAAATTGCTTATCCGTGAATGTAAGCTCATCCCAGAGTGGTCTAAAACAACATCGTTGTTCGTATACGATCCTGTTGGTTCATTAAAACGTAATGACAGCCTAAGACCGTCTTTCGCGAACATCGTTCGCTGGTTGTAATACTCTATGTCTTCCGTAGTACGTACATCAGAAAACACTCTGAATTCGTCAATGGATCCGCTAAATGTTTCAGCTGGAATAAATTCTGACCCTCCCAGTTGTAATGTGCTACCAGTCGCTATAAAAAAAGAGGCTCCGCGGGTAGACAACGATCCAAACTTAAAGCGTCGAGACTTAGCTGTTATCGCAGAACTGCTCATTATAGCTGCAAATTTCTTGCCTGGCCTCTTGTCATAAACGAAATTTAGAAAATGAAATTGGTCTTTTGGTAAAGAATAAGATGCAGAAATATGATCAGACCCGCTAATGACAGCAAAGTTTATATTAGCAGCCGATGCATCGCCTGAATCTAGAAAGGCAGCATAGCCCACCCCTCCATCACTCATATGACTAAAAATTATCTGATTATCATTCGCTATGGGAGGCAAAAAAAGACGACACTCTACCGAAAAAGAGCGATCTAAAGGATCTAATATTGTTTTTGCAGAGCGGATTCTAGAAAGTGCTGGAAAAAGAACACCTGCTCTATCTTTTATTTCGATATATTGCTTTAAAGAACTTGAGAAGGTGAGATACCCAGTATAGCTTGGGAAAGAATCTAAGACATGTTTCTCAAATCCTGTCAGGTCATCCAAGAAGTCTTCATACTCCTCACGCGTTCCGTCGAACGGAAATTGATTTATTATCTTCTCAAATGCGATATTAACGTTTGATTCAGCAGAAGCAAAAAATGTATGGTTTTCAAATTTTGAAAAATCTAATGGAAGCTGCTGAGATGACTTAAGGGGTGATCCCGGAGGGTCATATCGAAACGAACCTGTTGTAGAGGACGGTGCAGATCCAGAAAGCGAGGCGGCGCTCTGGTGCTTTAACACCCCCGAAGAGTCTGTATACCTTCGGATCACCTGCGGGGTGAAAAGTCGCTGGTTTTCAAAAACCCGCCTTATCTTGGGTCCCTTAGCCATTAAGAAACAACCTTAAAAGAAATATCCCTAAGCTCCACAATTTCCGAAACCCCGCTATCCTTCACAAGCAAGTCTATAGTATAGCTTCTATTTAATGGAAGACCAGCAGTTAATAAATCAATATACATTCCAGCAGCATCAGTACAAAGCCTTGTCGAATCCGTTACGTCATCGAATGGTATAATAACCGTATTCGTTTCAATATCTCTTATCCTATAATATACTCTATCAACCACAGCTGTCTTTAATTTTCGTGGTAGCTTGTAAGCTTTGTCTTTTAATTGCGCGTCGATATCTTCTATAAAGAGACGAATTTTCGCGGTCGAGTATTGCTTATACTCTGGCTGCGCATTCAGCGCAGAGAACACCAAGCTTCTATTAACAAAATTATCAGTTCCGACTGCGGACTTCTTCACTGTAATAGAACTTGTCAGATATCCAATAGTTCTATCGATAGAAGACCAAATCTCTTTCAAGACAAGCTCATCCTGACTTCTCAAGGTCTTAAAAAATGTAGAATCAAACCTGTTAAGGGAAAATGAGGCAGAGTACACTCCAGTCATTCCCGCACCAGTTGCGGACCCGGTATGTTGAGATCCTGTTACAAAAATTGATTTAGCAGTTGGTCCAGACCCACTGATCAACGTCAGTAGTATGCAATTCTGACCTGTCAGTGCCGTATCAGATGCACCAGATCTAATGTTAGTTGCAGTTCCCCCAACAATATTTTTTAGGAACAAGCTCGCAGTAGAATTAAATATGAAGCTTTGATGACTGTCTTTTATGGTATTATTCCATGTTACAAGAATTCGGGGTGCCAATATTTTGTTTCTAACGTGGCGAGAGGCGAACCTTTTAGCGAACCTTGTTTTTGAATCTGTTTCGTATGACCCGCTAAAAGAAATTCTAAAGCCGTGGTTTGATAAATCACCAGCCAATGATGAAGAAACAACCTTTGTTACGTCAAGTGATATTTTCCCAGGCCCATCACTGAAATATTGAGACGCTCCGAAGTCAGTTATGGAAGATCCCAGGACGCCAGTTGTGATATAATCAATTCCCGAATCCCCCATAAACCCAGCTTTACCAGAGCCCGACAGACTCCATAATACCGGTGAGCCGGAAGAAGAATAGGATGCCGTCAAAAAATTTGCGGCGTCGACATCTAGAAAGCGGTTAACATCACGACCAGAGCCTTCAGAAAAAGCTTTAGCCAGTGGATAAGCAACAACCCAAAAATTTCTAGGAACTGGTGATCCTGTTTCTACCTCAGTTAATTCAAGCGTTGCTCTGAAGCTCGAGTTCGTAAAATCTAGAGAAGAACTCGCGAGTGTGGATAGCGTGCTGTAATCGAATTTTACTAATAAGCGTGACAGCTCACTAACAGATGACGTAACCCTAGTAGACCCAGAAGTATACGTAGACTCATCGTAGAGCTTAAACAAATCCAGTGTACCAGCCCTTCCAACATTCGTGTCGGTGGCTCTAAAACTATTATCAATAATTTTATTTGTGATGTATGTATCAGCGCTAGCCGTTAAGATATAAAACATGTTGAAATCACCTTACGGAAATCTTGATATCGGTATCTGGATATTTTAATTCAAAGATTGAACCATCTGGCCCTATTACCATTTGTTGAAATGTGTTCGCGTCGACGTTGAACGATACATCGCTATAAACTCTTTCCTCTACAGTCCCCGTAACATTCGTTACTTTGAGATCGACCAATGAAATTACTCCTTGCGTGTTCAGTACTACATTCGTAATATCCGACAACGCTATTGGCATATCAATTTGGAAGTTTTTTGTGTCTAATATTCTTGTCAAAGCCTTGATACACGACTGGGCGACTTGTGTCTTGTTTGATGTTGGATGCGCAACTATTTCCAAGCTTACAGCAAAATTAACAACTTGCGCATCTAAAATATCAAATGCATCACTTACGGCCCGAAATTCGTTTAGATATTTCCGTAGGTTCTTCTTTAGCGTATCTGGAGTTAGGCCCAGCTTTTTATCTTTGTCTCGAGACACAACAAATATCTGTGATGCCAATGAATTAATTGGGTTCGGACGAACACCAACACGGTACACTCTCCCAAATTTATTGGGTAAAGTGTATATTCTAGAAACCAAATCTTCTTTCGTGATAATTCTGTTCTGCGCTTGTCGGGAGGCAGGAATCTGAACTCGAAGTTCTTCTAGCGTAGGGGCGTTATCAGCACCGGAAGCGGGATCGTCATTCAGCACATCCACTGACGCTCGGACTGCAGCTGCACCAGATGCCGGCGCCCTGCTATCAAACGTCAGTATTAGCGAGTCGACAGTCTTAATTGTCGATGCAGCAACATTATGGTTCAATCCACCGCCGAAACGATACGTAATTTTTAGTGTAGTATTCTTTGGTGCTATACCAAGAGTGTGAGTTTGAAGCAACGAATTGGGGTCAATCGTAAATTTACCAAACGTCTTCTTACCATATAGCGGCAACGCTAGTTCAGCAGGGTCCGGAACAATATCATTGTCCAGCGTTGAGGCATCACCGGCGCCGAACCTTAATTTAGTTAATTTTGTGTTGTAATCATAAGTCGTTGTGAATCTGTAGGGCGCAGGAATTATTTCAATATTATTAGGAACTTGATCAGCATCTTCAGTAGTATTTGCAACCACCTCAAAAACGGTGTCTTGTGTTAGGTTGTTCACTTCATAGTACACGTTCTCTTCTACATCTTTCACGCTTATTATTTCTGTTATATTTTCAGACGCTAATGTTAGTGTTCTATAGGGTTTATGAACATTTGGAATTTTTATCGACTCCGTTTTTTCTTCACCAGAAAGACAAATTCCTAACCTAGTAACAACATAACTGACTGGATTCCCAGAGTCATCGGCCTCTACAAGGACTGCATTGTAAAGATAGTTTCCGAGATAATCTTTCTCTGTAAAATCCAGATCTTCTACCAGAGAAAATGGAACACCCTTAGCAGAGGCTAGCCTTGTACCCTGTCCAACTTTTGGTAGCAGCGTTGGAGAAGGCTCATACTCGCTACCCACAAGCTCGGCTGGGATTTCAAAATAAAATGTAACCCCGCAAACAGCCGGCGCTGCGCCCCGGACTTTAACACCCGCGCTTTTTAAGTGTTTTTGTACATTTTTGCTCTCGATGGCAGTAGCCCAATTCAATTCGTTAAATTGGTGGTCCAAATAAAACGCCATCGAATCACCGACAAACGCAGCCATATCAAGCAGCAACCCTCCTAAGCTAGCTTCAGTGAAATCTCTTATCTTATCAGGAAAGTAAACCCTCGCATGCGTTAATAATTCTGCTCGAAAAGAATTGAAATCTTTTGCAAGATAACTTCGCTGTAATTCTTTCTTAAGGTCTTTTTTGATGTCTGATGCCATTGTCAACTCGCGCTATAGATTATTACTTCAAGAATCCTGTTCTGGACGTTTAACTTCGGAACACTATAAGTGATTCTAACACCGACTTTTGCGACGTTCTTGTTGTCAAAATACTCAGTAATGGGTTCGAATGTGGATGGAATCACATAGGGCATGTATTTACCGACGGCGCGACTTATCCTATTTATCGCCTCAGTTTGCCCATCTTCGCTTTGAAGCTCAAACGACAACTCCATTAAGTTCGCACCGAAATCAGGAAACCCCAACCGTTCACCGTGATTTGTGAGGATTAAGTTCTTAAAATTATCGCTAACTTGATCAGCCATAGAATAATTCATTTTAATAAACTCAGTTCCCTCCGACGACAGCGCCACGGGGGTTTTAATCCCAAAAGCTATATTCCTTTTTTGCTCTTTCTGTCGAAGCTTCCGGGCCTCGGCTTGTTCACCAACAGACCTAAAAGAGTAAACTTGTCTATCTCCTAATTTCGTTAACGCCATACAACCACCTGGGGTTAATTATCAACTTCTATAAATTCACCACGCTATACGAAGTTTATTCCATTTTCTAGCATTAATAAGATAGCGTCCATGTTCACCATCTTTGCCTCAGCACCATCATCAACATACCCATCATGAACAAAATTATCCCCGTAGTCAACAACTCTCTTTATTCCACCATAAAAATTAAGTAAAGGAACAACGTTAACGCCAAGCATCATGTCAGCTGAGTCAAGTGTATACGATCCCTGGGCATTTCCGCCTTCTACCGTTGTGGTCAGAGCAACATTCGGAGACCCCACCGCCGCGGAAGCGGCAGCGTTTGTTCCAAACGTAGTTAGTTCGGACAGCAACTTGATGTAGTTATCATCTGGTAAAGACACTTTAATGATCGCTCTCCTCACAAATTTTTCAACCGCCAAAGCAATATAAGCTGCTAGAATTTTACCTGGAGCTTCTGGATCTTCTGCTCCTGCAGCCATCCCAGATCGTCGGAAAGCGTATGCTATCTCATCGAATAATTGCATTCTTGCAATTGAGGGTACAACACTCGTTATGAAATTACCATCATACGGAATTGGTGGCACAGTGTCCTTGTCATCTATACCAGCATCGCTAATGGCCTTATCGGCAGCTTCGTATATGGCAAGGACAGCTGGATCGTCTTCGGCTCTGATACCATTCAGGATCGGATCTAGCGTTTGAAAAACAGCGTCACCCATCGAAGCTTGTGCATCGGAAGATGCCTGTAATGCGTTAAAGGTCTCAATTGTTTCTTCATCTCCCTCTACGTCAGCACTACTCCCGCTTTTAGCAGGCAACGCGATTTCGGGGACATCGACGTCAAATGCCAGCGGTAGTGTTAACGCCAGGGCGCCACCAAGAGTAGCGGCGGCGCCAACTGCGGCGGCGGAAATCGTAACCTCTTCCGCAGTGGGTTCAACAAAGGAATCGAGAAGTGCTGCTGTCGCCGCGGCCAGCTGGGCGTCTTCGTCTATTTGTAATTTGCCGAGCGAAAATGACCAGCTAGATTGACCAATTCCACTACCTGATTCTTTAGACATACATTATTCTCCCCAAATTCTTGTTGACGCCAACTGATCGAAATCTTCTGTTCTTGTTTTATGAATTTTAAGTAGTGCCTGTAGCTGCGTGGAGGCTGCTGTAACTTGAGGGTTTGGCCCCCAAAGAGGGCATTGATTGGATTGAAGCGTCGTACAAAAATCATCTAACGCTTCGTACAACTGCGTAAACAACTTCTTCAAATCAGAAAACCTCACCCACGGTTCAGTGCCGTTGGGACCCATTGGGTCTCCACCATCTCCCATAGCGTAGATAGACGAACGTTCAGACTGATCACTTGACTTTCTTCCTATCAATATCTGCTTTCCACTGATCTGAATCGTGCCATCAGGTAAGAGGTATATAGCGCATGCGTCATCGCTGATATCACCTTCCTTGATCAATCTTATACTGCCATTTATCTCTGGGGCTCCAGAGACGGGATCATCTGACTCTTTTCTTCTGGCAATCAAACGAATCTCATCAGACTTTGCAACAATAGCAGCAGGAAACTCAATAGAAGACTCATCTTCTGCGGGAGCTATGTTACCATCAATTGCAGATGGGATTGTATCACCCTCCTTATCGATGTGGAAACTTTTGTCGACCTGCATTGCCATCGCCACGTACAGCCGCGCTGCGTCGTTCTCCAAATCGGGATCGCCCTCTGCTGGAGTATCAAGCCGATTCACGTCGGCAGTGTCGTCTCCAACAGGATTTTTATTTGTTTCATCATACGCGTCTCGGCCACCTTCTTCGGGCGGAACATTCTTAACCGACCTGGAAGCCGTCAACTCGGGTTCCGCATCGACACTTCCGCCAAGGACTCTGAAATCGTAACGGCCGCGGCCGGCAACGATATCGATGCAGCCAGTGCTTATCGAAGCGTCCAGCGTGGTATCACCATCTTCCAATGTCGCGTTAGAGGTTTCTGCACCGCCAGCGTCTGTACGTGTAACACTGCTGTCTGGGTGGGTCCATCCACGATCTTGACCAAGACATATCAAAGCGTTGTTTGAGCCTTGAATAACAAGATCTCCCGGGCGCTTCGTAAAACGTGGAACTGGCTCGGGAATAAATGAAAGATACGACAGCGACGCGTTAACGATTTCTTCGTATGCCAGCTCAGTGTTTAAAGAAAATGCGTCTTCCGTGCCGGGACCGTTTGGAAAGCCAAAAATCTCAGCGTCTGCGTCTAACTCCTCGCCCTGAGCCGATGCGGACTTTTCCGAGGAACTCTTCTCACCTGTTGATCCGACAAACTTCCTATCTCCGTGAGTGTAATTGACACCATCGATATGGTCTGGCTCTGGAATCCTACACATCCAATAAGACACCCCCGCAGTAACATCAGGGGAATCGTTAATCACCCATACCTGCTCCCCGGGCTTTATAGGGAAACACAGGTGGGGAGGGAAAAATGGGTAACACAGAATGCCTACTGTGCCCTTCTCCTCGTTGGATTCTTCATCTGTTTCTACAGTCGCTCTTTTGTCTGCTCCCGCGGTCACAGAACGAGCGATCACAGAATTTCGAGGGGCAGAAGCCAGCAAATCTGGAGTAGACACAAGCTCCTGTAGCTCTGTGAATTCTTCTTCAGTAAACGCAGCTAAATCATATAGGATTTCCACGACCACTGCACGTTGCAGTACTTGCGTCGGGCCTGCTGTTCCAGCTTCTTCAACGACATCGCCGACATCGCTGGTGGGATTATTGATCTTTGCAACTGCATCTGTTCCCGAACCCTTTGCCATCACTCATCCTGTATTTGAGAAAATAATTCGTCAGCATTTATTGCATTATGTGCAGCTTCAGACTTCGATATCAAATCTGCTAATTTCAGTAATTGCTCGTTGGACTTTCCCATGCGCTCTAAATATTTTGCCAAAGTGCTACCGAGACTGACATGTTCTGATGCACTTTGCGTCATGCATGTGTATGCCTCGACAAATAAAATGTGGGCATTCTGACGATCTATTAACGCGTTGTCATATATCTCTTTCCAGAGTATTCTTTTCTTTTCATCAGCATGCTTTATCTTTTTTAAGACTCCCTCGAAGTCTTTCATCTTCTTCTTTGTTTGCTCTAGATCCTGTAAGCTTTTTTCGACTTTATCACCCATCATTCATCCTTAAAGCAAATCCACGATTCGAGAATCATGCACAATATCTTTGTAATGCTTTCGTATCTTCGACATCGCAACGGAAAGCTGCTTCGATGTCAATCCCGAAATTTCCCTCACATAAACGTAAATAGCACGCTTGTTTAAAAAGTCCAAATTATCAATGTTCTGAAAAACTGTTCGAATGGCCTGCACACAGATTTTTTCATTCTCTTTCGTAATACGTTTGTCAATTTCATCGATAACCCTTACTATATTGTCACGAAGCTCTCCCAATTCCATAATCTCCTGGGGGGAGGGAGCAACACTGCTGTTTGCAACAGTATGTTTATCTCTTGACGACATAGTTGTTAGATCGGACATCGAAACATGTCTTCTGTCTTCTTTTTTCGCATTTCGACAACGAATAATCAACCAATTTTTTGCTACAACGTTAAAATAAGAAAAAGCCTTTGTGCCGCGAGCAGGATCCCATTTGTGAATTGTCTCGTATAAGAACGTAACGCAGTCTGACTTCAACGCATGAAACCCATCGTACGGAGAATTAAATCCGTAAACAAAAATCAAGCTCTCTGCTAATTGATCGAATGCCGGAAGGATCTTCTCTTTATAGACTGTCTCTCTTTTCTTTGAGTCGTCTTCGTTCTGATATTCTTCAATCGATGCTTGAGTATCTTTATTGAAATACATGTTCCTCGGCTTACCGGGGTTTCTACGTATTTTCTTTCGTGCCATCCTCATTGTCCTTCAAACGACTAAAATCGTCCGTTAAAGTGTTGGCTATTAAAAGAATAGCTTCTCTAGAACGCACCAGGTCTGTATGGACCTGACGGATCTGTGGACTGTCTGAAAACAATGGTATTTCGACAATCTCTGTTATTGATGTGTAGCGCTCATCTAAAATATCTAAACTCTCTTCAAGCGCATCTTCGACTCGCAAGATTAGTAAAGCAAATTTAACAGCAAATGAAATTGCAATAATGGCAATAACTGTTGCTAAAACAAGCCCACAGACTAGTGCTGTTTCAAGAGTCGTCAACTATACGCTCCATAAATGCGTCATACTGCTCTTTTATGGCGTCTAGCGAAAATTTTTCCCTTAATATTCCTGAGCCAGTTTGTGCCCAGCGCTGGGGAAGAGAGGGTGCCTTCCTGAATTTTTTGACTCTGGCCTTGAAAGACCCTTCTTTTACATCTGCCCATGCGGTACCCTCTATAAAGACACGGCCGTCATGACGGGACGGATGAACAGGAACCATGTCATAATCTAGTGAAAGAAATTTAATGTGCTTCAAAAAGTCTAAATGGCCAGAATAATCTGTTGCGATAACGGGAAGACCTGCCGCGGCGGCATCTAAAATGGGTAGACCCCAACCCTCTCCGCGGGTTGGTGCCAACAACGCTTTTACGTTTTCATTTTTATACAGCGTAGAAATTTCTCCCTCATCCAGCATACCATGAGCCAAATAAAAGCGCGGATAGGGCCCTTGTTTTATTTCATTTATTAGCTGCTTAAACATCACCACCGACCTTTCTCTATCAGCAGTGGTAAAACGTCCCAAGTTGGTCTTCACGATAATTCCAACATCCTTATCGCTCTTAAACGTTTCCGCTAACCACTTCAGCGCATAAAATGTATTTTTTCGATCATTCTCTGGATTATTTCCAGTTACTTGCCCAAACATCAAAAAATTAAATGATGTAGGCAAATCGCTCAGCTGCTTATCTAGCTTTAGTGAAATTTCGTCGCTGTAGCTATGCGCCTCTGGTATCACAGCAATCTTGTGTTCTGGTACACCAGAGTCAACAAACGTCTTCTTTGTAAATGTGCTTGGAACAATTACCATGTGCATTTTCTTACACGCTTCGACCCAAGACTGTGAACATAGGTTTGTCTCAACACCGGCAGTCACACCGATATTCACTCGTGCAAGACCCGGATCCCACTCATCAGGTAATTGAACCTGAAACGAAAGATCAGGATCTTGAACAGGCGCGGATCGGTCCATGACCTTACCTATCAAACCATCTAAAGCAGTTGGGTCGAGGTAATACGTGCATATCCCCCACGGCACAATCGAAGCGTATACATCCCAATTTTTTGATAATGCCCAAGAAAAAACTTGACGAGCGTGTACGCCGTATCCTGTTACACTCAGCAGTGGCGCCCTTATTATTACTTTCATGTTAGTCCGATGCTCCCATTTCAATCACTTCAAAACGTGGGGTCATTCGCTCTCCAGCTTGCCATTTTTCAACAAGATTTAATAGCGTACCATGCCAATCATCAATTGTCGTTTGCAAATCAAATTCTTTGGAAGCGTATTCTTTACATTTTTCGCTTAGAGCGGCTCTCTCACTTTCATCCATCGAATATAGTTTATAAAAACCATCTGCGACATCGTGCACGTCAGCATAGTCCTCATATATGAAGGGTACGTTTTGCGAACCCACTAATGTCGTATGCTTAACGTCTAAGGCAACTCCGTTCTCAGTACCATCACGATGATTAACAACTTGACGTGTTAAGCCGCCAGTCTTAACTGCGACCACTGGGTTTCCCACTTGCATCGCTTCCAGCGTAGATAACCCGAACCCTTCAGCATATGCAATATTCACACAGCAATCAGAGATATTGTGAAGTATGTTCATTTTTGTGAAGTCTACTCTTTCTGGGGAAAACAACACCGAGTGTTGAACACCCAACATCTCCGCTACTGCCACTAAATCTGGGCCCTCCTGATCATGGGGGTCCGTATGCATCAAAAGTGTGGCATCAGTGATATTATGCTTCTCGAGAAACAAGCTCCATGCCCACAAAACATCGGCTGGCCTCTTCCGCTTTGCGTTCCGATTAATCCACAACACAACAAAGTCATCTTTCTTTTGATACCCCAAAATATCTTGGCGCCATCGTTTCTTTTCAAGCTCTGGAAGTGGAAAAAACACATCGGTAGGTAAAGCATGAGGAATAAAATTCGTTCTTTCGGGAAATTTTTCACTCACAATTTCATACGTTGGGTATGAATGACAATTTATTAAGTCTGTTGCAGCGTAATACTTGTCGTTGAACGTCGGGCGGGGACGATTGTCCCATACATGCCAATATGCAATGGGACACAACTGGTGAACTTCATCTTCCATTTCCCACAACCAAGTAAAAAATCTTGGGTCAGTAAAAAGTAATACGACGTCCGGACGCTCTGTTGCTAATGCAATTCTAAGCATATCTGGATTTCCAAATCCGTCTATTGGCTTAATAACAAAGTCTTCAGAGACTTGCACAACGTCGTAATTGTTATGCTTCAATGCTGCCCCGAACTGTCTTACAGTCCAGCAACCCTTCTCAATCAATCCATTAATAAGAAACCTTGACTGACATCCAACACCCGATGTTGAAAGAGCGTGGTCAGACAGCATTAGTATTTTATATTTCTTCATACACGTACCTCATCGAGATAATCATAAATGACAAGGGCTTATCGTATATGCTACATAATGCTTTTAGCCGCCAGGGCAATTAGAAGTGTTCTTAAATTCACAAAACAAGCACGAATTTCTATTTTTCAAAAAAATACCCCTGCGCACTGTTTTTACCATACTTCGTAAAATGCTCATCGACTTTTCTTCTGCTTTAGGACCAACAGATACGTTCACAAATTCGCACACATTTTCGAAAGGTGCGCCTCGTTTCAGGAGAACAAAGCCACACCGAACCTGTTTCGTACCAAGCCCAAGTTTGTTTCTCCAAAAAGTCTTATAAAGCGCAATCTGAGCCCAGGTCAAAATATCTTGGCGCTTATCCCTAAACCACCCCTTGTCGCCCGCGGTCTTCCAATCAATGACGTAATAAACATCTTTACCACGAACGCTTGTTTTAATAAGCGCATCGATAAAACCCTTGAAAAAGATATCAGAATCTGCATAATACTCGTACAGCTCTTCTTCAGCAGAGACTATTTCGTATTTCCCGAACGTTTCAGTTAAAAATTCTGGTAATCTAGAAAGGGCTGTTTCTGCGTATTCTTTCCATTCGACGAGGGGCGGGTGTGGTTTAGGTTTCCACCCTTGTGACTTTCGATACGCAGCATGATTATCAATAAAGGCCTGGGATTCGAACCCATGTTTTTCCCACTCACTTTCTATCATCGTAACAGCAATAGAAGCGTCCATTTTGCCTGTATTCAGAAAGTTTTCGATTGCCTCATGTACAGCAGTACCATAAGAAAGATATGGAGAGGGCTCATCAGTGCCAAGCTTGTCAATATAAAGAAGCTTATGTCGATAGGCGCACTCTTTCCAGCAGCGCACTTCAGAAAACGATACGTGGGGCTTTCCGGTACGAAATTCTATCTCTTCTGGTAACCTAATATGCATATAAACTTCCTATGATATATTATAGAAGTTGTGATATGCATTTACTCTATTTTTTTAAAACCTCGAAATGGTATTTTCTGACCATCCATCAAGCCTTGAAGCTTTAAATCACGACCTGCGGCTCGAAGGTCTCTTTCGGCCTCCAGTCGATCAGCCTGGTACATTAGCTTTGCTAATTGTTGAAATTTCATCTTTGGTTCCCACCCAAGCTTTTCCTTAGCCTTAGACGGATCACCCAGCAGCAAGGGTACTTCATGTGGTCTAAACAAGCGATGATCGATCTCTACGTTCCCATCGATCGGTAACCCAGCTTCCTTAAAGACTGCCTCGAGCCAATCTCTAACAGAGTGAGTTTCTCCTGTTGCAATTACATAATCGTCAGGGTTGTCCTGTTGTAGCATTAACCACATCATCTCCACATAGTCACCTGCATATCCCCAGTCACGCTTTGCGTCTAAATTCCCGAGATATAATTTTTCTTGTAGCCCCAGCTTAATTCTGGCCGCGGCGCGGGTTATCTTCTTTGTTACAAACGTTTCTCCCCGACGCGGTGATTCATGATTAAAAAGAATTCCGCTAGAAATATGCATGCCATATCCTTCACGATAATTCCGGCACAGATTATGTGCAAATAATTTAGCGCAAGCGTAAGGGCTGACAGGCATAAATGTCGTACTCTCATTCTGGGGATGGGTAGGATTATCACCGTACATCTCTGAAGATGAAGCCTGATATATTTTTATTTCTTTATCTACATGACGAATCGCTTCAAAAATGCGCAATGTACCCATTGCAATCGAGTCTACAGTCTCAATGGGGACGTCAAAAGAAACACGCACATGAGATTGAGCAGCAAGGTTATAAAATTCAGAGGGTCTGTATTCTTCTAGCAACCGATATAATGTTGTGGGATCATGCAGAGAGTAATATCGCAATTCAAAATTTGGATTATCATAAATTTCATTCACTCGGTCTGTTGTAATTAGACTTGTTCTTCTCTTCAACCCAATAACACGATACCCCTTTTCAAGCAAAAATTCGGCAAGATATGATCCGTCTTGGCCTGTTACCCCCGTGATCATTGCTATTTTCATAAAACGCCCCACGTCGGATTGTCCAGATACCAGCGTATCGTTTCCTCAAGGCCTTGTTCCAAACTTGTTTGCTGCCTCCACCCCATTTTTTGTAATTTTTCCCCGCACACAGAATACCTAAAATCGTTTCCTGGTCTTGTGCGCTCTGGGTACTTCAACTCATACCTTAACTCTTTTCCCATAATGGAAGCGATCATCTTCGCAAGCGTTAAATTATCTGTTTCAGCATCCGCTCGAACGTTATATTTTTCCCCAATGGTATGCGTCAGCATTAAAAATCTTACAGCTTCAGCAACGTCTCTAGAAAAAAGGTAGCGACGGCTCGAAGGTCTTGTACCTCCTCGGTCTGAGTGAATCACAATACTTTCATTATTTTGTAACTTCTTTATTACTATAGGAATAAATTTCTCGAGATGCTGTCGTGGGCCATATGCGTTCATTGTATGCGTGACGATAACAGGAAGTTTATACGTGTTTGCATATGCATTACACAGCTCCTCGGCCGCTGCTTTTGTTGCAGCGTAGGGATTTTTAGCATTATACCTGTCGTTTTCTTTGAACGTGGTTCCTGGCGGTGCTGGACCAAAAACCTCATCAGTGCTGAAATATAAAAACAGTTTTAACGTTTCACAGCGTTCCTTCGCGTAGTTCAGTAAATTACAAGTACCAACCACATTGTCCATCACAAACTCAAGAGGATATTGTATACTACGATTTACATGAGAACCTGCTGCAAGATGCAAGATGTAGTCTATTCTCCCCAGCTTGTGTATAACATGGTCGCTCAAAGGCGCTTTGAGATCGTGCCAAATTACATGAGTGCGTCGGCGCCACGATGGGTTTTTCGCAATAACATCACTTATCCTGTCTAGACATCCAGATGTATCCAGCCGATCAAGCGATACAATATCAAAATCGGTAGTCCTTAATAAGTGCTCTATTATCGCGTGGCCAATAAATCCCGCGCCCCCTGTTATTAGAACAGTCTCTTTTTTTGTGTTTTCCATATAAACAAAATAATATTAGAATTTTAGAAGATGTTTTAGCATACACTACCCGCTGTACATTGAAGCAACATAATCGCTGCAAATACCTGCACATATCGATAATTGCTCAGAGGAATATGACGCTGTTTCTGGCATCACACATATACACTTATCGTTTAATTCGCTACCGGGATACGCCCATATATATCCGGAAGATGTCATGGTGTATGCGTCGTTTTGATGCCAGAAAACATGCCACACTTGATTATCACTTAGAAAATAAGCATACGTGCTTAAGTCTTTAGCATGAATAAACAATTTTTCTCTGCGCTGGAGGAACCAAGAAATATCTAATTGGTATTCACCAAAATCATGACCCACAATAAACGTTTCGGAACTTTCACCCTGCCGAACATCGACCTCAGCATAGAAACCTGCCTGTAGCGCTTTATCAATATAGTCTGGATTATTTTCTAAGGACGGCACGGGGCCGTTGGTGTTTCCTCGATGAGCAATAAAAATCATTTGTAATTTCCCGCTATTATTTCTTCCATCAATTGGGTATTTACATCTCTAAAATTGCTGATCTCGTAAACAGTTGCGCCTGAGCCGCGAGCCGAGGCTAAACCTGTTACAGAGTCTTCGAATATTATGAAGTCCTCAATTGAGCCGCCTAATTGAAGCATCGCCCTAACATATGGTTCGGCGTGTGGCTTTGTGTTCTTTACATCATTATTCGTTATTAACACATCTAGGTACTTCATAAAACCAAGATTATTTAGTAGTGTAACTGTCGAAGCACGGTTCGCATTCGTTACTACCGCTATGTTTTTATTTTCTCGTCGTAAAAATTCAAACATTTCAATTTTGTCTTGATAGTCTTCAGAGTCTAACATACTCATCATTTTATTTGTGATTATTTTTTTTCTTTCGTATACAGCGTCTACTTTATTAAGAGTAAAGTACCCCTTTTGACAAAGCTTTATGAGCTTATCACGAGTAGTTATAGTTGACTTAAGGACAGAAATATCTTCTTGAGTTGTTAGCTTTAAATTCAAGACCTCGTCAATTGCTGCTAGCGTTGCTTTAACTTGTAGCTCAGTGGTGTCTACAAGCACCCCGTCATTGTCAAAAATAAAAGACGTATATCCCAAACTAGTGATGCTCCAAATAATATTGTAAGTCTTCTGGCGTTCCAAGTCCCCACATCTTCTCGACGTATGACACTGTAACGTAGCCACCATTATTGATTAACTCATTGTATACTGGACAGACATAGAATTCGTTATTAGTCCTTATATCTTTTTCTATCATTTGACTTGCTGCTTGTACGTAATCAGAGCCTCTTGCCCAAAAATATGCTCCAGCAGTGGCTATATCGCTGATGGGCTTTTTTTCAGCTACTTCCGTTACTCGGCCTGTTTCGTCCGTCTTCGCGAAGCTCCATTTTGGGTTCGTACCGTTAAATACAAGAATACACCCATCAACGCCGGGTTGCGTTGCGTCTCTTAAGAATGCCATGTTGTCCCAATCGAATACATTGTCAGAATTAACAATCAGTAGCGAGTCATTATTAGCGATATAGTCTCTAGCCAAAAGTGTTGTACACGCTGCTCCCTCTGTCATTCCGTCTACCAAGACTATTTTACACCCTGGAGCTATAGATTCCAAAAAACTTGCAAGACCATATTCGTGGTAATGCGAAGCCTGAACGACAAAAATATAAGTTGCATCATAACCGAGATTTTCAACAACAGTTTGTATCATTGGAGTACCATCAACGTCGATTAATGGCTTTGGTAGAACGTAGCCCGCAGACATAAATCGACTGCCCGCGCCAGCCATTGGAACTAAGACATTCATTTTCAAACTCCCCTTACATTTGGATAGCTTTCCTTAAACCATTTGCATGTCAATTGTATACCCTTCCGCAGAGGCGTATACGAGGCAGATGGCCAACCAAGAGAAAGAAAGCGCTTATTAGAGCTTGGTTTCTTAAATTGACCGCTTGGCTTTGTAATATCCCAAACAATTTCTCCGTCGTATTCTAAACTTTCACAAATCATGCTCACTATGTTTTTGATGCTTACCTCGTTTGTCGTGCCTATATTCACAGGAGCAGCCAAATCATAATTTTCTAATAAAAAAAGCAACGCAATTGCAATATCTCTTGAGTACGTAAATTCCCTTAATGGAGACCCATCGCCCCAAAGAACAGGTGGATTTCCCGTTTGCTTTGCTTCCCACACCTTTCTTATTATCGATGGTATGACATGCCCATTTTCTAAATCAAAATTATCATAAGGACCGTACAGATTGTTTGGCACTGCGCAGATGAAGTTACATCCATATTGCTGACGAAGGGCCCTTGAGTGTACGTCCAGCATCCTCTTAGCGTACGCATAACCAAAGTTGCTGGGGTGCGGCTCACCGTCATGAATCTGCTCTTCTGTTAGAGGATACACAACTGCATCAGGGTATACGCAAGTTGATAACAAAGAAACAACCTTCCCTACTCCAAGCTTATGTGCAACCGACAAGACGTTTGTATTTATCCGAATATTATCAGAAAAAAAGTCCGCGACAAAATCAGAGTTGCCCTTTACTCCGCCCACCCTGGCAGCAAGATGTATTATTGCTTCAGGACAGTGGTCCCTCACCATACATCGAGTATCATCAAGATATCTTAAGTCATAATCTTTCGAGCCAACAAATATAAGTTCATGCTCTGTCTCTATGCTTCGAAATCCAGCTCCGACCATCCCTGTTCCGCCTGTGATTACAACCCTCATATCTCCATAACCTCATAATAGTGACCAATAAGAAATTTGTTTCCTTTGCTTAGCGAAGTTAAGCGATAATTTGAGTTATAGTCTTCTGGCATCATGATCCTAAAATCGAAACTCACCCTGGTAACGCCAGTCTTGTTAGGGAGGTTTCCATGAGTGCACTGGTTTCCATTAAAGCGCACAATCTGACCAGGCATTAATTCAAGCTGATGAAAATCCATCTTCCCCGGCTCGCTTTCCGCAATAGTTGTATTACTCTCGAACATAGGAGTTAATGCAAGTATAAAATTTGTCTCCCCAAGAGGGTGATTGTAGTCGCTATCCTTATGCCATCCGCCCACTGCTACGTTATTTGGGAGGTGTACCCGAAATGTAGGCCACTTTTGATATATGAGTTGGTCTTTCGCATTAGTAATGGGAGCTATAAATTCTCTAATAAATTTTTGATATAATTCAAGAAATTCTGGCCAGCCAGATCTCATTTTGTTATAAAACTTTTGATGGAATATGGTATCCGAATCTTTTCCCGGCTTATCAAAAAACTCATATTCGTCAATGTGCATTTCATGCAGATACTGTAAATTACCACAATCAAATAAACCAGATATGGCTTCGACGAATTGATAATCGTCAACGCTGTAATCGTAATACTTTTCCATAATCCTCGATTCCTGCTTCGAGCTGATACTCTGGGGCCCAGCCCGGTAGCCACTTTTCTTTATCGCTGCAGGTGAAAAATTGATAGCCCTCTGGAATCGTGTGAGTGGAGTGATAAGAATATTCGATTTCTAGCAAATCAAGAATATCCTCAAATGCCCTTGATTGACCGCTACCAACATCGTAGTATGATCCTCTTAACGATTCGTAATTCTTGTAAGCATGAATGTTTGCAGACACAACATCTTTCACATACACAAAATCTCGAAGAGGTCGTTTTGGAAATAACTTGCACTCCAAATTTCCTTGGTGCCTTTTGTACATCTGATACACAATCGACGCCATCTTCCCCTTGCGTTCCTCCCCCGGGCCATACACATTAAAATAACGTAATGCGATGCCAGAATTACTCACCACATAATCTTCTGCGACGTACTTACTCCATCCATATAAGTTCGATGGATAGTCTTCAGTCACTCCATAGCTTGCAGCAGAAGAAGAGTAAATCATTGGAACGCTATTGTTGACGCACCAATCCATTAGAAACTTTGTTGTCTCATAATTTCGATGCATCATAAAATTAACGTTTTGTTCTAATGTGTCGGAACACGCGCCGACATGAAAAATGACAGCAGGAGACGCCTCTTCCAGAAAATGGTTCCACACGTCTTTCCATCTAGCGTCATCCAAATTGTCTTCAGACAAACAAAAAATTTGCGCTTCTTCTTTTAGGGTTGCGGCAAGATTCTTCCCAATAAAACCGTCAGCTCCTGTGACTAATACACGTTGCATTGTATCGTTGAAACCCCCCTCTTTGTAACAATTTCAGAAGCGCACTTATTTGCAAATTTTATACTTTCTATTATATCAGAATTTTCTAAAAACTTTACCACAAGAGCCGCTAGAAAACTATCGCCCGCGCCCGATACATCTTTTACCTCAGCCTTGTTGACTGGATAGACCACTTCCCTATATACACACCCTCTTGGGCCTTCAGTCCGAATAATTTTTTCGAACATTGTTTTATCAATATAGCTTTTCGAGCGCTGGTATTCTGTATGATTGATCTTGATATATCTAGCATCATGAACCCACGTCCCTAAAATTTTCTTAGAATCAATAAATACGTTATTATGGTTTGAGCATATTATTTTTATATCTGCTTCAGTCAAGAAACCCTTATCATAGTCTGATATTACAATCAGGTCATAATCATATGATATCACGCTTAAGTCTATTCTTTCTATTTCGTCTACCGAATCGGCCCTAAAGAACATGTGATTACTCTCTTCATGAACGTACCGTTTTTTAGTAATATCCCCCCAGTTATCGTTTGTAATAATATCGCTTGTCACACCCAAGGCGTGAATGTTTCGATGAACATTAGCAGCCATACCCGGGTTGTCAGTCCGATATTTTTCATTTAGAACAGGAACAGGAATATCTGGACATAAGCGGCTTGCATTACAATAGACAAAAATATCCTGACAACTTTCTCCTATGACCAATATCTTTTTCATTCTCACGCTTAACTTAAATTTTAGAAAAAGGGAAGACCGTCTCTCTTAATGCAGATAATCGCTGGTTCAGCCATAAGATATGCGTCGATCATTGCTTTTTCAGTTTCCTGTTGATTTCTGGGGAAATACCCAATTGTATTTTTTAAAAGCCCAATCAGCCCCTCTGGGTTTAATGGGCGGTGTGTCGGTCCATGGGTCGGATAATCAGCTTGTCCTACCAGCATTACAGGTAACTTCTGCTCATCGATGTCTATTTTGATCTGCTCAAACGGTCTCTCAATAAGAAAGGGGGTAATAGAATAGACAACTGGACGTAAGCCCTCCAGAGCCATTCCTGCAACCATACTGATCATTGATTGCTCACAGAGCCCAGCGTTCAAATATCGTTCTGGCCATCGATCTTTGAATTCCTCCATCTCTTGTTCAACATCTCCAGTCACTAAAACAATGTTCTCATCTTTTTCAGCCAACTTCACAATTACTCTTCCAAAAGCACGTCTCATTCTTCACAATCCTCCAGCTCTTTCATCGCCTGTTCTTCATAATCAGGGGCCGGCCACTGAGCGTGCCAACATGGTTGGTTCTCCATATAGCTGACTCCTTTCCCCTTTATCGTATTAGCTATTATAAATCTGGGCTTATCTTTTTCGTGTTCCTCTAGAGCAGCCAAGATTTCAGCATAAGAATGTCCATCAACTTGTGAAACATGCCATCCAAGAAGCGCTGTAACTTTTTCCATATTCGGAATAGGCAAAATGTCTTTCGTATATCCAGATCCCTGTATCCCGTTCCAGTCAGCTATTATGACAAGATTGTCTAGCTTGTAATGCGCTGCTAGCAGCAACGATTCCCATGTCGTTCCCTCCTGACACTCTCCATCGCCTACAATCACGTATATTTTCCCGGGCTTGTTTTTCATTTTTCTAGCTAGCGCCATTCCTATCGCGGCTGGAAAACCATGCCCCTCACTACCGGTGGTATAATGAATTCCGTTCTTTTCGTCTAGTGTGGGGTGACCCTGTAACCTTGGATTGAATCCCCTCTCTCTCAATAAAACATAATAGGGCCAGCAAGCATGACCCTTACTTAAGATAAATTTGTCGTTGTCTGTTAACACATAATCGTATAAAGAAACCAACAATTCAACAGCGGAAAAACAACCACCGTAATGATAGCCACCGTTTGCTTTGGATAGCTTTATGGTTTCGCGTCTTATCTGTTTTGATCTTTTGTTCAGCATTCTTTCCCCTCAAGCTAATGGATAATAATCTTGAATTTCTTTTTTGTAAGGTTTATTTGGAAAATCTAATCCCGATATAGGAAAATTACACGTTGAAGCGCTGACATCTTTTACCAGCGCTTTTCTCACAAAACTTACTTCAATAAGCGGAGGAAAACAATGCCCATCGACGTTAATCTTTCCCAAAGAATTATTTGGGTGGATATGAAAAGCGTAAAAATTTTCATTAAGGGTCTTCATCACATCGTAATACATGTCAAACAATCCAACATTTATCTTCTGATAAACTGATCTATAAAATGAATCAAAATAAGGAGTTAGCCCGTAGTCATCGTTGGGATTGGCAATAAATTTTTCATCAGTGTCCACAGCGATTAAATGAAATTCAACTAATAACTGATCAATCTTTTTCAATTGCTTGCTACTAAGAGATGCTAGCGTTGCCCATTCATCCCACTCAATATCCATCTTAATAGTCAAACCACCGACCTCAGAATCAATCATGTCTGACAATGCTAAAAATTGATCTGACTTTTTTGCGGCAATTCCTTTTTTAATAAAAGCAAAATTGGGGTGTTCTGCTGGTAGCCTATCGACTGTGTGGTCGAATAATTTCACAGCTGTGTGTGGGAACTTATCTACAAAATCCTGTTCAAACGTAATATTATCCTCTACGCCGAAAGCGTATAGTGTTCTGGTATTTTCACAGATTTCATGAAGAGCAACATATCCACCGTCTGACTTGTTTCCGATTCTTATTTTTTGAAACCCGCAATCATAAATCTTAATTTCTTCTAAAAATCTTTGAACGCTACCACTCACATCTTCACCATAATTCGACCAGCAGTACCCGTTTGCAAAAGATCAAACGCTTCATTGACTTGCTCTAGCGTAAATGTATGAGTAACAATTTTATCAACGTCTAGGAGACCTGCATCGTGCATCTTAACATACCGAGGTATATCTTCAGCTGGATTAGTTTTTCCACCCTGGCTAGCTTTAATAGATTTTCCAGAGCCACCAAAAAGAGTAACGCCATTAGGGATAGTTAGTTCTTCTTCTGGGGAGGGCTGTCCCACAAGAACAATTCTACCGTTTTTAGAAAGATGATGAACCATAGAGCCAATCACCCTTGAATTTCCTGTTGTGTCTATAATGACATCGACAGAAATAGCAGTCATATCATCTTTAAGCGGATTAATAAAGGTTGATGCACCGACCTCGAGGGTTTTTATACGCTTATCTTCGGAAACGTCAACAGCGATAATTGGATAAGCGCTCTTTAGCTTTGCACCTTGTATTAGGTTCAGCCCCACACCTCCGCATCCAACAACCAGTACACTTTCGCCCATTTTAAGATCTATTTCGTTGTCTATAATTCCAAGCGCTGTTGTCAATCCACACCCAAGCAAAGCGCAAAAATTATCGGGAGTGTCTGGAGGAACAACAGTCAATCTGTTTTCAGAAACAATCGAGTATTCGCTTAACGTTGTTACCTTTCCGCTGCTTATTTTTTTTCCATTAAGGATGTATTCAGGGAATGGCGCTTCGATACCTGTACTGGGCCTCCAGTGCATCACCACCTTATCACCCGGGGAAACTGTTGTCACACCGCTACCGATGCTCTCAACAATACCACAGCCCTCGTGTCCCATTAAGTGCGGTAGAAATTTTGCGTTACCCTTGTGTCCCCTTATTTCGTGCAACTGCGCGCCACATAACCCGCTTACTAATATCCTAACCAGCACTTGACCAACCTTCAAGGGGGTTAGTTCAACCTCTCTGATGGTCAGTGGAGAATTAAGCTTTTCTAAAATTGCTGCTCTCATAATCATTTCCTTACTTTCCTGACAAAAATCGACGAATTATCGTTTCTGTCGGAAGAATTGTAGTTCTTTCTTTTAAGACAATATTAACAATCGTTTCTGCGACTTCGTCCGGGTCCATGAGGTCGTCATAATTGCTTCTGTTTTTGCACATGCCAGTTTTCATTGCTCCTGGATAAAAATCAAGAATCTTTATATCGGTTCCAATCGACTCGATTTGCAAAGACTCAGAAAACCCTCTTAGACCGTATTTGCTTGCGCAATACACCGTTTCGTTGGCAGACGGACCTCGCCCGGCAAGAGAATTAATATTGACTATTGTGCCTTTATTACGCTTTTTAAAAATCCTATATACACGTTGTATCATCAATATTTGAGACACTAAATTTGTGTTCAAAACATCCTTGATATCTGCTTCACTATATTCTAGAAAAGCGCGAGGGCTGTGGATAGCAGCATTGTTCACAAAAACCTCAATTTGGTTGGCCTCCACGAATGCTTCCAAATTATCACAAAAATTATCAGCGTTTATATCACCCGCTAACTGGTTTTTTCCGCTTAGAGGCTGTCGAGTATGCCTAAAAACTTCACAATCATTTAAATCAAAATGATTCATGAGGTGTTTTCCAAGACCCCTGCTACAACCGGTAATCAAAACTCTGCGCATTCAGTCACCCTTTTCAATCCTAAGACTATCACTATCAAAATGTTGCGTAGAAAATTCAAAAAGCTCTGTGTCTTCTAAAGCTATCACTCTGTGGCGAAGACCCCTATAGACATGAAAATTTTGGCCAGGGCCCAGAACAACTTCATCTGCTTCATTTATGTCATCACCCTCAGAGTACTTGACTAAAACTCGGCCCGACTGGACATAAAACACCTCGTCTTTTAACTCATGGTAATGCCAAGAACAACACTTCCCCCTAACGAAATACAGGAGCTTTCCGCAATACTCATCGCAATTAACAATCCACTTCTCAAATCCCCACCCTTTCGGTACAAATTTGATCTCTAATGAAGTTGACAACTCTAACCTCTCTCTAGAATTTTTGTTGTAGAATAACCACCGATAAATTTGAATATCTTAACTTCACATACTTCACTCCCGGCGACTTCTTCTGGCGCGTAATCACCGCCCTTAACCATCACATCGGGTGAAATATTTTTTACCATCTCTAATGGCGTATCACCGTCAAAAATACGGACTTCGTCTACGTATCTACATGCCTCAAGCATGAATTTTCGATCGTCTTGAGAAAAAAAAGGTCGTCCATTACCTTTCAACTTCTTCACGCTAGTATCACTATTTAACCCAACAATAACGTACCCCAAAGAGTTACAATAGCGTAGGAGCTCTATATGTCCCCTGTGCAAAATATCGAAACACCCATTTGTAAAAACAACCTTTCTTGAAATATGTCTGTCCAATTTATTACCTGGCAATTACAGAGTATTTGATATTATCGAATAAAAAGAATCCACGAGGAATGCAGTAATCATAATCGACTTTTCGAATTATAGAGTGAACCTCTAAATCGCTGTTATATTCTTTGATCGCACTAGAAACTGCATGACCCCCTGAATGAAGCGTGATAAAAACATCACTAGAATAAATCATATCGCAATATTCGAATATCGAATTCACCACAATCTTTTCACTTTCAAAATCATTGTACAAAAATCTTTGATTATTTGGACTACTCCATGGTTCTTGTATTTTATTGCTTGCTGGAGGGTTGTTCAAAGAGTTGTGAAATGTCAATTGGTATATGCTTCTTCCAGGATACATAGAAACCAGTTTATCCACGGCTTCCGACACGGAATAGCCTCGATAATCACCAGATATTGATGTTAAGTCTAGCAAAATAGAATTTCTAGCCTTGCTTGTATCTTTTGGCTCGTAATATATTTTTGGGTATTTGTTTGTTGGCTTGAACCCAAACAACGTTTCCCAGTTAGAGATAACATTACCAGATAAATTTTCATACTTTAGCCCGGGGATGTCTCCAGCATTCCATTGTCCTGCTCTCTCTCCCTTCACAAAAGGATTACAGTCCCACACAAGCTCTTTTATCTCAGGATTTCTGAAGTATGCTTTGTCCCAAACATAAACATCGTGTCCCGCTTCAGAAAATAGTTCTGGAAGCGTCGAAAATTGCAGGCTGTCACCCAGTCCACCAAAATACGCGGCTATGCGTATGTCTTCCAAAGCGTTCGCTATCTTATAATTCCGTCCCATACATTGTGTAACCATTTTTCCGGATCGTACCTATCAAAAAGTTCATAATCTTGTCTATATCCAAACTCTAACAAAATATCCAATGACTCTTTTGTCAAGCGGGGCCATCCGAAATTCCGTTTCTCGCGAGGTTGTCCAAAGCGATCATCGCTGAGCTTTTTTAATGGACGGGCATTTGCATGAACAAACTTAAAATTATCATCACGTATAACGCTGCTTATGTAATGTGAAGCTGAATCCATATCATCTAAGTGCCCTATATAGTCGATGCGCGCCGAGACGTTGGCTAAAATTTTGTGCTGCGGTACTATATGACCATCCTCTCGAAATTTATGCAAATTTATTTTTTTGTGGCCCACGGTCGAAAGTAAACCATCTTCATATAAGAAATGATTTGTAATATACTCGTTAATATCCGAGTATAAAAATGGTCTATCTGCGTTGGAATAGAATGCAGAAACAAACCTCTCGATTGGTTCTCTTGCAATAGTAAACACAGTCCAATCATCACCTAAAGACTGGACTCTGTTCCATTGCCCGGCCCACGTAAAATACTCATCATGAATCGATGTTCCGTAATTGTAATCAACACCGTCTATATTGGGCTTATATTTTTGGTGATGGCCTAACCCCCCAGCAATTTCAAGAAGATAATTCGCAAGGGAGGTCTTGACAGTCGTGCAACCGGCTTTTTTTATCTCTATATAAGCAATTTTAAGCTCATCTAGATAATAGACTATAGTGGGGCCCCAAGTCACAGCTTCCACCCAATCTGGTATCCTTCAAAAAGCAGCTCCGCGCCTATATTACACATGAAGTCTTTTACATAAGAGCCTTTTCCTATTTTACCCTCTGGCGAAGACTCATCATCAACGACGTTATGATCATCAACCACAATTAAAGCACCTGGATTTAAATTTTTCATAACAGCGCAAAGCTCCTTCACATGATGAAGCATCGAAGGGTGGGGGTCTTCAGCGGAAAAATCAAAAGAATCGAGATAAAGAAAATCAATCTTAAAGTCAACGGGTAAAGACCATAACATCTCAACAGAATCTTGACAGAATACCTTCGTTTTCTCAGATGTCAGAGCATTAGAGTACCGACAATTTTTTTCATCGATATCAACAGACAATACTTCCCCATCATAATGGTTTACAAATTTATCAAAAATGTAAGTACCGCACCCATCATCACCAAAACACAAGTGTCCATGGTCAGGACGAGTTGTACCCGTTTCTACTATACGAAAATAATTTTGACCATTACTCTTTTTTTCATCTAGTAACTCAAATATCTTCAATAAACAACTCGCTCTATCACGCGGCACAGTTGCAGGGTGATTCGGACTAAGCAGCCTGTTATAAAACTCTTTCTTGAAATACTCAGCAAAGCTCATTTTATTCTCCTATTCTCAACAATCCAATGATTATTTAGCATGTCGTTTGTCTTCAAATTCAAACCCAAAAAAATCAATGTCTTCTTTAAATCTTTTTGCAATAAAATCTATTGACTCTTGATCATAATAATAGCTGTAATGTCGTCGTGCATTACCTCTTTCGTCTAATTTCCTATTTGGAGCCCTAATTGGTCCGCCTATATCTGGAAATAAATCTTTTAAGGGAGCATCTTGTATACCCAGTATTCCACACACTTTTTGATAATCTTCGTCCAGATTATCAAACCCTATATAAAAATTTAGGTCATCTTTCCCAAACCAATTAAGGAATGGTGCCCAGTGGCGGTGGTCGAACAATGGGTCGTTTAAATCATGAACATTCCAATCTTTGCTCCCCAAAAGAAATTCTTTAAATGAGGGCCCTGCTTTCACACCGCTTTTGCAAATCTCGAGCCACTGGTTCCAAGGCCTTGCTTCATGTCTATATTTCGCAACCATTCTATCCCATGGGTTTCTTATGACTGTAAACTTAAACAAGCTATCGAATTTAGCGTATATATCTGGTACCAAATGCTTACCAATTGGGCCAGGTCGGGAGGCTCGAACCAAATACCAGCGTTTAATTTCAGAATATGTAAGGTGCTGTGTAGCGCCTTTGTTATCCCAGGGGACCAGCTCGGTCGATGGAGCACGTAAGGAGTATTCTATACTTGTCCCTGCACAATTACCAATGTGAATAAAGACAAATCCTCTGGTTAGATCAATCATGGTCTATAAATCCTTGCTCCATTTTTAATGAGTAATTCTACGATTTTCCACAATACGACGTTCAGTCAGGACATCTTTGTTTCTACTATAAAAAATTCTACAATTTTTGTGATGAGATCGTAGCGCCCATGGCGGTACAGATCCGCTGACTGTCGACCCACTCCAGGCTGGTTTTGACTCAACACCAATTCGATAACCGCCGCAAATTTTCCCAAGTTGTTTGTACGCTCTAAACATTAAGTCATGATCGTCCATATCACAAGGAGCGAACTCATCATCGAGATAATTCATACTTCTTAAATCTTTATGATTGATCATCAAGGGTCCTCGGTTAACTGTCCCTCTCACAGCAAATTCATCTCTTTTATAATTTGTCATCTGTATAGGATACCCATAAGCATGATCTGTCGCTAGAAAAATATCACACCAACAATTGTCTAAAATCGTATCTGTTCCAAAATGTTTGCTATTAGGATTCAAAATCCAATTGTGCGCTGTTCTGGCAGTTACTGCGAAGACATCATCAAATACGTCAAATGGTTCTTGCATCCGCCGGTTCCATCCGGGCTCTGTCACAATTTGATCATCCTGAACGACTATGACATACTCACCTTTCGACGCTTTAAATCCAACGTTATTTGTTCGAAGCTCATATATGTCTGGTGTGATAATTGCACGAATGTCTAAGTGCTTACTCGAATCAATATATTTTTCAACAATTAATTCTGAACCGTCGGTACATCCATCCAGCATACATAATAATTCATAATCGCCCACCGAATTATTGATGAGACCATCTAGCACTCTTTCCAGTAATATTTCGCCATCAGCCATACGTCTCGCGCCATTATGGATGGTCAATATAATACTGTGCACGATTCATCCTCACTCATTACCAATACCCCAAACGTCGATAATTTTGGTATCAAAAAATGATAATCCATTATATCTCAAATCATAGTGCATTACAACTGCTACGTCAGAACAATCGACACATGCCTGTGGGCTTTTGCATGCTGTCACTTCATCATCTAAATTTTCGTATGTTTCCAAAAGTGGGTCGAATGTATAAACTTGCTTCCCAAGTTTTTTGAGGTCCTTTATCAATCGAACGGACGGTGACCCAATCGTAACTGGTGAATTTGGTTTAAACGACAATCCCAAAATTCCTATGCGCTCAAATCTCGATGCTTTCTTCAAGATGTCTTGGTAAACCATTTCATTAACTTCATCGGCAAATATTAAATTTTTCGCTTGATAACCACGGTCTTGGGCAAATCTTATAAAGGCCCATGTATCACGTGGGAAGCATGTTCCGCCATATGGCGCTCCCGATCGAAAGAAAAACGGAGAAATTCTACGATCATTTCCAATTGCTTCGGTAATATTATGAATATCAACATTTTCTAAATCATCGCATAACCGGCCAAGAAAATTTGCAAATGTAATTTTGCTAACAATAAAAGCGTTTAATCCCACTTTCGCAATCTCTGCTTCTTCAAGTGTCAACTTGTAGTTTGGAGGATCATTTTCATGTAAGCCTTCAAAAATCTCTTTTGTTACGTTATAATCATAATCACAATTCGCACCTATCAAGAAAAATTCTGGATTTCTAAAATCTTGAATAACAGCGCCTAACCGCACAAAATCTGGAACGTATGAGAAACCGAAACCTTCTTTATACTTTCTTTTAGAAATTTTCTCTACTAGAGGAATTAGCTTTGTCTTGATTGTACTGGGTAATATTGTAGAAGACAGTACGATTGTATGATACGGCTTATCGCTCATTCGAAGATTTAAAGCAATATCGGAAAGTGCGGACTCCACAAAGTCAGATGCATATCCATCATCGCCCAATTGTGTGTTCACTAAAATTATTGTCGCATTTGTCTCATTGATTGCTCGAAAATATGAATCAGTAAAGCCTATTATATTTGGACTCACCTCAAGCAAAAGCTCTTCTAATCCAGGCTCAAAAAAAGGAAGCGTCTTACGATTTAATTTGTCTAATACATGTTCATTTTTATCAACACACAGCACTCTGTTTTTTGACTTGGCAAGACAGCATGCCAAGGGTAGCCCTAGCTTCCCAAGACCTATAAAAGAAATATCCACTATGTGCTCCGCTCTATTATATTCAAAATGTTATCCACATGAACCAATGATCCAATAGTGATTCTAACACAATTTTCTAAATTTGTTATATAGCTGCGATCACGAACTACAATCTTGTTTTGTGTCATGGTGTCAATAAAAGAAGAAACATCTGGTACTCGAAGTAAAACAAAATTCGCTTCACTTTCTAAGGCATAAAAACCTGGAAACCTGTTTACTCCTTCGATGAACGCTCTTTTTGATTCCTTTATTTCACTAACACGAGCATGGAGATATGATAAGTCCTCCAAACAAGCTATACCAGCCACTTGAGAAAGTGCATTAACGCTCTTCCCATTTTTAATTTTTCTTAACAAGAACAAAGAAGAAGGATGTCCAAGCACATACCCTAACCTAAGGGCTGCTAAGCCGAATGCCTTAGAAAACGTTCTTATTACTAAAAGATTTTCATGCTCTAAAACCAAGTCTGAACATGAAATACCTGAATATTCGTAATACGCTTCGTCTACTACAAACAAAGTCTCTCTATATTTTTCCACTAATGAAGTAATCACGGAAAGTGAAATCGTCTTTCCAGTGGGATTGTTGGGAGTTACAAGATACACCACGTCGTAATTTGCACAGTGACTAAAGTCATAAACATGATTGCCTAAAGGGTCTTCGATTTGTACCTGCGTATAATGCTCTGTATTGAGAACAATAAAGGTATCCACCTGAGTGTATGAGGGTTGATAGGATAGGACCCGTGTTTCTTCATCTACGAAAACCGCAAAAATATCCCTTAGTGCAGCGTCAGACCCATTATAGGCCTCAATATGACTTGTGGGTAAATTCACATAAAGAGAAAGTTCTTCCTTTAAACGCTTATTTGAAATATCCGGATATTTTTCCATCTTGCCACTTTTCATGAACTCTTCAATAGCATTACGAACATGAGGAGTTGGAGGAAATGCAGATTCATTCCAATCAAAGCATTCCCACCCAACGGGTAATTCAAATCGTTTTCCGACGTTGTAGGGCTCTAAAGACATCACCCGCTTTTTAGCTTTCACACTCATTGAATATGCACCTGATTTTGCCAGTATCGTGGCTTCTTTTGATTTTCTCGACTACTTGAACACTAATATCTAAATTTCCTAATCTCTGTTTTAAGCCTGTTGTTATTTCTAATATCGTTTCCTCTGTGTAGTGTTCATTGGGCACTAAAAGAAATTCGATTGTTTCCCTGGTCTTCTGAATAATCTGGAACATTTTTACACCGTCAATCTTGTACATCATCGTATAAAAATTAACACCAGGAAGGCGGGCACCATTTTTTGAAACAAGAATATCGTCACATCTTCCATCGATATCTAACATACGATAGGGGGCCCCATCCGGGTTCAGTATCCCCACATCACTTGTGCGATATCGAATAAAAGGCATATAGTAATTTAAAAATCCTGTACCTACAATAACATTTTGACCTTCGGTATTATCAAATTCAGTAATGCCATACTCAAAATTTTCGATATAAGCAGTCGAATGCGACGTCTGATGGTGCAATACAACTTTTTCCTGCATACCATAATGAGCCTTTGGAATTATCCCAAAAACTTCTTCGATTTTGTCTTTCCATTTATCCAGCATTTTTTCTGATGCTACATGGATTGCCTCTATACCGGCCGGATATAAGCCTGATTCTTCGCACATACATGCAAAAATATAGATGCTTGACGGGTAGCCAACTAAAGTGTGATATTTCTTTCGATTAATCTCTGTGACATAATCCTTGATGGTATCAGAATTGATATTGTAAGCAGACATGTATAGGCGCCTGAGCTCATGATCGTAATACCAAAGCGGAGAGTTATTGTTCTTAGGAACGTACCTTCGTATCCACACACTGGGCTTATCGTACATCGTCGCACCGTGGGAGCGAAAAGCCCTTAAAATAAACGCGGCTTCTTTTTTATAAAGATCGTCAGTGCCATAGAATACTAACTTCTTTCCTGTTGAGCCGCTTGTTCTAAACTCGACCGGGCGATCATTCATGTTTGTTGCGATTAGATCTTGAATATTGTCTCTAATAATTTCTTTAGTAAGATACGGCAGCAAATGAAGGTCTTCGATGGTTCGAAACGAATCAATAGTAAGACCCCTTTCATTCATTAAACGCCTATAATATGGAACGTTCTTATACACATGAGAAATGAGTAGCTTAAATTGGACGTGTTGATAATCTAGAAGTCTCTGCAAAGTCCATGACTCAGACTCGCATAAGAACTTGTAAGTCTTATCGAAAGCGCTTCCGTATCGTCTCTCAAAAGGAACTAAACCATAATAGGTCTTTTTGAAAAGTGGTATGTGCCTATTCGAAGCTGCTATCTCGGCGGCCACTAAAAAAACTCCTCTGAATTTATTGCCTTGTCATCAATAAAATAGTCGGCAGCAAATTTTACGCCCGTTCTTAACTGATGGAATTTCAGGCCCCACGACGTTAATTGCTCATGGGTCTGGATATACCAATTAACCTTGGAAAACGAGCCACGAGCTGTCTCTATAATGATTGTGTGACCTTGTTGAAACAGCTCATTTACTCTCTCTATTCTGTCGAGATGTGGCTTAGAGTCTAAATACCCCCACGCTGTATCATCAGCGTTTCGCTTCGTGTCGCATAGCGTATTATCCAAATCAAACACATATGTCTTTTTATCACTACTCATTCTTCTGCTCTCCACTCCCCACGATTATTCCAATGGGAAAATATCCCAGATGTCCCAATACTAGACCCGCCATTTGCGTACTTGTGACCCTTTTTGTGCATATTAACGTTAAACCCCACGTATCCTCTATGCTTAGAAGATGTTTGGATATTATATTTTACTTGTAAAAGTGACAAAATACTTTGATCATGACGATGATCTATAAACTCATCAAAATTAGAGACGCCGAGCTGGTTTGGAATATCTGTTAGTATTCTCTCATCCTTACAATATTCTAGCCACTCCCGAATAAAAGCAATATTACTTGTAGTTTTCTTTGCTGCAAAGAAACCCGCCTCGACTTGAATAGCGTTATAATATTTTTCTTCTTCACAATCCATTAAAATAAAGGTGTCTCTTTTCGTCATTTGACGATTTTTGTTTCCGCCCAACGTAATTAATAAATCGTTATTTTTCATCCATTTTTTTACATAATCCGAAATACCCTTGTTGGGCACATCACCCACGTCCATATAAACAACAATCTGGTTTTCTTTTGCTTTCTCTAAAACGTCTAAAATAATAAACGGTTTCCATAGCATATACCCAGCTAAGCGCTCTCTATCTAAAATGGACTTATTTTCTTTATAAAATTCTGTCGTCACAAGCCATTCCCTTGTGTAGTCACAAACGTAATCGAATATACCGTTTTCAATCACATGGTTCACCATGTTTCTTTGATGATGCTCATAATTTTCATCAGCGTAATTGCAATATATCGTTTCAAATTCCATATTACTCATTCTTTATGGCAAAACAACCATATTCTAGTGTATGCTCTAAATTCCCAACAACGACTGGTCTTATAATTTCAAAGCCCAAATTCTTGATATAGCTCTCTAAATCTTCAGGATTATGAGTTATGTCTATATGACCAACATCCCCACCATCGAGGTGTGCTATTTCAGTCCACAATAACAAATAACAACCCTTTTTAGCATACCGACCAATATTGTCTAAAATTGCCCAGGGATTCTTGGTGTGATCAAGACAATTTCTAGTATAAATGCACCCATCAATTCTATCTTCGAGCTCAGATATAAATTCTTCGGCACAAACTGGATACTCGATTACATCCTTGTACCAGGAGTCGCGGCCTTGGAGCGCTTTCTCAAGGAAAGGATTAATCTTCGGTAACAACGGCTCAATATGTATACGAGTCTTTATAAAGCTCCATCTAGCCACTGTTCCAAAACAAGACCCCCCAATTTCCAACAAAGTCTTATCCTGAATTTCTTTTGCAAATTTTAACCAAACATCTTCATCATTAAGAAAAAATTGATTTAGGTTGGCCATTTCACCCGATTCACCGCACCAATATTCTGTATCATTCCTCTCCTCGACCCAATGATTCAAAGTAGGAAGAGCATGTCCTACCCAGTCAACTGTCGCAGCCCATTCGTATTCTTGAGCCGCGGCATGACGAGTCTCAGTCATTACAGACATATCGACGTTTTTATTCGTACTGGTATCTTTTTCGTCTATATTGGTGTCGTCACTTTCGAAAATCCACCCAATTTGATAATCTTCAAAAAGTAGATCTGCTTTTATATCACTCATAAAGTTCTTGACGTACAAGCTCTTGCACATCTTTCCTCCCGTAAAGAGCGGATCATGAGAATCGATAATGACTATGGACTCAGGTCTTAAATTTTTCATAGCAGCACAAAGCTCTTTCATACATTGAGACATAGAAGGATACGGATTTTCAGGATCAAAATCAATGGTGTCCAAATAAAGAAGGTCCACCTTGTCGGCTTCTGGCATTGACCAAAGCATCTCCACGGAGTCTTGATGGTATAATACTGTTTTCTGTGAAGTAATAGAGGTGGAATACCGACAATTTTTTTCATTGATATCAACGGATAATACTTCACCATCATAATGATTCACAAACTTATCAAAAATGTAAGTACAGCATCCGTCACCGCCAAAGCACAAATGGCCATGGTCTGCTCTAGCAGTACCCGTTTCTACAATGCGAAAAAAATCTTGGCCATTCTTACTTCTTTCGTCCAGAATTTCGAATACCTTTAACAAAGAATCTGCTCTATTGCGAGGTCTCGTTGCTGGCAATTGGGGTTGAAACAACCTTTTATAAAACACTTCCTTGAAATAATCAGCAAAACTCATTTTATTACCAACCGCGATTCTTTAGGTAGCCACACTTGCTGTAATATTCAATCAATTCGTCTTTGCTCATTTTTTGAAGCGTTTCCCACAGCTGTTCATTGTGTCGAAATGCTGGATTTGTCACACCAGAATCAGGACCTCGTGGGTGCTCTAAGTGATAAACGATAGATGGTAGCCTTAAAACATTATACTCTAGCTTCATAAACCTTACAAACCGTTCAACATCTTCGGCACCCCACGAAATAAATTCCTCATTTTCTCCGCCAGCTTGTTTGTACTTCTCTGTATTCGCAAATATCGCCTGGCCGTAGGCTGCGCCCCACCTAAGACCGCGGTCGTTTAATATACCACCAAAATCAGAATGGATAATAGCGTCTACAATCTTTCTATCAGATGACATGTCATCTTCAATAAAAAGACGAAGCTGGTTCTTACCATGACCATACGGATAAACAAAGTCAGCATTTTCATCTCTAAGTGCCAATGCAGAAACTGCCATTGTTCCCAATGGAAGCAATATGTCTGCATCGAAATTTACGACATACGGTGTATCTACGACTGCCAACATTTCATTCAAATAGCGTGTACGATGGAACGGTTGATCAGTCGAACGAGTAGCACTTATTATTTTTACTCTTTCAATAAATTTTTGGAGAAATTCATTTGTAATATTCGGTGTGTACAAGCCTTGTAACCCAGCAACTAAATTTTGTTCTATATTGAGAGTTGGGTCTTCTGCTGCGAAAATCAGTATATTGGCAGATGTATGAATTCGCAGGTATAAAACGCTGGTTACAAGATTCCATAATCTTACATAAGAATCTGTTGCATATGGAATAATAAATGTGTGATCGCTCAAGTCGAGTTTTTTCTCATCAGGACGGTACAGCAATTTGTATAACGTACTCTCTGTATCGAGCTCTACGTTACCCCACTCAGCATTTTTCATATCATCTGGAAACCAAGACATTATTTCTCCTACAGCAAGCCCCATCCCGGTGGGTAAATTGTACTCCAGTCTTTCGGCCCCTCAGGACCAAACCAGCGCTGGGGCGCGATAACAAGATTAGTACTTGTTGATAACCAAGCCCCCCACCAGCTAAACGAAGAATTAGCGATTACGTGAGCGTCACATTTAGTCATCATACACATATCTTCGAATTGGTTTTCACCTGGGGAAGCCAAAATCTCTGGGGGCAAAGTCTCTTGAAGCCACTCAGCATCATCTGAAAACGCTACAAATTTAATGTCAGGAAATTTATTTAGCATAATCGAGATTGCCGTGTTGTAGTATTCTGCTTCTAGATTAGTGTGAAAATTTGGGAACTCTAGATAATCGGAGCGCCTGAAATGTACGGCACATACAAGAGAATCAGAAGATCGAATATCATCTATTTTTCCTTGAGCAACAGAATCTATATCTCTGCTAAATTGAAACTCTTCTCTCAACTCCTCCTGGAATTTAGAGAAGTAAAGGGGAGACTGGAAGTAACCATGAATATCACAATTGTCCATTAACAAAAACAGGTTTGGTGAAAATAAAAAGCTCTCTTCTTGATATTGCCCTTTAGCCTCAATGTCGTCTATTTTTTTCGCGGACAAATTGGGGAAGGCCTCAACAATACTAAGCGGCTTTGTAGTATTCTTAAACACCTCAACTGCAGCGGCAGGTATACCAATGTCAATTTGTCTATTTTTGCCCAACGCAAAAAGCGTGGCATATTGGAACATTTGATTTCCAATCCTTCCATTTTTTCCTAATTCAGAATAAAAAAACATCTAATTTTCACCTATTGCCATTTAAATAATTCACCCATGTCCAGGCTCTTCCATTTTCGAGCTTTGTAATATTCACAATTTTCATAATAATTCTTGATCCAATCAACATCTTTGTCTTGTAGCGAAACCCACAAGTCTTCATTCGATTGAAAATGCGGATTAGACTTTCCAGAATCAAGACCTCGAGGATGCTCGAGATGTACAACAGGATAAGGAAATCTCATAACTTTAAACCCAAGCTTCGAAAACCTAGTAAACCTCTCTATATCTTCAGCACCCCACGAAACAAAATTCTCATTCTCTCCGTACGCCCTCAAATAAGCTTCTGTCTTCGCAAAAAATATGTGACCAAAGGCCGATGACCAGGGAACACTCACTACGTCTAATATTGTATTTTGATAATATAACAAATCAATATTGTCTTTTGCAATCAATTCAATGATTGCATATGCCAACTCCGCTGAAGCTGCTTCTTCAGCTTCGCGGTGGCCGTCGGGGGCGCTTGAGGTCTCAAGCTGGTGCTTTGCCCATACCCTTAAAGAATACTGGCCATGACCGTATGGATAAATAAAATCAGCAACGCCATCTCCATCCAGTGTGGTGCTTAACATAGTCTGTGCCAGCCTGATCGTCGATGCGTCGATTAAGACGTCGGCGTCTAAATTTGCGACATATCGAGTTGTAACTTGCTCAAGCATATCATTAAGATAAAGTGTTCGATGAAATGGTTCTCCAGGTTTCCGGGGTCGTAATATTACAGTGAGCCGACCAAGCGCTACCTTTTCAAAGGTGTCGCCACCCCACCATTGAGCAAGCGTAGCAAAAAAATAACCCTCGTAATTCCAGTTTCTACCGTTGTTACCAAGTCTCGGGTTATTTTGTAATTCATCCAGTGTGTAATTTACGTCTGCTATTGTAAGAAGAATCTTTGAACTGGTGTTCATCAATAAGTGCGATACAACAAGACATAAATTGATTACCCGTGATAAAGAATCTGCAGCGAAAGGTATCATAAAAGTGAGCTCTGGATTGGAACGTGTGCACCTATCCAGCAACCGACCCTGTCCTAAGAGTCGCCAATCGATTTCAGGAGCAGTACCATCGAAATTGATCATATCTTTTAGCGCTTTGGGTGCCCATTGACTATCGCTCATATTTCCTTTCAATCTCCCAATCGTAAATCACTTCCTGCCTATCACCAGAAATTACACCCTGAAGTTTGTATAGTTGGTAATACATCGTCGACAAAACTCTGACAACTCTCGGATCATATTTTTGATTGTCCCAGTCGGTCGGTGCCTGAGTGTAATCAACTAATACTTCTGGTAAATTTGCAAAGGCGAAATATGGTATAGCCTTTAACCATAAATGCATATCTTGCGCTAGTGGAAAATGCTCACTATAACCACCAGCTATTAGCGGCACCTCTCGTCTCATGACAACAGAAGAATGACAAAAAGCGTTCTGCCCTTGGATCAAAAAATACTTGATATTGTGATCATCAGGCGGGTACACAACTGGGCGCCCCATTGATCCAAGCTCTTCTTCTTCGCCGGCCGCATTCACTAATCGTATTCGAGTTCCCAGAACACCTACTTCTGGATTTGAATCTAAAAATGCGACCTGCTTCTCTAGCTTACTTGGATACCAATAGTCATCATCGTCTTGTCGAGCGATATAAGGAGAATCGCTGTTGTATATCCCAGTGTTTAAAGCTGCTGGATGGCCAGGAGTCTTGCACTTAACAACTCGTATGTTCGCAGTCTCAGAATATTCTTTTGCTATCTCAAGTGTATTATCAGTACAATTGTTGTCCACTAAAATTGTTTCAAAATCCCGATACGTCTGCTCAGCAACGGACTTAAGTGCTCGACCGATCGTTTTTCCGCCATTGTGAACTGCTAGTACAATACTGACCTTAGCCATTGAATCCTTCCTGGCTAATCTGAGTGCTTCTTAAGAAATGCAACGGGATGTTCTCTATTAATCGTTATGTGTGGTGTCGGTTCAGAAAAATCAATCTTTCTGTGAAATATCCACCCACCAAGTTGATCAGCCAATCGAACTGCCAAATTATCAATATCGTTATCCGTCACTTCCTCCCACGGCTTATCAAACATGACGTTGTTCTCGGCGGTGTCCTCAGCATCATGACGATATTGGCTTTTCCAAAACGCCCCCCAGTGCTTCTTATATTGCTTTATCTTATTACCAATGTCAAACCATGAATAATGGTGTACGCCGGGGAGATGATCGACAACGGCGTTAAACCACTCTTCGTATGCTTCTAAAGCATCTGCGTTCCCTGACAGCGACGCAGCCCTCATTTCATGTACATCCTGAGAGTAAAATGACCAAAACTGTAGTCTCTCCCGTGATTCGGCATGGATGTAATCGCACGTGTCAGTGCCAAATGCAGCGTACTCATTACCATCATCATCAAACCGACGCAAATCTGCTGGTATACCTTGTGTGATGTGTGGCAGGTTCCTGCTCAAACGCCATTTCCAAGGATTCACATCAACCCTAACTTTCTCAATCGACCCCCAATACTCAATAATAGGTAACGCAATAACATCGATAAGCTTCGGAAATGACATTAAGATTTGATGAATTTTTGCATAGTCTGTTTCATGCACAATTTCATCAGCGTCCATTTGCCAACAATAGTCGCTAGTGCATAGCTCTCTTGCGCGAGCCTTTAATTTACCATCAGATTCATATGCAAAGCTTGGGTGTGTCGGATCAATTGCGAAACGCTTAACGACTAATCGCGATTCATCTCTTGAATACGCTTCCAGCTCCTCCCAAGTGTTGTCGGTTGAACCACCGTCTACAACAACAACCTCATTACAAAATCCGAGCATTGACTCTATACAAGCCTTCCATGGATATCCCATATCATTTGCATTTCTAACAGTCACATATCCACTAAGCGTTGGAACATAGTTCATTGTATTTTTAATCGTGCTCCAGAATCGATTACGAGCTGCGTACAAATACGACAATGTGTCTATAATCGAAGAAGAAGTAAACCATTCTTCGTCCTTATGTTGAACGTGGTCATTCAATACTAGCTCACATCCCAAAAGCTTTGCCTCAATTACCATTCGCGGACATGTATCACCACCCTCTGGAAGGTAAACGAATCCTTGTGCAACAGCTAGCTTCTGAAGAATATCTTGATACGGAATATTCCAAACAACCTCATACTCTAAATTGTTTTCCTGACAATAGGCTTCTGCAGCGCCGGCACCCTTAATCCAAGAATCAGAACCGAGGACAATCCATCCTTTCTTTTCTGTGTCTTTATTTTGCTCAGTCAATACCTTGATAGCAGCAAAGAAACTTTCATCAAATACGCTGCTAAGAACAACCCTTGTATTTTCTGACAAGAAAGGAAATCTCTCTAAATATCTTTGTTCTTGTTCTTCGCTCATCCACCAGATAGACTGGGCACCGTGGAAGAAAGATGATATAATTTTACCATGAATTTGATCATGACAGTTACATTCATTTCCTGTTTCAAACTTGTGTTTTTCTATTGAACGATATGCACAGAACTTATAGTCATATTCTAGAATAGAATATTTCATATTCCCCACTATACTAGGAATTAGTTCTGGATTAAGCGAACTGAAATTTCCAAATATCCAATATTTTTCCACTCCAGCGGCCAACAGTTCCATTGTGACATGTGCTGCATGTAATTTCTGTACATTCAAGCCTGAGGAAGATGCTAACGCTTCTGTGGTTAATTCAGCTCCACCTACGTAATCTTCAACAAACATGTCTGCAACGAATACAACATCAGCAGATTGATCAATTGTTACTGTGTTGGTTTCAAACGGACTACTAAACATTCAGGTACCTCACCAGAATAATAACCCCTGGCGGGCCACTGTATAAAGAAAAGAAATTGAATTATTTTCCTGTACAAATTTTACAGAGCTATTATTCTAATTCTGAATTCAGCTCCTCAGTAATCCAGTATATCTGTTTTCTTTAGTAAATTTTTCTAATTTAATAATTTAATTGATCAATTAACCAATTTTTCTAATACTAATTGTCGACCCGGTATTGACAGTACCGCCAGAAGTGTCATCTATATAAATCTGGATGTAGTCATTAGCATTCAGGTGAAATATTCCTGTGAGGGTTCTCTCCACTGGATCGACTGATGTGTGGACTTGGGTTGTCGCCGTTATTTCTGCAGTGGTGTTGACATATAGGAGAAGACTGCAGTCTGTGGACTGCGCTTCTAGGATAC